ATGATTAGTAAGAGAATTTTAGCAGTAATGTTTTATACTTTTGTGTTAGGACTATCAGTCTGGGAATTATTTAGTTGGGGAAGTTCGCCACTAGATAAAACGGTAGCATTTTTCACAATCTTATTATGTGTAAAAGGTATTGTAGAAAATCTTGTAAAAGGTGAGGGAAAGTAATATGCTAGTAAATATGAAAGAAACTATGGACATTCTAGACAAGTCAAGAGTAGTAGAAGTTAAGCGTATTAAACCAAAGAATTTAACATGGACAGTTCATAAGGGTATGAGCGTTCGTAATGCGAAGCGAATTTGAGGAAAATAATATGAAAGAACAGTTATTAGCATTAGAGAAAAAGTTACGTAATGACATCTTTGAATTTACGAATGAAAATAACAATAAGTCAGTAGGAGAAGTACTTGATATTCTTGGCATTAAGGGATATAAAATTGAAGATGGTATCTATTCTTTCATGGCACCTGAAATTGATACAAATGACCAAATCTATATGACTTACGATGGTGAGTGGTTAATTACGCATCTTCTAAAAGATGGAAAACCTTTTAGTATAGATGGCGCACACTATGCTCCTACAAGTGCAGAGTTAATCATTCAGATTTTGTTTGCAACTACATATAGTAATAATTTAGTTAGAGCAATGATGGTTGCTATGGATAGAGCCTTAAACTAATGAATGAAAAAATTGATTTTTGCACACATTGTAGAAAAGAAACTAAATATACTTTACAAAAACGAAACATTGTAAGAGCAGTTAATGGTGTAGAGCATACATTCAGTATTACGGTTGCAGTATGTAACGAATGTGGGGAAGAAATGAGTCCACATGGGCTCATTGACAAAAATATTAAAGAAGTAGAGGAGCAGTATGGAAGACATTGACCTTATGCAGTACTACAATTATGAGAGCAAATTAATGGCAGGAATTAAATTAGAACCAAATGAAACATTAGGGGTGTTTCATAAATTTTATGAACAACGCGGCTCTATAGGAATGGCAGCAGAGCATGGTGAATTTCCTGGCATAGTAGTTCCATTGAGTGAGTATGGTACAATGTTAGGCACCAAAAAGTTAGGACAAATGATTAGAGAGAAATACCATATTGGTGAAGTAAATACAGTGCTTGATTTTAACGGTGTTAAAGTAGTAAGTAACTCATTTGCAAAAGAACTTGTTGGTAGACCTGCTTACGAATGTGGTTTAGAAAAGTTTATGAATAAAACAGCGGTTATGCAAAAGTGCCATTACGCTATTTCGATATGTCAAAAGAAGAACTTATAGAAGAGAAACAAAGACTAGAAGAAAAGAACATCATTAAGATGTATAATAAGAAACTTTCAGACATTGAACAAATGAAAGAACAGATTGAACAAATGAAAGACCAGTTGAATGTTCTTAAAGCAGAGATTGTGGCCACTCAAGAAGAGGCAGAAGAATTAAAAAGATTGGCAGAAAAGGAGTAGAGAATGAGGAAATTATTAACATTTATTACAATGCTATTTATGACAGTATGCTTAGCCATACCATCACACGCAGAAGAAACATCACCACGTAGACTTGACGTACAATTAGTACAAGTATCGTTAAGAGACAGTGGTAATCAAGTACATCAGAATAATCTATATGACGGTTCAAGTTTCTTTTTAAACTTAACATGGAACTCAACTGAAACAGTACATACAGGAGATTATTTTGATATTCTTGTACCTGAATCTATTGATATGAGTTCAGATAAGTTAGACAGAACTTTCCCTATTATTGATTCAGTTGTAGGAGATGTAATCGGTGAAGGAACATTACATCCTAATGGTGCTGAAGGTGGAAAGATTAGTGTTGTATTTAATGAACAAGCAAATAATAGAAGTAATTTAAGTGGAAACATTTACATGTGGGTGCCATTTAATAAAAACCATATTACTTTAAATCAAAAGAATATATTTACATTCACAATTAAGGGTAATGGTATTTACAATGGCTATCAGATGTCAGCAGAAACTACAATTACAAGACCAAGCACAGATGGTGAGGTAATCGCCAAGTGGGGTCAAGGACTACCAGATGAACCAAACACAGTTAAATGGATTATTCGTGTCAATAAGAGTGGTATGGACTTGCATCATGTAATCTTATCTGATAGTCTTGTAACAGATAATGGCTGGTTCTTACATCCAGTAGACATTTCAAAAGAAAGATTTAAGTTACAGAAAGTAACATATACTGAAAACGCAGGCATTTCTAATTGGGGAGAAATTGTTGACGTTACAGATAAAATTCAATTTGCACCTGATTATAAGTCATGGACTTTAGACTTAGGTGATATTGGTACACAAGGTTATATGCTGTTCATGAAAACTGCTATGACTAGTGGTACACTTCAAAAGAATAAGATTGCTATTTCAAGTGATGAAGTAACGAAAGATGTTACAGCACAGTATAAACTAGCAGATGTTGGTGGTGATACAGGTGTAACAACAAAGGGTAAGTTAAAGATTGTTAAGCGGGATTCCGAAACAGGTGTAGGACTTGCAGGTGCTAAGTTTGAGATTAAAGACTTAGACGATAACACAACACAGACATTAGTAACAGGTGCAGATGGAACAGCAGTAACTCCTAACGTTGTATTTGAGGCTAATTATGAAGTAAGAGAAATCGAAGCACCATTTGGCTATAAACTTAATAGCACAGTATTCAATATTCAAACATCAATCGCAAAGGATAATATCGTAACGGTAAAGGATGAACCTATCACAAGAGATATTAAGGTATCTAAGACTTGGGTAGGAAATACTGGTACACAAGCAGTAATGCATTTATATGCTGACAATGTTGATACTGGAAAGTCTGTAACATTAGACACATCAAATAACTGGGAATATACTTTCACAGGCTTACGTAAGTATAATGGAAATCAAGAAATTCAATACTCTATTAAAGAAGATGAAATGAATTTCTATATGACCTCTGTTACTGGTGACATGGATAACGGTTTCAATGTAACAAATACTTGGAATGAACAACATGAATTACCTGGTGATGCGCCGGCAGTTGAAAAGCCTGAATTTAAGATTACTGTTTTTGTAAATACTAAAAATGAACAGATTGCGGACTTTGAAAATGGTTTCACAGATAAGAAAGATGAAATCACATTCAATGGAACTAAGTACGTATTTAAAGAAAAGTTACCTGACCAAGATGGTATCAGAACTTATGTATATGAAGAATTACATGAGGAAGTGCCTAATGACTCGCCTACAGTCGAAGTTCCAGAACTAAAGGTTACTAGATTTGTAGATGAACAGGGTAATGATATTCATGAACTAGAAGAAAACTTTGTAGAAAAGATGGAGATTTCTGGTTATATCTTCAAGGAAACAACTGAAACAACAGACATTAGAACACATATTTATACAAAGATTGAAACAGATGTGCCAAATAATAGCCCAGTTGTAGAAATTCCTGAACTAAAGATTACAAGATTCATTGATACTAATGGTAACGAGTTAAGAGAAATAACAAAGGGTTTTGTAGAAAAACAAGACATTGATGGTTATGATTTTGTTGAAACTAAAGAGGCAGATGGCATTAGAACGCATGTCTACACAAAGAAACCTACTACAGAAGAACCTAATAATAACACAACTACTCCTACAGATAGTAACACTACAGTATCAGAGAATAAAGTGATTGTAGAACATACAGCACCAACAGGTGATGCTATGAGTAATACATTAAGATTATTTGTATTATCTATGTTAGGATTATGTTGGGCTTACATTTTCAAAGAAAAGATTAAACAACATTAAAAATGAGTGAGGTATATTAAAAATATCTCACTTTTTTATTTACAAACTTATCTTTTTATGATAATATAGAACCATAAACAAGAGAGGTGTCTTATGTTCGAGTTAGAAGAAGTTGTTTCATACAAAGTTTATGGTAGAGAGTTTTCTAAGAAAGAAGATGCTTTAAAATACTCTATGACATTACAATATCGTCAGAATTTACTAGATAGAATGCATCTCAAGATTCTAAAAATAAGAGATTGGTCTATTGAAATTTTAGTTGATGATTGCCATAGAATCCTTATTTTAGATGGAGAATACTGTGATGAAACAAGAGCCATTTATAAGAAAGTGGACAAGAACGGTAGATATGAATTAATAGACTTAAACATTGATAATTTACCACGCTTATATTGCCCACATGGTGCTACATATAAATCTCTAGTTCCAGTATTAAGAGAACGTATGTTAAAATCTAATGTAGAAGATTTAATAGAAGAAATTAATGAGGTACAACAATGAGTATAATATATGAAATTAACCAACTATGTAAGATTAACACAGACAATCCTATACCATGTAAGGATGATATGGATGTTGCAATTAATATTGTCCCAGTTAAGAAAAATGAGAAATTTGAAAACTTTGTCCTTGGAATTAATAATTTCCAACAATGTTTTGAATGTTTCGGATGTGATTGTACACTTGGCTATGGTTTTAATGTAGAGAAGTTTGTTGAATCTATTGAAGTTGATATTACAATTCCAGTTGGTCTCTTTGACTATTATGAAGAGGAAGATGATTGTATATTCTGCAATAAAAAGAATGCCTTTTGTATTAAGGTTAACATAAGAGATGAAGAGCCAATATACGCTTGGGTATATAATGAACACAATGGTTTTTACTACCATGCTGTGTATTATACAGATGATACACTAAAGATTGATTGTTGGGAGCAAGATTGTCTATAAAATTAAGTGCACATATAATGAATAAAGAGCAGATTGAGAAAGTAATAGAAAACATCGCAAAGAGTGGACATATACCTGAACAAAAAACACATATTGATAAGCACATTTCACTTGATTACGGTCGTTGTAAATTTACATTAAACCATAAAGGCGACCAGTTGATTGTTGGGGTGACTATTCAAATCAGTCATTATACAGCGTTTGACCAAGGCGATGTTGATTATCTGAATTCCATCACAGATGACTGGTTTATTTATGAACAATGTATCAATTTTTCATTTAAGCCAAAAACAGAAAAAGAATTAGAAGAAGTAATGTGGTACTCAATTAAAAGTAGCCAATGAGGTAAACAATATGAACTATGAAACATTAAACGAACAAGAGTGGACAACACTGTTAACAGAAATAGCGAAGGCAGATAACGTCATTAAAAAGAAGTTAGCAAAAGTGCTTGTAAATAAATCTGAATTTTTCTCACGACAGGATAAGGTTGACTCATACAAGATTAAGAGAACGCCTCAAGGTAATTTGATATTTGACGTTCGTTGGCAGACATTAGCGAATTTCGGTGATACAACACAATATGAGTATGTAACAATGGCAGAGTTTTTGAGTAACAACTGAAAAGGAGAATTAGTAATGCAGATTTCATATAAAGACAAGAGAAACAAGACATGTAAAATAACTATTGAAGGCTTTAACACACCAATAATTGATTTGACACGATACCAAAGTCCGCTAAGCACAAAAATAATCAAGGGTAATAGAAATACTACTCTTAAAGAGTTAAAGCAATATTTGAAGGCTTGTGCTTTTCATAGACCGGTACTTTCTAAAATCATGAATGCAATCAATAGGACATCTAAATTATATACAAGTAAAGAGGTTATTAGGAATTATTGTAAGTCTGTAAATACAATTTTTAATTCAGAAACAAACATGTCTTATGTAATTACAGTAGAATATGAACTAATCAGACAGCAGAAAAAGATTGATGAAACAAAGTGTAACAATCATGGTGAGAATATCTATCAAAAGAGATTGTGCCAACGCTATGGTGGTGAACTAATCTTAAGATATGAAACAGCATGTGATAAAATTAAGTTTTCTAAACTTCTTGAACTAATACAAGAACCTATTATGAACGGGTTGATTAAGAAAGTTGCAACACGTTCGGTTGGCAAACAACACAAAATCGAGATGACGATACCAGAAGAGATTGAATTACTAAGTACTGATGGTATTAAAATTGGTGTAAGGTTCTTTGACACATATCGTGACTATAAATTTAAGTCTGCAGGTGTTTTAGGGATGGAAGTATTACTGGCCGTGTCCTATTATGATAAACAGATTTACGAACCATCTATGAAACCAGACGTATTTACAGAAGAAATTGTTAAGGATATTGAAGAGCGAGCAGAGATGTTTGAAAAGATTCTCGATATAATTAAAGAAGAGCGCCAAAAATAATTAAGGGTGGTGATAATAATGCACCAAAAGTTGAATAGATACGCAAGACGTAAAAGAGATAAAAGACTCGACTTTGTTAAGGGTTGTCATACCAAGACATTTAGATTATGGAAGATAAATCACACTAATTCAAAGTGGAAATTAGAAGATGGTATCAAGACAGATTTATTATTAGAAACTGATTATCGTTACAAATATAAAGATTGTTATGATTACTTTAAAGGATATTTCAATTTAAGATATGTAAGAGAATGGTATTTAGAACATCCTAAGTATAAATATTCTTTATATGGTGATAGACATATTAGATATAGTGTCAAGGTTAAAAACAGTTCTTGGGAAGAATATCATGTTAAGAACTATGACTATTACAAGACTATTCAAGATGGAGAGTGGGATAAGACTCATTGTCATGATAAGTTAGACTTAATGACACGAGGTAGACATAAAGTTCATACTTATCTAAACAACATTAAAAATGAATATAACAGTGGCTACGAAGAGTTTACAGATGAATTATTAAGTAGTAAAGTAGAATTATTTAGTAAGTATGATTGGAGATACTAGTGATAGACATTAAAAGATTACATGAGTTAGAGAAAGAAGCAGACACACTAAAAGACAATATTATTAAACAATCATGGTTGGTACACCACATCATTGGTAGAGATGTAAAATCAGATTGTGGTGATGTCTTAATAGATATTGATAGAGTTTATGACATGATTGATGAAAAGACAAATATTCCTTATGTGGTAATCATGTCACATTTCTATAGTGTTGCGTTTCAGGAATGGCATTTCAGCACAGTTTATATTAAGAAAGAATTATTTGATATGACCGAAGAGGAATTACGAGCAAACAAAGAAAGACTTGTAAAGGAATTGGAAGAAAGTAATAGGAACGGGGAGCAAGAACATGAAAGACATTAGAACTATTATTAGGGAACTAGGCAGAGCAATATTAGACGGTGTAAAAGTACCTCATACAATATCTAACCCAGTTTTGAGAAAAGAAAATGGTAAGTGGTACATTGCATTTTTTGTTACTTTTTACAATAAATGGAATTTCGATGAATTGAAAATGCCACGACCATCATACTGGGCTTTAGTAGATGTTGAAACAGGTGAATTGATTAAACGATATGATTGCAGAGAAAAAGATTTTTCAAGTGCAAGTTTTGATGAGTTAATTGATATTGGCGACTACAACCAAGAAAGACGCTCAAGAGAATATGAGGACGATTTCTTTGGGAAGTTTGATAATCTTAGAAACGCTTGTATCTTAAGTAATGACAATATAGACAGATTGTACGGTTTGTATTTAGGAAAGTTGTTAGAGGTTATACCAGAGAACTATCAAAAAATCTACTTTGAATTAATAAATCAAGGTGGAGCATATCCAGTATGTTTTGTGGATTAGATTGATATGAATATTAGAAAGGCGAATAAATAGTATGGTAGAAATTTTCTTGAATTTTCTTATAGTTATAGGAATGATTTTGATGTCAGCATTGACAGCAATGGCGAGAGTACAATCGCCTATAGAGGCTATGACAGTGACAATATTAACACTGTTAGCATATACAGCACTTAACGTTGGTGTTATGAAGATGCGACAGGCTAAAATGCAACAAGATATTGATGAGTTGAAAGAACTTATTAAGGATAAAAATAAAGACTAATTACAAAGATGAGTAAACCATAACTGGTTTACTTTTTCTTTTATATGTGATAAAATATCATTGTAAGAGGTGAACCATGAAAACATTTACAAAGCAGACAGAGAATACATATTTAGAAAACGACCCAGTGTATGGGAATTTAATGTTAAAACAAGAATACCTTGACACAGTCTACAACGCAATCAAGAATAATTGCCCCGTAGTTAGCCCTAATAGAAAGGCGGTAGATAGTGACTACTATCATACATACACCGCTTATTATTATAATGACGAGAAATTATTTGAACTAAACGAATATGGGAACGTTGTCAGACCGGAAGAGAATAAATTTATTGAATTTAATGGCAAGATATATTTTCAACATACGAAAGACACAGACATTGTAGTTGATTTACCGTTTGGTAAGTTGTACTTCCATAGTTACTACACTATTCTTCACCTAACAACAGATGAATGTTTGTTTTTAGATAGACTTGATAAACCAAAAATCTTAACATACGTTTCAGGTTTTGAGATAATACCGTACAAGCACACTATTGAAGAAGTCAGTGTAATGTCAAAGACAATCAGCAGAAACTTTATCGAAACAATGTTCTTATATAGAAATAAAGAGATTGTTGTAACAAAAGAAACAATTAAGGAAAATAAGATTGTGACCGATAAAGACATTTCAATAATCTATTTACCAACACTAGATGGTGCAACAATTAAAATTGAAGTACCGAATAGTGGACTATTCACATTCTATATTAACGATGTTAGAGCAACTAAGAAAAGTATCATGGACAGCAAGAAACTTGTTTATATCGGTTTTAATCTACAAGATAAGATGAACAATAGATTAGAACACTTTAGAGATGTTCTTGAAAACCCAATGAAATATAAGGAACTGTTAAATATTACATCACCATATACAGACATTAAGACTTTTGTTAACCTATTGTATTCTGATAAGTTAGAATCATGGTTACAAGTGTATCCTAATATGAGTGCCTTCAAAGATGCCACATGGGAATATTTAGTTAAGTATTATGATTTATTTGATAAGAACAGCCTTGTTCGTGATTTAAAGGCTAACTTCTTTGATACATTACCCAAGAGAGAAGTTGTGTATACATTGTCATTACGGGCAATCACAGGTATTAGATTGATGAGCATTATGGATAGTGGTGTTGGTATCTACAATATTGTGAAGTATTTCTCTACAGAACAATTAGAGACGCTTGGTAGACTATGGGTTGATATTTGCGAACTAGAATGTCTAACAATCGTCAACGATGAAATGCAGTTCTTATATAAGCCAGAAACTGAAAGATACCTTGATATTTTAGAAAGCGTCAACTCTGTTAAAGGTTTCACAAACCTATTGAACATCACAACTTCATATAATCAAATTATGGCAGAGTTAGAGGCCGCTAAGAATATTTTAAGTTACAGTATATTTGGTAGCGAGGAATTGTCACCGTTAGGATTATACGAAAAGGTTAAGAACACTAGTTTATACCATGCAAATGACACAATCAAGATGTATCGTGTCATTAATCGTAAGAAAACACTAAAAGACTTCTATGATGTATTAAAGACAACCACTATAGATGAATTACATGATAAATACAAACTTGTCTATCAAGCGATTACGAATGCAAAGATTGAACAAGAGTATCAAGAAGTGATTAGTCAGTTAAATGTACAGGAATATGATAATGGCACGTTCAGTATCACAATACCTAAATCTACGCAAGCAATTATTGAAGAAGGCAGAAAACTAAGACATTGTGTAGGTGTGTATGTAGACAAGGTTATTAGAAGAGAAGACATGATTTTCTTCTTGCGTAAAGACAGAGAGGTGCCATACGTTACAATCGAAGTTAAAGACAAGAAGGTAACACAAGTCGAAGGTGACATGAATAATAGATTTATCAGTAAAGGTTCGCCTGAATATGAAGCAATCAAAGAGTGGGCAAGAATTAATAAGTTCACATTATTATAAAGTTAAATAAGAGGAAAACAATAAATATGAAGAGAAAAGATTTAAAACCAGCAGAAGAACTTGTGTTAAATTTATATAATAATACACATGAAAATAAGATTGAATTAGAAAAAGTAAAAGACTTCTACTTTGACGATGGAGAAGCAACTATAACCATGTATAGTGATGACCCAGATGCAGTATGTGGTGAAGATAGAGTATATGTGAAAACGACACTTACGAAAGAAGCAAGAAAAGAGTATAATCAAGAGCAATATCATCGTGCTATTGAGTTGGCAGTTCAAGCAGTTCACGATAATAATGTATCTCTATATCGTTGGTTATCCATTCAAGAAATATATAGCCTTCAAGAGATTTATCACTCATACGGAGATTTGTTAGATGACTGTGTTAGTTCTATTGTGTGTAAAGTCTCTAGGGGACTTGTAGAAGTCGATACTGCTTATGAAAAGATTTTCTGTATAGGAGACTATGTTTCTTTCCATGACTTGGAAGGCACTGAACATAAATTGAAATTTGCGTGGTTCTTGTCACCTGAACTTACAGAGTTAAAAGAATACTTTGCGAATTATAAAAAGGTAAATAGGCTTCAACAAATCAACAAGTGCAAAGATGATATTGAGAGATACAAAAAGTGGATTTTAGAAAGTGAAGAAACACTCAAGAAACTTGAAGAAGAGGAATAATTATTGTATTTAAGGGAGATTAAGAAAATTCTTAATCTTTTTTTTGTTTACATTTTTAAAATAGGTATTATAATAGAACAGTAAAGAGGTAATAGATTATGACAAACTTAGACTTATGCTTATCAATGATGATTTCATTTATCTTAATATTTGGTATATTATTTATAAGTGATTTTAGTTTAGAAGATTTTGGTGTCATTGAAAAAATTATTGTTGTATTAATTATCTCATTAATTTATGTATTAACAGTTATCACAATTAAAATTCCTACAACTTATATTATTGATAAATTCTCAGCATCTTATAAGACAGAAGAATTAACAGTAGAAGTAACAGATAAAGAAATTATTAATAGTTCAATATTACAACCATATTTTAATGGAAAGAATGTTGTATTCGTACCTTATCCATCAACAGACTACGTAATCACAATTAAGGATAGTAATGATAAAGATATTAAGGTTGAAGTATCTGAACAAGAATACAATAATATTAAAGTAAACGATATTATTACAGTAGAAAAAGTAGAAAAGTATAGAAGTTCGGAATACATTAACACAACATATTATGTAAAAAAACTAACGACAAAAAGTTAGTTTTTTATTTACATTTAACACAAACTATGTTAAAATTATATATGTAAAAGGATGGTAACCGAAGATATGAATAAGAAAGTTATTAAGGATAAAGTATTAGAAGGTAAGATTGCTCTTGGAATTTCCAACGAAAAGAATATTGAAGAAATTAATAAGGTATTTGGAGTAAATATTCCTAAAGACTCTAAGATGTTCTTCTATTTTGAAGGTAAGCCTATTAATTTATTCACATACTTCAATGGCTATGGTATGCAGATTGAAGATGCTTCCGTTTTAGAAGGTTGAAATCAAATGAAGTACATTGTTAAGGTAAAGAAGATGCCTGAAGATAGAGTTCTTGTTTCTTTTTCATCAGAGAACCTTGTAACAGACATCCGTAATTTATTGACAGTAGACACAGGAAATGTAAGAGGTATTTACTTTTATGTATATACTTATGAACCAGTGTCAACAAGAAAGTTATTGTTAAGTATCTCTCTTGACGACATTAAGACTTACAAAGTAAAGAAGTCTCAATATATGTCAGTATTAAATAGATTTGAAGACTTAAGAAAAGATGTTGAAGAATTAGAAGACATCTTAAATAGAGCTTGGAAAAAGGTGGAGGAATTAACGTGGACACATTGGAACTAATCAATTTTGAACAAGAGTTGTTTACATTAGATTCAGAAGAGGTTGCAGAAAGAATTCAACGAGGTCCATTAACCAGATGGGAAGAAGAGCGTTGGGTTTCATTAGAAGAATCGTTGTTTTTAAAACTACGAGATATGGGAGGTATTAGGTAATGCATGTATTCAGAGTTGCAGGTGTAACCTTTGAAGGCAGGCAAGACTTCCTAGCAATCTTGTTTAAGAAAAACGATTTGCATTTCTTTTTAGAACGTGAGCCAGACAATCCGTATGACAGTAATGCAATTAAGGTAATGGTTGAGATTGATGGCGAAAATTTTAGAGTTGGCTATATGCCTAAACGTGATAATGTAAGATACATCGACAAAGAGTTGCCAGTAATCAAGTCGTATAGAATTTTAGACTTTGGTCCTAGATATTCTAAGGGGATTGAGTTGTATTGCTATTGACAGAACAATAAGAATCTGTTAAAATAATAGATGTAAACAAGAAGAGGTGATTCCATGTATAAGATTGATTTTAGTAAGAAAAAGAAAATTGTAATTATTGGCTGTGGTGGCACAGGCTCGTATGTTATTGGTAATCTAGCACGCCAAGACCATGAAGTGTTTTTAATTGACGGTGACGTTGTAGAAGCAAAGAATCTAAAGCGTCAGGAATTCTTTGATAAAGACCTTAATAAGTATAAGTCACAAGTCTTCGGTGAGCGTTATAATCTACCGTACTCTACAGACTACTTAGATACAGTAGAAGATTTAGACCCACTATTTGAAGAAGAGCCTTGTGTACCTATGGTTATTTCATTAGTTGATAATAACGGAACACGAGCATTGATTAATGATATGTTCCACTTAGAGAAATACCCAGATTTCATCTATATTGGCTCTGGTAATGGTAAGCGTAATGGGCAAGTTTACGTTGCTATTAAGAAAAACAATGAGATTATCTTTGAAACAGAGGTAGTACTTGATAAGTCATTACAGGCCACAGACGGTGACAATCGCCGGCCGACTGAAATCTCTTGCGCGGAACACGCCAATTCCTCAGAGCGAGGAGCCGAGCAGTCTATACTCGCAAACGTTACAGCAGGTTGTCTAGTTTCTAATATTGCAACAAACGTCTTAAACAACGGTATTCTAAACGGTAATAAGTTTACGTTTGATTGTAACTTCTTAAACTTCAAAACTGAAACAGTCAAGCCAGAGTAGAGCAATCTACTCTTTTTTGATATACCTTTCAGAAAGAGAGGATATAATTATGCCTAGAGTAAAAGCATTGAACACAAACGGTGAAGTTACGTGGTGTACTGCCAAAGTTCCAGGACACGGTAATTGCAATCATATCTTTCACCAGACAGAAGGTATTAGTGATAAACGATTTCAGCAAGAGGTAGACGAGTATAATGAGAAAATGGCAAAACTACTTAATAGTGATTTTTGGTTTGACAGGTTAGAGTGTGCAAGACGTGGATATGGCTTAGATAAGTTGGTTCATGACGAAGATAGCGAAGTGCGAGCAGAAGTCGCTAGACAAGGCTATGGCCATGACATTCTAGTACATGACGAAAATGACCGTGTTCGTTTCGGTATTGTACTAAACACAGATAAGTATGACGACATATTGGTAAATGATGAAAGCGACCTTGTACGAGCAGAGATTGCTAAACACGGGCACCATCTCGACAAATTGATAAATGACAGGCACTGGGCAGTACGCCAAGAGGTGGCGAGCCATAAATATGGCTTAGAGAAACTTATTAATGACGAAGCGCCGGAAGTTCGTCAAGAAGTCGCCAAACAGGGTTATGGACATGATATTTTGGTAAATGACCCAGATAAGTATGTAAGAGGTGAAGTTGCTAGTCAGGGTTCTTATCTTGACATCTTAACTCACGATAAGGACGAGATGGTAAGATATTTAGCAGAAGAGAAGTTAAAAGAATTAGAAGAGTCTAAGAAAAACTAGGCTCTTTTTAAATCTTTAAAACCATTTTATACCCCAGTCCGTAAGACTTTTTGACCTAAAAACAGTCAAAAACCAACGGGTTGATGCGTTGCACAGAAATAACGAAAATTACTCTTAAAACCGTTCTCCCACACTTGCATAATAAAAGTAGTCATGTTATAATACAGCCATGAAATACATAGCAGACCTAAAGATTACAGACGTGTACCACAGACAAGTATGCCTTATTTATAGAGAAACAACAAATGCTACCTCTGTAAAGAAAGCACTGTCTAATTTTAACTACAGAGCCAAGAAGAAGTTAGGTCTAGTAAACTACACAAAGTTAGTGTGCAACGGTGTAATCATGCAAGATGATATTTCATATGAAGTAAAGAATAACAAAGTAGTAGAGATTGAGTACAACATTGTTAAACCAGTTTACAAAGGCAACGTTATTGAGGTAGATGGTAAAGAGTACATTTACAACGAAGATGACGGTGTATATTGGTTAGGCGGAGTGCAGTATTCAGAGTACGTTAAATAAAGAGAGAGAGGTGTAACATGCTATTAACAGGAAAACAGAGTAAAAACGGAACATTTGTTGTAAAGGTAGTAAACATCACCATGAGCAACGCAGAGCAAACAACGTATCAGGAGTATAGAATCAACCACGAATGGTCGTCACCTGTAATTATTAAGCCAGTGTATGACTACAGCAAGACAGACGATGGCAAGTTGTTTGGTTGTGGTCCAGTTGATTTGAATAATGATTTGTTTGGTTTCGTGGTTGCAAGTACCAACACAGACTATCAAGATAAGCATAAGTTGATGGAGTATTATCAAGAAGCACAAGACTTCGTAGCAGAATTAAACAAACTTATCGGGGAAACGAACTAGTTCCCCTTTTTAAATGTAACACTGTATAACAACGGCTATAGGTGTTTTCCGAGCGATTTGATATCCAATGATATTGCACTCATCTAAAGGAATAAAACGTCAGGAAACGCCTATTACCGTTGTCCTAGAGCGTTTTAGATATAAACCATTGTAACAAAAGTAAAAATACCAAAAATGTCCCTTGACATCAAAGCATAAAGGGTATAAACTAAAACCATAAACAGAGAGGTAACAAGCCATGACAAACACAAAACACTTTAGAAAATGGGTATGTAATTTTGTAAAAACAGTAATTCTATTAACGGTATTCTTAGGTATCGCATTGGGAATCAGTTCTTCTTACGATTTAGATATTATGTTCTTATCGGTTATTTTAATGATTACAGGGTTCTTTTTCGCAAGTAAGTATAATCAGTCAGGCTTGTTTCAATATTAGTACGGAGGCACCAAATGAATCTACTACATTTTGAAAGCAACAGAGCAAAAATAATTAACTATCTAAACAAAAATCAAGCATACAACCAACTCTTAATTGAAATTCATAAAATCTTACCAAAGTTAAATAAAGAAACACTTGAAATCAAGATTGATAAGACGGGCACAGTTCGACTTGACCATGTGAAAGATAAAGACATTCTTTCCTTAATCATCAATGGCAAGATAGTGTTTACAAGCATTGTCAACAGTTCAATTAAGAATGTCGTTTCAGAAGAGTTGTTTGAGTTAGAGGACAGCGATATACGCCATTTCCACTTCAATTTCCTAGTATCAGATTTTTGTTTAGAGTACATTAAGAAAGTTCTAATCAGTGAGGCTATCTACTTTGGCAGATAACCTCTTTTTTTCTGATATAAAAAGCACAAAGAAAAAAAGAAAGGTATAAAAATAATGAGAAATAAAGACATTTTACTTCAACAGCAAGAAGAACTAGAAAGACAACTTAAGGCATTACAGTCTACAATGAAACTAGCAGACTCACTTAACGAAGCAGAGGAAATCTTAAACAGTCATGCTTCAAGTGATATTGTCATGGCATTAACGATTACAGCAGAGAACGGTAAGACAACAATCAAGGATATGCCTGCTGATTTAATCGAAGAGATTAAACAAATCATCTTAGCGTATAACGCTTAAGGGTACAAGAGTACCCTTTTTTGAAAAGGAGATTAACAATGCAACACTTAATAAATGGTGAATGGAAGAGATGCACAGCACAGCCTGGTAATTGTCCTTATGCAAAAGACGGTGCGCCACATCTGCATTCCCAAGAAGAATGTAACAGATTTAATGATAATGTTGTTTTGAAATATAACCGCATTAAGACGAAGTTAAATTATAAAGCACGACCTGAAATGCAAGAAGCACTAAAACAAGTTATTTTGGTAATGGAAGACGAAGATGACTACGTAGATGTAGGAGAGTTACTAGCAGAGTTATCAAAATATCCTGCAACTGACATGTCTAATATGCCAAACGATGAAATCAGAAACGCATACTGGTTAGCGTATCAAGAAGATGTTTATAGAGATTGCGGTGATGTTATTTATAATCAACCACAGGAAACAGAGGACGATGTAATTCAAACTTGTAAAGAAGATATGCAAGTAGAGGGTGACATAGACGAGCAAATCAATGCTTACGCAAAATTTGTAGCAGATTATAAATTGCTACCACATATGTACAAGAATTATAAAGATAAAATGTTTAACAACAAAAAAGAAAAATTCTTTGATTATCAAGTCCAGAGAGGTCGCTTAGATAAACTGTTTAGTGATATTAACTATACGAAGCGTGAGTTACAAGAGTATAGAGAAGCGTTTAGACTTATCCAAGAAGATGAAGAAAAAGAACGTAAGGCAATCGAGCAGAAAATCAAATATAGACAAGCAGAAGATGAAGCAGAACATAAGGTAATGGAAATTGATTTGAGCAGAGGTGACATGATGTCAGAAGAAGAAAAGCAAGCACTCCGTGAGAAGTTTATTAAAGAGTACCTTGAACAAAACTAGGAAGAGAGGTGATAGGTTGTGAGCGAAGAAAATAGAGATAAAGTGGTGGCTAACCAAGAGCCAACTCAACAAGAACAGCCACAAGATAATACTCCACAAGAGCAGGAAACACCTGAAACCGAAGAGTCTACAGAACAACAAGAGCAACAACAAGGAGAGCCAGAACAAGAGCAGCCACAGCCTAATACCGCTGTCCAGAATGCTTTAAATAATAAACTGGTTGCTAGAGTTGATAATGCAGTAAAGAGCATACAAGCAAAAGTCCACAGGATAACATCTATTATTACAGCAATTGCTACGGCGTTGTTATCACCTGTTGGTATTGCCATTCAGTTGATGCTGGTAGTTGTACTGGTAATCAGTTCAATGTTTCAGGTTTATGGGCCTAATAGTATGTTAAACGATAAGACATCAACAGAAGCACCGAACGTTGATTTTATTAAGGGCGAAGAAAGAGAACATGCAATTGGTTTATACTTCGCCAATAACGGAGTAAACCCAAGCGCTTCTGCATATCTAGCAAAAGCCTTCGGCGATAATCATTATTCAAGTGTAACACTACCAGAGAATTGTGACGCTGGATGTCTAGTGTTAAAGTTAAGAAACAAAGAAATCACAAATCTTTCATTAGGGGGCTATCAAGCAACCGACACAGACCAGTGGCAAGACGCCTCTGCCCTAGTGATGAGAGCGTATCGAGAACGAAAACAATGGTATGACAGTTCTATTCAGTTAAAAGCAATGATGGACCTTATCAATAAACTAGGCCATACAGAAGGTTCTAAACTATTTACTTTAGATAGCACAGATACGTCAGGTGCTAAAACAGCAACACGTCAAGAACAAGACTATGACTTAACAGAATTGGTTAAGTATATTGAGGACAACCGTTCTGTTGGTAAGATGTTAGGTTCTGGCTTAGGTAAATCAAGAGTAAACGGTGGTAAAGCGTCTGATACGAGTGGTTTCGGTGATGCGAGTTATAACGATGGCACTGTTAAAGTAGATGGTACAGGAACATATAACCCAGCAGACGGTTCAATCTGGACAGATACAAGATTTGAGCCTCATGTTGCTAGACGCCAGATAGGTCTGCCTGATAGTATTGCACCTTATGCAATCGACCCAACGAAAGTTGGTTTGATGTGGTCGGATGAGGCGAGTTGGATTTTACGTTGCTTCGATTATGGAAATTGCACCGATGGGGCATCCAATCTAGCATACCGCATGTGGTCTAAAGATGGACAGCCTGCAGAGAATGTTATGGGCAATGGTGGACAAGTAACATCGTTCTGGCAACAAAAGGGAGTGCCTAAAGTGAATACTCCTTCGGTAGGGGAGGTGTTTTCCGTAGAATACGGGCCTGGGCTTGCCGGGCACACGGGACTAGTGTCCCATGTCTTTGAAGATGGAACTATGCTGATTTGGGAACAGAATGTAGCAGGTTGGTCAGGTTCAGAGAACAACTCGCCTAGAACTTGGAACTGGCGTATTATACCACCAAGTGAGTGGCAAAGTGGCCGCTGGAGTTTTACATCATTTCATACTTCCGGGTGGACACTAAAAATAGGATATGTAAAATGACGCTGTTAAAAAGACAGCGTTTTTCTTGTATAATATAAGTATGAAAATATGTAAGATTTGTGGGAGAGAACTTAAAGACAATGTTGGTTTATCGTTACATATTAAATATGGACATAAGATAAGCCAAAAGGAATACTATGATACCTATCTTAAAAAAGAAGGCGAGGGATTGTGTAGGGAGTGTGGTAGGCCAACTTCGTTTATATTGATTAGTAAGGGGTATCACCGCTTTTGTTGTGACAGTTGTGCAGTCAAGAGTAGCGAAACACAAGAGAAAATAAAAGCAACAAATATGCAAAAATATGGAGTTCCTAATGTGTTTATGTCTGATGATATAAAAAGCAAAATGAAACAAACAAGTATGGCAAAATACGGTGTAGAATATGCTTCTCAATCAAAACAGTTTCAGGAGAAGGTTGAACAAACAAACATACAGAGGTTTGGGGCAAGACGCCCTGCCCAATCTGATATTGTTAAGGAAAAGGCTAAACAGACATGTTTAGAGAGATATGGTGTAGATAATTATAGGAAAACGGCAGAATGTGTTGACAAGATTCGTACCACGAAAATAAAGAACGGCACTGTCACAACATCACCACAGGAAGATGCTATATATAATAAAATATTAAAAGTCTTCCCGAATGCCATACAGTCATATTATTCTGAAAAATATCCATATTTATGTGATATATATGTGCCAGAGATTGATGTATATATAGAGTGTCATTTTCACATTTCGCACGGCCGTCATAAATTTAACCAAAATGACAGTGGTGATATAGACAGGTTAAACAGTATTAAAGAAAAAATCGAAAATGCAAGTTCGTCAAAATCGAAGGCGTTCTTTAAGCAGTTGATTTATGTCTGGACAGATTTAGATATAAGAAAATATAAAGTGGCAGAGGAAAACCATTTGAATTATATTGTTTGGTATAACGAAGAACAGGCCAACGACTGGATAGAAGCACAAAAGAAAAGACTATAATATAGTTGCAAAGGAGGTGTATCATGAATTGCACAAAAGAACAAGCACAAGCAATGGCTGATAAGTATTTAGATAGAGAGTTCGCAAAGATTCAGGATATGCCTCTTACTATGCGAGAAAACCCAGTCACGTTAGAACAATGTGATAGAGAATTGAACAGTCTAAGAAAAAACCAATTATCATGGAAAGCCAACTCACGCATTGTTCGATATTTTAACAAAAGTATCATGCAGGCAAACAAAGCAGGAAAAGATTCACCAGAAGTTTACTGGGAGAGATTGAAAACAGATAAAGAACTTTTCAGAAAATTTTTACAGAACCGTTATCGCTGTAGTGATTACTTTCGAGATAACGCAGTAGGTAGAGAACAGTTCCAACAAGGTATCGTACCTGATTTCATCTTGGGTATTGGTTTAACAACTTCAACAGTCAGTCCTTGTGTATCTATCTTCAAGCCCTCACAGATGCAGTATATTTTAAATAAGTACGCACAGGGGTTTCATGAAATCTTTGACCCAACATGCGGTTATTGTGGAAGATTAGTTGGCACTTTAGCGTTAAATAAGAAGTATATCGGTAGAGATGTTTCAGATTTGGTGATAGAAGAAAATAAAGAATGTGGTAAATGGTTAGCGAACAGATTAACAAACTTATTCTTTAAACCTGAATATGATTTGGCGGTAGCAGATGCATTTACATCAACAGGAGAATACGAATGTTTAGTTACATGTCCACCTTATTCTGATAATAATGGGAAACAAATTGAAGAATGGCGAATGGCTAATGGTGATAAAATCACTTGTCAATACACTTGTGAAGAAATCATTGATATCTTCTTAAAAAACTATAAATGCAAAAGATATATTCTTGTATTAGATGATAGTATTTCAGACACAAAGTATAAAGATTTCATCGTTGAGAAGTTCGAGAATGTTAATTATATAAATGCTAGAGAAGGTAAATTACAGCAATCATCTAAGAATTATGAGGCTATCGTTGTAATTGACAGGGATGAGAAAGGAAATTTAAAAAGATATGGTGAATAATAGTAAAAGTGAAGCACTAAAGTTTACAGCGAATTTTCCTTTACATTTCTCGCAATATGCCAATTCAATCTATGCAGACTTAGACAAACATAACTTTAAAGATACAATTAACGTACCAGGCTACTGGCAAGACTGTATAGAGTTTATTATTAAGTCATATAACCAAGAGAGTACAATAAAACCATTTAAAGATGATATAATACTTGACAAGAAGAACAACAACAAAGTAGTTGTAGCATTCAGCGGAGGTTTAGATAGTGTTTATCAATCACTGTATTTAAGAAAAAACGGCTATGATGTAACATTACTTCATGTTAAAAATATGAACAAATACACAAACGGGCAAGAAGCAATAGCCGCTAAAGAGTTTGCAGAGAAATTTCACTTCAATTTAGAAATAGTTGATTATCATGCAGTCGCAAAGCATAAAGAGTGGAACGAAAACCCATTTAAAACATCGTTGTGTTACGCTTTGTGCTTAGATTATTGTTTACATACAGATACAAGAATTATTTCATCTGGTGACGATATGCGATTGAGAGTAGAAGATACAGACTTAGATAATAACTTTGGTGACTGTAAAGAAGTGACGGAGTTGTTTTTTAAGAATTTTAACAATATCACATACTTACCAGTAGATGGTAATATTCATAAAGGCTTAAGACTAGAGTATCTAAGTAAGAACAACGCTAGAGATTATTACTACAGTACAACAACACCAGGCAGATTGGTAAAGTATCTACATGACTTAAATGAAAAGAAGTTTAATGTTAAACTAGATAAGTGGTGTGCTTTAAGCGACAGGAAAGACGCTATGCATTGTTTGTTAGAATATTATTATGGGAACGTAGAGTACCCTGATAACATGATAGAGCATTGTTGGAACAAGATAGCAATAGGTCCTGATAAGAACTTTTTCGGTAAACATCTGCCATTAGAAAAAAGAATCAGAAACTTGGTTGACTATTGATATAGTAATATGCTAAGATTAAAATAAAACAACAGAAGAGGTAAAATAAATATGGAAACAGTAACAGTAACTTTTACAGACGACAACATTGGTGACACAGTAAACGAAGGTTGTATTTTCTTCGAGAAGAATGTTAAGCCATTAGTAACAGACGACACAAAAGAACTTCAATTTGGTTTAGAGGCTGATTTGGTAAGCCCAAGTTTCTTATTGGGTGTATTTATGAATGTAATTGACTTATATATCGTAGGACGTGGAGAAAACGATGTTAAGATTTCGTTTGACGACCCTAAGGTATATGCATTCTTTGGCACAGTAGCGGCCGCATTTAGTGCAACATTAGATATGGCGACAGATATCGAAGAAGAGCAAGAGCAAGATTTCTTGTCATAGAGAGGTGAAGCAGAATGGAAAACAAAGTGTTAGAAGTCAGAATGACAGACGACTACGCAACAGACACATTCTATGATGGTGCGAAGTTTTTCGCTGATAAAGTGTTACCATGGTTAGGTGATATTGATGAAGTAGTTTTCATTCAAGACACAGAGCAGTTAAGATTACATTTCTTGTTAGGCTTATTCTTTAGTCTAGTGAGTGAATGTGCAGTAAGACACACACTTGGTACTCTTAGTATCGGTTTCGATAATAGAGAAATCTCAAGATTATTCAGCCGTGTCATGGATATTCTAAAAGACCCCGATGCTTTTGATGTAAGAGAAAAGGATAACGGCTTCATATATTATGCCGACTAAGAAGCGTAAGTTAAGAAAACCAGTTAAAATAATTTTAGGGATAGTGTTTACAATCCCTATTTTAGTAGTTGGGTTATTTATCTTTAATAGATACCAAGCAACACATATCAGTAAAGGCAATATGAGCGTAGAAGAATCGTTTAAAGATTTTATTACAACAGCAACAGATTTTAACATGGCACAAAAAGTAAACACAACAGAAGCACGGGGCAATAATTACATCAACAAGCAAAAAGAAATTATCGAAGTTTTAAACACGAAAACATATAAAGTAGATAGATACACAAGTATTGATAAGAGACCTAATGGTATATATCCTTTCCCTTATTTTTACTCAACATGGTTTACAAAGAAAGTCGATATCGACAAAATCACAGATGAATATGTTGATTTTGATTTGACAATAGAAGAAATCGGTTGGCAAACGTCAGCCTCACCAGAACGTGGTGATATTGTAATACCTGATGAGTTCTTATTTAGAACGAAAGCAGAAGAAAAGCATATTGTAAATGTTAGACTGTATTATCGTATTGTAGAGGGTCAGGTTGTATTTGAAATTGACAAGAACTTTGATACAGCATTAGGGCAATATTCAGCAACATGGTCGCATGAGAAAGTAAGGGAGTTAGAATTAGAAAAGTATGGGCAGTAAAGTTAAGATTTTTATAATTGTAATCGTTCTTGTAATAGCAACGGCTGTGGGTATTTATATTTCAGACAACTTCTTAAACTTTCAGAACAAACAATTAAATAGTGCGAATGACGTTGCAACAGCATTTATCGAAAAGAGTTGCAATTTAAGAGGCAACTATCAAGGCACAGCAGAAGATTTTGAAAATAAAGACAAGATACACGCATTAACAAGACTGACAGCAAGTGATTTAAGTTCTAAGTATTTAGACTTTGCATATAACACAGATAGATACTTCACAGGTAAGAAAGTGTTTACAGATAATGTATTACATTTATCTAATGCTGAAAAGGTTGAACTTAAAAGACATCAAGCATTACCAAATGGTGATATAAAGTTATACTATAAGGTTACAATCAAACATTCACGATATAGTCAAGACTATGTAGATGGCATGCTAGAGGATACAGAAAATCTAACTTTTCATGATATATATGTCAGAGTAAACAGAGAAGGCAAAATTACTGAAACGAATATCAGTGGTTCAGTAGGAGTTTTCAACTGTTTCGGTAGTTAGGAGGCTAGAATATGGGATTGTGGCACTTTTTAACAACACCAGTTCCCACGTTGATTAAAGAAAATAAAGAAAAGAAGAAAAGGGAAGAAGAGCAGGCAAGGCTATCAAAACGCTATCACATTACCGAAAGTGGACCCAAGTTATGCCAAGCGAGTGTCAGAGAATGCCCTTATCATAAGCACTTCAACGATTTAAATGATGCTATGATATGTTATGACACATGGCAACAGGATAAGGCTAAGTATCCACATTTAAAAGATGAAAAGATATTAGAGCCAGGATATAATTACATCTGTAATATTAGCCAGTTTAAGGATACAAGTTGGTTAAGCAATCCTGACGAATGTACGCCTGATAGTTTTGCAGTATTGCTAACCAAGAACAACAACTTTGAGCGTGCTGTAAGAAGCAAACTAAACGGAATATTGGCAGACGCATTTCAACAGACAAATGATTTTCGTAGAAAGAGCACAAGCGATAGAGATTTTTACAGAGAAGGCCTTGTAAAAGAGAAAGATAGAGACCCTTTGTTCATGGCAAACCAAGAGATGTTGGCAAATATGCAAAATCATTATAAGATGACAGCACCTCTATCCGTATCACCGGATGCTGAAAAACTAAACCATCAGGGTGATGTTGTTGCCATCTTTAAGTATATTCAAGATAAAAACCCGTCAGCAATCGACTTGACGCAGGCGTTGAATTACACTATCGAAGATTATTATTTAGACGATAATACACCGATTAGAGTGTTTAGACATAAAGTAAGAAAGGAGCAAGAAGATGGCACAGTATCATAGATGTAAAGATGGCAGTATTGGTGAATGTCATGCACAGCCAGGTCGTTGCCCACTAATGCCTATCGAAGCACATTTTAATAACAAAAAGCAATGTGAAGAATTTAGCGATAGAATTAACTTCTTAGAGCAGAGTAAACTATATGACGATTTTGTTTTAGCAGACTTTGGTAGCAATATGACATCAGGCAACTGGTCAAATGTGTTTATAAGTTCTGACCAGATTGGTTTCTTAAAAACAGCAGATTTGCTAGTATTAAAGGAAGTCAATGAAAAGAAGAGTACAGATATCTATAATAAGATAAGAAACGGCGAAGATGTATCAATCGACCAGAAAATAAAACTAGATGAAATGACAATCGTTGACGAACTGGTAAATAAAGAATTAAAAGTTCGTGCAAGACTGGCAGAAGAAAAAGGTTGTGCAGTCATTGGTCGTAACGGCGATGGTTCATATATTTTAGAGAGTGCTGAGGAATAGGCACTCTCTTTGTTGTATAATTACTAGTAGAGAGGTACACAGTTTATGAACATTAGGTCAATTACAATAGCGATTGATTTTGATACAGTTGATACATATAATGAAATTCTTGAAAAATTAAATGGTTTCATTATTGTTAGCGACTATGATAAGACAGTAACAAGAGGCGATGAAATCACAATCAATATTATGCCCGGTAGTAATATTGAAGATTTGCTAAGGAGATTAGATGAGATAATGACGGAATATGATTATTTATTTCCTCGTTTACTATTCAAGGAGGAGTTAGATGCCAGAGATTTGTAATAATAAGACAATCAGAAAGAACTTTTTAGCCAAGGATGCCAATTTTAGAATAAACGCCGTTATTCATTCTGGTCAGTGGTACACACTGAATAAATGGGCAAAGTTGGCGCACGTAGAGGAACAAGAACTGAAACGTTTTTTAGAAGCAACAGACATACCGGTAATTCAAGAAAAGACATCTTATCGAGTAGACACAGAAGAAGTATTCAGATGGTATAACGAGAATAATTTAGATATTGAAAAGGCAATCGTACCAAATGATTTTAGTCCTCGTATATGGGGTGGTAAAACAGAAACGGACGCTTTATTAGAAACACCACAACATATTTCAAATATTCTCTTAATCTACTGTCCAGACACAAACGTTATACACAAGATTAAGCAAACATTAAAGGGTTACGCTTGGTGTGTTTATAATGACGTTAGAAAAGTACTAAAAGTATATACAACATCTTTTACATACGTTGAGCAGATTTTAGCAACACAATTGAGCAAACACGAATACGAAAGTTTAATTATTCATTATACAACACAACGTAAATGGCGTTCATTATCTGATTTTGATGAGGAGTTCTTAGGTGGGTTCTTGATGTTCTATAGCAATTTTAGTAAACAATGCTTAAAGCCATATATAGATACAATTGTGACTTATATTCCTTATAACGACCTTGAAAGTCAGATTAGAGAATGGGTTATGGTTGCGTTAAATAAGTTTGATGAAAAAGAGCCAGTTCCGTTTAGTGCCTACTTAAATAATTTCTTGCGTTTTAGACCGTATGAATTAGGTACAGATATGCTAGGTGAAGAACTTACAGTATTTCAGCGTGAGCATAGCAGACAGGCTAAAGCACTAGCAAATGAATTGCATATTAACATAGATGAAGTAGACGAGAACGTTATTAGAGAGCGTATGGGCTATGATGACAAAAATAAGTACTTCTTGTTGTTAGAACAGACGATTGAGTTCAATACATTAAAGAAAGCACATAGCCTTAACTGGGCAGATGACAAGAACACTGAAAAACAAGGCACGTCTATGTTTACGAAAAAAGAAAAGACTGATTATGATAGAGAGCGTCAGACATCTATCAGTCGAGCGATTGTCAGAGCAACATTGGCAAGTAAGCAGTATGAGGATTTTGATACATTGTTACAGAATAATTTTGAAGCAATTAAGTATCTGAATATTTCAAACGAGTTTAAACAAGCACTCATGGCAGAGTTGCAAAAGTAAAGGAAGAGTAAAATCTTCCTTTTTTCATTATTTTTTGAAGTTGAAAGTTAGTCCGAAAACGGTTTTTAGGAAGAATCCGTGTGACTTTTTTAGGTATGGAAAGGTCAAAAATGAAGAGGATGATGGACCATACCTAATCAACCTAAAACAGCCGTAAAAACCGTTCCTCCAGCAAGTCCCTAACCAACAAAACATAGTCTTGAAAAAGCCAAACAAAGATGATATATTTAATGAAGAGAAAGAGGTGTTTTCATAATGATATACTTATATAAAACAGATTTTAGATTATCAGCACCAATTAAAGAAGAAGATTTTGAAACAGCATTTAATTATTTAGTTGAAGATGAGATGGCTAATTATGTAGATGATGAAGTCAGAACAAGTCTGGTTTCTATGCGTTATGTACTAACACAGTTAGATAGAGGCACAGTATTCATCGTTGCCAAACGAGAGTTAACAGAAAACGAATTAGCAATCTTAAAACAGGAAATAGAAGGTCAGAATAGTGATGGTTTAGGTGAAGGTTTCTGTTCCCAAGACTTTGCAGAGCATGAAACAGATAATGGAGAATACGAAAGTATCTACATTGAAACAGAAGTTGCAACACCAGCCCTCGCAGCCGCTTAGTATGAAAAAGAAAATACAACTTGTTTTAATTACACTCTTCGGTGTTGCGTTGATTGCCGTATTAGTATTGCAAGAAGCATTTTTAAGTATTTATGATGTAGATAACTTAGAACGATTGTCAGAAGAGGTTAATTATGTATTACCGACACAAGGCGTGTCTGAAGTTGCAATAGCCATCATGCGTAGCAGAGAGTTAATTACAATTTCGTGTCTGGCACTTCTATTTATTGTGGTAATATTAGCACTTTTTGTAATTCTAAGAAGATAACCACTTGACAAACATCTACATTCATGTTAAGATAGGAAGTATTCAAAAAGGAGTACTGTCAAAAAAACATGAATAATAATAAGTTGATGTTATGTGATAAGCGTACAAGTTATAAACGTTACGCCGGATTTTTTCAAGGATTGCTAGTGCCTGTTTCAGAAGAAAGGCTAACAGGTAAAGCAAGATTAGAACATGATTTAAAATATGGGAAGATTGTTGCAGAGTATCGTAAGAATAACGGTACTGTTAAGCAAGACGAATATGAAGAAGCGTTTGAAGAACTGATTGCCAGTAATGTTGAGTTGGCTTATAAATGGGCGATGGACTTTCTGCATAATAAGAAAGAAAATCTTCATCTTTACACCACACAAATGGCTTGTAACGATGCAATGTTCGCATTGATTAAGTATGTAAAAAACAAGTACGACCCAAACAGAGGCTACATTGTAGCAACAGGTGCAAGTAAGAACGTTTTAAGAGAGTTGCAGAATAACTTTGCTGTAGCAGTATATGGTACAACTTCACAGTATCTGCCAAGAAATTTATCCCTAATTAATCAGTATTGGGAAAAGCATGAAAACAACGGTTCACTTGATGAACTGTCAAAAGAGATTGGTATCCCGAAAAGAACGGTCGAAAGCATGATGAATATTGGGAAGAGTTTTATCTCACTGAATACAGTTGTTGATGAACAATTTAATCATTCTAATGGCTTAAAAACTGAAATGCAAGACGTAATATCAGAAGATAACTTACAGGGTAAAAAGACACAGAAAGAAGATAAAGAACTGGTTGAGAAATTGTTATCATGTTTAACAGAGCAGGAAAAAGAAACAATCTATCAAAAATACGGCATGGGCAATCTAACAATGCCAGAGTTTTACAAAAAATATAGTCTATCACCAGCACAATATAAAGAAAATTGTGAAAAAGTGCTTGACAAGATTAAACAAAATTTGATATATTAAGAGTGTTAGAAAAATACACATATAAAAAGGAAAGGTTGATTTAACAAATGAGTAAGCATATTTTAGCAAAGGGTGTTATCGCTACAGCGTCATTAGTTACAGTTGGGGCACAAGTTACAACAGTAATGGCAGCCGAAGAGTTAACACCTGACGAAGTTGGTCACATGTCACAGCCAGAGGTTGACAGTCGTACTCCGCAAGAAGAACAGAATTTACAGAACGTAAATAGTCAGTTAGCAAGTGTAAACAGTCAAATTACACAATATACTAACGAACGTGCAGAGTTGGACAAGCAGATTGAAGCGAAGAAAGCAGAAATCGAAGCAGACAAAGCAAACCTCGCCAAGACAGAGGCAGAACTAACAGAAGCGTCAAAGACAGCAACAGACGCACAGACAGAAGCACAGGCAGCAGTTAATCAGTTGACCGCTGAAAAAGAGAAGTTAGAATCAGATAAGAAAGCATTAGAAGATAAGATTGAATCTTTAAAGAAAGAACAAACTGAACTAACACCTAAGGTTGCTGATATTGCACCATTAGAAGCAGATTTAATCGCTAAGACTTCTGAATTAAACGACAAGAAGGCAGAATTAGCAACACGTCAGGCCGCTCTTGATGGTGTAACACAGAAGTTAAACACATTACAAGAACAAAAGGCAACACTAACACAGGAACTCACAGCAAAACAAGATGAGTTAAAGGCGTTAGAAGCAAGCAAAACAGAAACAGAAAAGACACAGACAGATAAGACAGAAGAAAAGAATACACTTGATACACAGATTGCAGATGTTACACAGGCTATCACAAATAAGCAGTCTGAAATTGACGCATTAGGTGTTAACGAGGCTAGTCTTACAATTCAAAAGCAAAATCTTGAAAAGAACGTAGCAGATATCACAAGTGAAATCTCTACAATCGAACAAGATTTAGAAGCAAAGCGTAGTCGTCTAGCAGAAGTTACATCTCCTGAATTAAAGAATCAGATTCAGAGTAAGAAAGATGAAGTTGCAAACATTACAAGTCAAATTGCAACTTTAGACAACACAATCAATGAACAGACACAGGCTAAGACTACTGCCGAACAAGCAAAGACAACAGCAGAACAGGCTAAGTCCGCAAAAGAAGCAGAAAAGACAAATATCCAGACTTCTATTGATACGAAGACACAGGAGTTAGCAACACTTGAGGCTAAGCAGAAAGAAGTAGAAGATAAGATTGCACAGGCAACAGATAATTCTACATTCTTAAACTTCTTAAAGGCTAATGGTGGTTCAATTCCAACATTAAAGACTGGCACATTGAATGCAACAGCAACACAACCTCAAACTTGGGATGAATACCTTGAGTTCGTAATGAATACACCAATTAAGATGGTTGTTCAGAACAGTAAGGACTATAACCAAGTTAAGACAGTACGTGAATGGTTGAATGGTGATGAAACAGCATTAACATCGGCTAAGGATAACTTAATGCGTATGGTAAATACTGTTACAGAACTTAACAATCGCCGTAAGGCAGCCGGCTTAGAACCAGTTAAGGTTGATGTACGTAGTATGTTAACAGAGGCTATCGCAGTTGCTATTGGTGCTAATAATTATTGGTATCATGATTATGTAAACGGTGCAGATAACCTATTTACGGCAACAGGTAAAGAGGCTTGGTTCGGAGCAGACACAACTTATGAAAAGGAATCCATGAAAGGTTGGTGGGACGATGAAGTCGCATCAAACGGTGGACATTACAAGTGGTTCTCTGACCAGTACGGTAAGTTATATGCAGTCGCTCCTTACATGTACACTAAGGTTGGACCTAACCAACGTGACCATGTTGGTAAAGAAAATGTTCCTACATTCTACTCTGGTGCAGGTCTTGAAATCTTAGGCCAATCAAACACATCACACGCCTACAGTGATAAGAACCATGCAATTCCTCTATATCCATCAGAGGGCATTACAGACGATGCCAAGATGAAGGCATTCATGACAGAAGAGAATGGTTATTATACAGAAGAGCGTTTCCGTGAAATTGCTACTAACTGGGTAAATAAAGTTGTTCCACAGCAATTACAGGCTGAATTAGATAACGCAAAGGCAGCCGTTGAAGCCAAGAAGGCTGAAAAGGCCCAGGCTGAACAGAAGTTGGCAGAGATTAACAAGGCTATTGATGAAACTGTAAAGACAATCAGTGCTGAACAGGCTAAGATTGACAACGCTACAAATGCTATCAATACAGCAACTAGTGATAAGGCTACAGCAACACAGAAGAAGACTGAGGCTGAACAGAAGTTACATGACCTTGAGCAGATGGCCGCTAATGCTACAGCAGAAGCACAGCAGTTAGCAACACAGATTAGTGCATTAGAGAGCAATCTTGCAACAAAGAACGGTGCATTAACAAACGCTAAGCAAGCATTAGAACAGTTCAATGAAACAAATAAGAAGTTCAATCAGTTAATGGCTGAAAAGAACGCCCTTGTAAGTGATAAGACAGACAAGCAAGATAAGTTAAGTAAGGTTGTTGCTGAACTTGCAGACACAGCAAACAAGTTAGCAGATGTTCAGAGCAAGATTGTGGCTAAGAATGCCGAAATCAGTGCTAAGAACGCTGAAATCAATAACAAGAACAACGAAATCACACCTGTTGAAGCAGACAAGAGTACCAAGGCTCAATTAGTAGCAGACCAGCAAGCCCTTGTAGACGCTCAAAGCACATTAGTTGAACAGGCTAAGCAGTTGCTTGAAACACAGAAGAACATTAACAAGCGTGTTGATGAAATTAACGCAGAATTACCAACATTGAACCCTACAATGTATGATGCTGATATTGCAACAAAGGCAACAGAATTAGCCTCTGCAAACGATGTTCTAGCAGATAAGACAGCGAAAGCAACAGCAAGTAGCGATAAGTTAAACAAGTTCAAGTCAGAATACGAAGCACGTCATTCAGACGAGTTCACAACAGTTAGTGACTTAGGCTTACATGAAGCAGAACTTAACTCTCTCATGGGTAACTTAGAAGCAAACATCAACAAGTTATCAGAACTTGCAAACTCTAAGACAACGCTTGAAAGTGATAGTAAGATTGTTGCAAACAACATTGCACTATTGAATAAGGCGTCAGAAGGTTTCAAAGCAATTCTAGCAAATCTAGCACGTATCGAGGCTGAACAGAAGCAATTAGCACTTGAGCAGTCAACTAAGGATGCTGAAAAGAAGGCAGAAGAAGCGAAGAAACAAGAAGAATCTAAGAAGCAAGAAGAAAAGAAAGATAACAAGCACGAAAACAAGACTGAGGAAAGCAAGAAGGCTGATGAAGAGTCAACAGCAGTTGAAGAAACTGAAAGCAAGAAACTTGCAATCGACCCAATGCTTATCGCAGGTGGCACAGTACTCGCAGTTGGTGGTGGTTTCATTATCTATCTAGCAGGTAAAAAGAAGAAGGAAGAGGAAGAGAAGTAATCAACCTTCTGAAATAACAAAGACAGGCTCTACCGAATAAGTAGGGCCTTCTTTTTTTGATATAGATAAAAGTTGTATAATATAACTTATAGAGAGGAAGTTGATGAATGAAACGAAGTACGATATTATATTCAGCACTACTAATTGGCGCTCTAGCACATTCAACAATATCACAGGTATATGCCGAAGATGTTGCACCAATTAACAGCGTTGAAAATGAACAAATGATGATGGTATCATTACCATTCAATTCACCTAAAAATCTGAAAAAAGAAATTAAGAAGATGATTTTAGATGAATACATCAAGGAACATCCAGAAAAGTCAGATATTGACTATGATAAAACAGAAATCACATTAGATAAGGAAATTGATTTAACAGATAAGAACGCACAAATCAAGAAAGTGTCAATTAATTTCCACTATAGTGATAAGTCAGATGTTTCCTTAGTTCCTGATTTAGTGAAACAAATATCACTATCTGTTACAGAGGGTGACCCAGTACTAGAACTAAAGAAAACTGAAATCAGTATTGTTAAAACAACAGACTACGATTTAAATAGTCTTGTTGCATTTAGCGGTTCTTATAATGGCGTATCAGGAGCATTTACAATCGACACCAAGAACTTTGATAAGAACCAAGTCGGTAAGTATGAAATTGAATATAAATACGCAGATGTTACAGGTAAGATAGCAACACAAAAATTAACAGTGAACGTTACAGAGCAAAAAACATTTTTCTATAACACAGATGGTGAGTTGCTTGGTGAAGCAGATGGTATTCAGGATGAAACAGCGTTCCCAGAAATTGCTGATTACAATATTACAGAGCAGAAAACAGAGGGTGGAAATCAATTCTATACATTAGAAAAGAAGCCTTACATTGCACCTGTTCAGAACACAAGAGGCAACACTACACAGTCAATTAACTATCAGCCGATTATTGCAGGTGGTGATTATGTGCAACAAGCATTAAGTGCAGTTGGTAGAGTCCCATACGTTTGGGGTGGAGTTACACCTGATGGTTGGGACTGTTCAGGCATGGTTCAGTACTTGACAGGTATTGGTGCCAGAACAGCAGAACAGCAGTCTTATACAGGCACAAGACATTATGACATTTATAACGCACCTTACGGAGCATTGTATTTCTATGACACAGGTGCAGGTGCATATCATGTAGGTATTTCATTAGGTAATGGTTCTATGGTACATGCGGCCAATGCGAATGACGGTACCATTGTTACGAATATTCAATATTTCACTCCAACATACTGGGTAATGCCAGGGCAGTAATTTTCGATATATAAGACAATAAGGGAGAAGTATTTATGGAAGATGATGTGTTATGGGAAGACAAAAAGCATATTCTAGCGTGGCCTATCAGTTTCACGAAATACACAGTTGTATACAATAAGTTACATATTGAAAGAGGTTTAGTAAATACAACCTATGACGAAGTAATGTTGTATAGAGTCATTGATTGCAGATGTACTGTAAATCTTATGCAAAGATTATGTGGAACAGGCAATGTCATTTTGTTTACGATTGATAAAACTTCTCCTGTTGTTGTTTTAGAGAACATTAAAAATCCGTTAAGGGTAAAAGACTTTTTGAGTGAGTTATGCTTGAAAGAAAGACGAGCAAACAATCTCATTGAAATGGCATAGAAAAGGAGAGTTTAAAATGGGTAAAGCAGTTGGTTACATAAAGAATATTTTCTGGTTTGTTGTATTTGGTGCTATTTTACTAGCAGTCTTATCATTGTTTAATTATGACATTGTGGCTGTATTTGTATGGGCATGGGACAAGATTGTAAACTGGATAGTTAGACTAGCAGGGTACTTTGTATCGCTACCAATATTTAGGGCATTCTTTAAGGCGTAAGGTTAAGACCTACGCTTTTTTCTTGTATAATATAAAGAGCAGAGAGGTGACATACATGGCAGAAGATATTATTAAACTACCCGAATATCCTGATTTTGAAGATTTACATACCATTCATAGTGAAGGTTCTTTTTGGGACCATAATGAAATAGATAACTTAAACAGTACTCTTATTAGAACTGTTTTAAATTTAAAAGAAGTTACTAGACAGATTAATGATTATGAAAGACAACGCACACAACTAGATTTAGAATACAAGCATAAGTTTAGACGTTTAATGGTTGATTCAACAGTTAAGACTGAAAGCCAGAAGAAACGCATTGCGGAAATCGAATGTGAAGATTTAGAGTTTAGACTTGCGTATATTGATGAAGTAATCAATGAATTAACTAAAATTTCTCAATCATTAAGAATTGACCTTGACATCTTAAAGACGATTGGTTTCAATATCCGTCAGGAGTTAAAGTTGTAATGCGTAAAAAACGCAGAAGATTAAGAAAGTGGGTTGTATCAACATTGCAAGGAATAACTGTAGTATCACTTGTGTTTGCTTTTACGTTGTTAGCACCATTTAAAATAGCAGTCGTGTCTGGCAGTTCTATGGAAACAACATTGCATGATAAAGATGTTCTCATATTTTTAAAACATGCACGTATATTAAATGATGATGTGGTTATCTTTCAATCACCATCATCTTGGGGTTTGAAGAAAGAATGGCTCATAAAGAGAGTTGTTGCAAAGCCTGGCGATAGGTTAACAATCAAAGATGGCTCAATTTATGTAAATAACAAACTCTATGATACGTTTGTTTCCAATAGTACGAGAGAATTAGATGAAGAGATTGATGGTTACTTTGTAATGGGTGACAATAGAGGCCATTCTTATGATAGCCTAGCACGTTTTCTAAAAGATAGAGATGACTATTTAATTCACGATATTCATTACAGTAAGGATATTAAAAAGAAATGAATAAACTATATACAATTGTAAATAAGAGTGATGTTTATATTCTGAATAAAGTTAGAGAAGTCTATACAGACTGGGGTTACACTTATGAACAGATATTGACCTATACAGAGTGGCAAGACGGCTTATCATCACAAGCATCTTTATTTTTACCTTATTTTGTCAAGTTGGACTTAACGAATGAAAAGAACAGGACAGTATTCAGAGATTTGGTTAAAAAGAAAAAGTTTGCAGATAACTGGTTTGGTAATGGCGTAATCATCGTATGTAATTCAGCGCCTGGTAAATGGTTAAAAGAATTTACAGAAAAATATGGAGGAACTTATGACGAAGAAGTGACGATTGATAGTCTTTTAGAAACAATCAATTTATCAAAAGAAAATAAAGACTTTGTGAAGTATTATGTTGGTGACAGCACAGAAGATTTACTAATTATCAGAAACACACTAGCAAATATTGAAAACACTGAAAACTTAACAGTTGAAGAATTGTATTCTTATTTACCGAATAAGATGGGTTCAGTACCACCCTGGGAACTGATAAATGCCATTATGAAAGGAAATCTAGCAGTGGTAGAGCAAGAGTTTCAACGAGTAATCGTCAATACACATCCGTTAGTTTTGATTAAGTTGCTAAAGAATAAATTTAGTGATTTTGTTACGTATAGGGAATTAATTGCAAATAAAGTGTCAGAAAAAGAGATTTGTGCATTACTAGGATACAATAGTCCATACAGATTGATTGACTTCAAACGTAGCAGATGTAAACATGTTGATTCAATTATGAATCTGATTTACACCTACGAATTTAAATTAAAGGAAGGTAGTTCGTTCTTGCCTAACGAAAAAGATTTGGTACATGCTTTAATTGTGAAAATAGTGTTAATGATAAAGTGAAAGACTAGGGTATTATGCCTAGTCTTTTTTGACAACGGCCAGTAGGCTTTCCAGAGACGGTTTAATGCCAAACGATAACATACTCATTAAAACCGTAGAAACATCTGGAAACACCTAATACCGTTGTGGTCCAGTGTTTTAATGCCATATGTTAAAGACAAAAAGTTAAAAGTTTAAAATTCTAACTAGAAATTAGTGTTTTTCGTGATATAATAGATGTAGATAAGGAGAGCAAACAGATGACAAAGGTTAGAGCATTGAATAAAGATGGTAAAATTACCTGGTGTACCGCTAAAGTACCAGGACATGGCAACTGTAATCACGTTATGCACCAGATAAATGGCATGACAGACGAGCAATTTCAGCAATCGGTAGATGAATATAATGAAAAACTTGCAAAAGAAACAGCGGAATCATGCAATAATTCCTCAACGTATAATAGACTTGTAGAAGATATGCTGAATGACTATAGCGTTTATCAGGCAGTTGGTGATGACGAAGAATTGTTCCGTAAGGCAAAATATAATATTGAAAACAATGACGATGAAGTATTGAGTGCAGATACAAGAGGAGAACTCGACAAGAAGATTTACGACTTCTACCAAGACACAATTGAGGATGCTATTATAGATAAGTTGGATAATGGTGAAGAATGTGAATACGGTAGAGTTATCGAGCATGCAGGTGGTAGAGATGTACCTGACGACTATGAATATAAAGTTAGTTTTAAACCTAGCGATGTTGAGAACATTTTAGAGGATGACAGTATTGTTAGTAATATGAAACTTAACATCACAAAAGCAGATGATGGTAAGTACTATGCGGTAAATGTGTATTAAATTAAGAGGAGCGTAAAAACTTCTCTTTTTTCATTATTTTTTGAGGTTACAAATTAGTCCGAAAACGGTTTTTAGGAAGAATCCGTGTGACTTTTTTAGGTTAAAAACACCTAAAAACGAAGGGGATGATATACTATACCTCCCCAACCTAAAACAGCCGTTAAAACCGATTTGGCCACAACTTGACAACCCAACATGACTATGATAGAATGATTAATGAGAAAGCGAGTAAAATATGAAAAAATATAATCTAATCAGAATTAAAAACGGTAAAGAACAAAACATTTTAAACAATGGTACTTTAATAGACTGTCTATTTGATTTAGAGAACGAGTTAAGATTACACCAACTAGTCATTATAAAGGCAGAAGACAACAAATTTCACACATCGGACTTAAAAGTAGTATATGAAATCAGAAAGGTATAAAGCCATGCTTAGAATCGGACATATTTCAGACATTCATTTAGGTTATCGTTCAGGTAAACTAGTAACAGAGCAAGATATTAATTTAAGAGAGCAAGACGGCTACGATGCTTTAAATAAAGTGATTGATGATATGATACAGAGTAAGGTTGATTGTGTTTTATGCACAGGTGATTTCTTTCATAGCCCAAATCCTACAATCAAGACAATTCATGAAGGCATATCAGCAGTTAAAAAGTTGTCAGACAATCATATTCCCTTTTACTGTTTAGCAGGTAACCATGACAGTTCAGATATCTTAAAAGAAATACCGAGTAGTGATGTATTAAATATACCTGAAATTCAGATGTATTCTTATACAGAGCCTTATATTATTGTAGGACTAAAGGATAATGTTTTATTACACTTAGTATCACATCATGGTTACAATAAACAGTTAAAAACTATGGAGAACGTAAAGCCTATTGACGGCAAAATCAATATCTTATGTACTCATGGTTCTATTTACGACCCTAATTCTAATACAGTCTTGCATACAGAAGCAGAACCAAGAGAAATTGTAATACCTCAAGATGTATTAAACCTTAACTGGAATCTTATCTTACTAGGACATATTCACGAGCGTGGCTGGGTTATTAAAAATAGAGTATTCTACGGTGGCTCATTATTTAGACGTGGTTTCAGTGATAAAGCAGGTGATAGAGGCTGGACAGAATGGGTCATTAATGATACAGGCATAAAGCCAATCTTACATAATATACCACAGCGACCACAGTATGATATTGTACTAAACTGTAATAATCTCTCTATTCAAGAAATAGAAGATTTGATTGCAGATAATCTGAATAAAATTAATCAAGAAGAAGCGCCAATTGTAAGGTTAAATTTCATCAATATTACAAAGATAAACAAACAACAAATCAACTGGAAGAGATTTAATGATATTACAAAACATTTCTTATCATTCGGTACAAAATACGAACTAAAGGAAGAGCAACAGTTACAAAAGCAAGAGCATTCAGTATCACAAACGCTGTTAGGTAGTTACAATAACTACTGGCAACAAGCGAAAGATAATTATGATACAACAATTCAACCAGACATCAACCATAATAGTGAAGATTATCTGAAAACGAGTCAGAATAAAGTTTTAAATACAGATTGACAAACAATGGTAACCAATGTTAGAATAGAAAAGTAAAAGAAAGAGGTAAGGTAATGAAACCACAGGAAATATATAAGAGTAATGAAGATATCACAGAAAAAGGCTTGTTCAAGACAACAGTCCTTGCAGGCAACGGTATCTTTGAGATTCACAAGTCATGGATTGGTGAATCATTGAAGAAAGTAGAAGATTATAAATGTTTTGGTTTACCAGAGTTACAAGAATCAATCACTGTAACATCTGACGAACTACCGAAGATTCCAGCAGAAGCAATCAAGTATGTCATCAAGTGGTATCGTGATACAACGTTAGCAACTGGCAAAGAGGCGCAAATCAACTTCTATAATGCCAAGGGTAAGCGAACACTAAAGGTAAACAATGTTGAAAAGAATCTAAAAGATATCAAGGGTATTCACTTCTGGTCAGACGAATTATTCAGTTATACACCAGAACAGCGTAACAGTGCGGCCTTAACATCAACAACAGACGAAGTGTACAACGCATTAAATACTTATATTGGAATGTATGTTGAAACACACTCACATAACAGTATGCAGGCGTTCGCATCTGGTACAGACCTTGCAAACTCTAAGGTAAATGCATTACAGTTAGTATTCGGTCAGTTAAACACAGATAGTGTTCAAATGCACACATGGATTACAGTATGTGGCGTAACATCTGAATATGTTGCAGAAGATATTGTAAGTAAATTCGTTGAACTACCAGAACATCGAGTAGCAGACGATAAGAAGTATTACTATGATATTAAAGATATTCTCAATATTAACTTCGATGAAAAGTTAATTGCAGAATGGGAAGACCAAGTAGTGAAGTACACAGTTCCTTATGTTCAGAGCGTATTCCCAACAAAGCACAAGAGCAAGACAACTCATACAACAACACCAGACTGGTACGGTCGTTACCGTCAAACATCTTATTATGATTACTATGATTTCAGTAATAATTATGATAGTGAACCTTCTGATATCTGGGAAGACTATAATAAGGATACAACTTATACAAGTCTTAAAGAGTTACTGCCTAAGAGAATCTTCAACAATCGTATGGACAACAAATACCAGAGCCTATTGGCTTTCCTTGATAAGAACTTCACATTAGATGAAGGCGTAGACCCAGAGGACCTTATTCGTGATATCAAGGCAGTCTTAAAGAAGGTGAGAAAATGGTAGTTAGTAATACAGAAATTAGTCTTATCATTAAGGATAAGTTACAGCGTTTAAAGCAGACAGATTACCCTAGCATGATGTATGATATGTTCTACCGCAATGCTGATAGAGCGTTATATGTTGAACCGTTCAATACAGAGCGTAAAACATTTACAGATTGTGGCTTTCAATTCTTAGGATGCTTTGAAGTAAAGCAAGATAATACTTTCACAATTCAATACGAACCGGGTGTGGCTAATTAAGCCACATCTTTTTTGATATAGATAGAAGTGAAAGAAGGGCAAAAATGCTAAAGAAAAAGTTAATAACATTATTTTTAATTGCGTCTTGTGCTATGAATCTGCCAGTACATGCAGACGATACAATAGTACCAACAGAGGCAACAATAGGAGCGTATTATTCAGCAAATGACGTGCTAAAAAAACGCTCACGACAATACAATCTTACAACATGAGATTGAAAGTCAGTTAGCAAGTGCAACAGACCTCGCTAACATCGAAGAAGTACAAACAAAAATCAATCAGTTAAAAGACTATCAAAGAGGTCAGTATCAAACCCAATTAGATAGCAAAAAAGCAGAGATTGAAGAACGTATCAGACAAGAACAAGAAGAGGCAGAACGACAAGCAAGACAGGCTTCTCGTGGAGGCTATTCTTACTCTTATTCTAATTCTGGTTATGCTCCTTCATATAATGGTGGAGGCGTATGGACACCATCTTACGGCTATGCGAATTGCAATCAGGGTGCTGTAGACCAAGGTGGTTTATGGGAATGGACACCTGGTTATTACGCCGCGCACAACTATACGCCAGAAGGTCAGATGATTGCATCAACACCTAACGAAGTGAATATTGGTGGAAGAACTTATGTATACGACCACACCGAATATGGTTCTCATAACGATGCGTATATTCCAGCACATAGACTGGCTGGTGATGGCTCCATCTGGATGCAGACTTGCGTGAACGGAGCAGGAGACTTCATGGTAAATCGCTACGTCCCTAAAAACTAGGGGTTGACATCGTTTCAGACACATGCTAATATGAAGCCATGAGAAGAAATAGACGAAGAAATGAATTTAATATCTTATTAGCAAAAACTCTAGTTGGTTTCATGGCAATGCTCGTACTTAGTGCTATTTGGAATACAATCATGAGTAAGTATCACTTAAACAGTACAGCGGTTGGTGGAGCAATCGTTATGTTGCTGATTCCTGTAGCAATTTACCGAGTGTCAAAGAAAATTATTATAGCATTAAAAGAGGACAATTTCATTTAACAGAAATTGCCTCTTGTTTTTTATTTACACCTATGCTACAATAATACAGTAAAAGAGGTGCTAACATGATAAAAGAGTTTAATGTAAACACAGAAAACAAGACATATAAAGACGGTATGTTCAACCGTAAGTTAGACGAATCAACTTTCGTAAAGTTCAAAACAACAAACAGCCTATTACGCAAACCAAAGATTGATAACCCAGATATTGAAGAAGGCATTGTGTATTGTGATTTTGAATGCGAAGCAGTTGTATATAAGTTACCGCCACAAGAGTTACGTATTGAGGCTATGGACCGTAAAGACAAATACTACCACATGTGGTCAAACGAGTGTTATTTCATCTACAGGAATGGTTATTGGGGAATGGTTTCGTCAGATGACTGGAGAAAAATTCCTTTCTTCTTTACTAACATGTTCAGCGCCCACAGAGAATATGTTCTTGGTGATAAGAACTATCATTACTATAAGATTTGCCACGGTCACACTTTAGATGGCAGAGATACTTCATTTGAAGGTATTCTCTTACATATCAAACAATATATTATGGCAATTATTCAAGGTCAACCAAATACAGACTTAGATACAGTAGCACAATTTTGTACAACAATCAGAGATAATAGAGATAAATTGTTAAGATACACCATGGTTGCATATAAGACGATTGCAGAGTTACAAAAAGATATTAAGACAAAGCAAGATGCTATCAACTGGTATAAAACATATAAAGATTTACCAGAGAGAATTGTTACAGCGTATAACGAAGCATATCCATTAGAGAACATTTGTAAAGAGGTGAGATAATGAGTAGATACAGTGATTTTGAAAGAAGTAGACGTACATGTTTGAATACTGACATTGACAGCGTTAAAGGTGTCGCAGAATATCCTAGCCCAGCACACCCTGTAAAGTGTGTCATGCTAAAGCCTCGCTACCGTGGATATGGCAATATTACTGTCCTCTACCAAGAAGTTGATAACAGAATTGCCGTTGTAAAAAGTCTTAATGAATCAGTAAGTGGTGGTAACAAGGCAGAAGAAGTCAAAAAGACACCTTTCTTACAACCAGGTATTGTAAAATATGAAGGTGAGTACTATAATGTTTTTAAACAGAGCGGAAACCTAGAGGTGGTAAAATTATGATTGAACAAACTTATGTAGTCCAAGTACCAAGTTTCAACTATCACGCTGACACAAACGCAGTAATTTCAAAACTTGGGCATGTTATTGCATATAAAAAAGATAATACAATAGCCTTCGCAGAGGTTGAACCATTCCGTGTATGCACCAACGGTGTAATTAAAAATATGTACACTAGACCGGTTATGGGAATCCGTAAGGACGCAATTGACAAGGATAGGCTGATGGCGATGTTTACTCATGGTAAAAAACATACAGCAGAACTTGTTGAACAGTATGCAAATGACAATCCTTATTTATTGTTTTCTGTATTACATAATTTAAGATATAAGCCAACAGTCTGGGCAGATGTAGACACAAGTAAGTGCATATATGTAGATGCTTATGATACAAGTAATGGCCCTACTGTAATGATGCACAAAAATGGTTGCTCCTGTAATGTTTATGCGTCACTACACAACGAGCGTTACGATGTAGAAGAAGATAAGTGCAATTTCATAGGTTACGTTCATAGACATATTTGTACAAATACAACGGAACCAGAGCCTAAGCCTGTCGTAAAAGAACCTGTAAAGCAAGAGAAGATAATTGATAAGAGTTCTCATAGATATCAAACGTTGTATACTCTATGTAACGGTAATGAAGAATTAATTAAAAAGATGTATTAGACTGGGTTGCAGACCAGTCTTTTTTATGTTAAAATAGTGGAGTAAGAGGTGATACCATGAAAAATACAGTGGCTTATAAAATATACGATACGTTGAGAGAGAATGGCGCTGACCTACCTAGTTATGATGCGTACTTTCACGGCGATGATATTTACTATGAAGTGCTACCAAGACCAATCTATTATATGATGGAACAAGATGAAAAATATCACCAGTTGTTAGATGACATGCAGAATGGTGAGATTCTACAACTAACACCAACGCAAAAGAAGGAAATTGTCGCAGACTTCTTACATTTTGACGTAGATGATATCTATAGTACCAGTCGTGATGAAGACAACAACATTAGACTGTACCTAAATAATAAACAGAAATTGTTCCCTAGAATTGCGTATGAAACAGGTGGTGCAATGAGATACATATTCAAGGTTACAGACGATGATAACGAAAAATTTGAAATCATAATTAGGGGGTGGAATTCATGATACAGTTAGGACAATTAAATAAAGAAAATCTAACAGTAAAAAAGGGGATGTTCACTAAAAAATTAACAGTTGCAGACGAGGCAAAGTTCCCTGTTACTGAAAATACTAATATAAGACTTACAGGATTCACTTTAGAAGAATCCTTAGTAGAAGAAGGTATATGTTTTACAGACCCAGAAGATGATTTCATCGTTTTTAAACTAAAGCCAACTCTTGTATGTATGAATTTGTTTGATAGCAGTTCAACAGTTAAATACTGGACAAACACAGCATATTTTGCGTATTATGAAGGTTCTTTATGGCTAAGAATTACAAATAACAAGTTGCCGTTCTTCATTACGAACGTATATTCAGGTAGTTCAACACTTTATAAAAACCGTTATATGAAACTATGTGTTGGCACAGCATGGAATAATATGCCTCATGGATATGAAAACTTCCTAAAAGACCCAAAGTCGTTTATCTTAAAGTTTTTAGAAACGGCACCAAATACTGATTTATCTTTTAGACGCCAGTTTGAAGATATCAGTGCAACACATGCGCAAATCAGAAAGTATTATAGAAAGTTAGAAAATCTGCAAAAAGACATTAAGACAGTAGAAGAAGCAAAACTGTGGTATAGAAAGAACGGTAACAGTTGGTACTTATAAGGAGTATAAAATATGAATTTTAACGAAATACGAAAAGCAAACAGAACAGACTTTAAAATCGTTAATTTGACAAAAGAAGAGTTGCTACAGCAAGACTTAAAATGTGTTGTCTTGAATGGCAAACATGTGTTCTTTTTTATCACTCAACAAGGTGATTTTACGATTTATAACATTGTACCGAATGCGGTAGCACTATTACAAACAGAAAATATCGTAAGTGATGCAGATATAGCGATACAAGAAGTCTTGAATCCTAAGACGTTAAAAGAACAGTTAAGACTAAAACCAGGAGTTGTAAAACATAATGGGTATAATATCAATGTGTATCTAGGTATAGACGGACAGTACCATGCAAAGGTTGTTTGACAGACTGTAAGCAATCTGCTAAAATAAGAGAGTGAGGTGAGAGCATGAAGCAAATTGAAGGTTTCACAAAAAGAGATGTAACACTAGACTTTAACCTTAGAGGACATTTTAGAGTGAGTGCGATTCATCGTAAAGGCACTTATGGACAGAGATTAACGTTGTATCATAATCATACATTTATGAGCGTAGAGCCATTTGACCTTACAAAAACTATGAAAATGTATATGCCTTTATGCCCTATTCTCACAATACCAAAAACAGAGAACAAACTTTTAAACCAGATTTATCAAGCGTTGCCAGAAGAACAAAAAGCAGTTTATGATAAGAATAAAAGCAAGCATAAAGGGTTAATCTTCTTTACTTGCTTTGCAATTTATGAAAAGGATGCTAGACTAAACACAGTAGATAAGTCTTTTATCAATATCAGTAGCAGTCGAGCGTATATTAACTTTACAACAGGTGAGCGTAATATATTGCCATTAAACTTGACAGACGATAAAGAGACATTTAAGTCGTTTATTGATAGTCATACAACAGTCTATAAAAAAGAAGTCGATACTAAGTCTGAACGTTATCAGAAGTTGCTTAGACTTGTGAATGGTAATGAGGAACTTGCTAGAAAGATGTATGGTGAATGATGGATAATGTAATGACAGAGGCAACAAAACGTAAGTTGCTAGAGTTCTTGTTGCAGAATAAAGTAAACCTCTATACAGAGCAAGATAAGGCTAGAGTATTTACATTACACATGGACTTGAATGCATATATTCTTCATAAATATCTGAAACCAGACGAGGAACAGTTACAGTACGCAATAGACAACGATGGTTTTAAAATCTATAAAGATTATTTAAAAGATTATGAGAATGCTGTATTAGATTTCTTAGAATTAAAAGATATTAAACCTGAAAAGATTGAATTAAATAGAAGTACACCAAATGACTTTGCAAGCATTATAATCATATTCAGTTTACAACGATTGAAACAAACAAAGAAATTAGCAAGTTTTATGAAGTTCTACAAGCAGTGTATCCTTGAAACAAAAGGTACACTTAAATATGAATTTGAAGTAGAAAATAGAAGAATAACTTTTCAAATAAAATTTGTTGAAAAGATGTTGACAGAAGATTAAAGTCATGCTAAGATATAGCCATAAAAGAAAGAAAGAAAGAAAAAACGAGGTAAAACAAAATGACAGAAAACACAGTAGCAGTACGCCACATCAACTTCCAGGGTGAACGTTACGATGTACCGGCAGACATGACAGCAGAGCAGTTACTTGAAATGATTGCAGTTGACATGAACGAGTACACAATGGCAACAGACGAAGACACACTATTCTTAATGCCTAAGACTGGTTCAAAGGGAGCCGATGAGGACGAGGATGAAGACCCTTTTGAAGAAGTTGAAATCGAAGTGACAACAGAAGACCCAACACGAGAGGCATTAAAGACAGCATGCGGTGAAGGTATCAAGGTTCTTCCATTAGGAAACAACATCAAGGAAGTTCGCATGAAGGATGGCAAGTTAGTGCCAGTAGTTTATCACACAGCAGAAGAAATCTACGATAAGTTAGAAGAAATCGAAGCAAAGTTAGACGCTTTGTTAGCGAAGTAAACGCTCACTAAGAGCGTTTTTTTTGATATATTCTGTAAAAGAGGTGTTAACATGAAATTTCATATTACAGATAATGGAGCGGTTAAAAGATGTATTGCTATCTTTAGACCTTGTAAATATGGTTGTCATTTTTCATCATTAGAACAGGGTAACCGAGTAAATGACCTCATTCACACAGGTCAAGCAGAAACACAGCAAGAAGCAAAAGTAATAGTTTTAAAAGAGCAATATAATGCCTATTCCAGAGCGGCCAAGACCTACAAAGAAAATCATGATGTATTTGACGATAAACTAACGTTAGAGCCTGGCAATACCTATGGAAATGAACAGGCAGACATTCTAAGCGATATTAAAGATAAAAAGAAAGAAATAGAGCAGTTAAGAGCGTTAAATATTGAAGCATTTCATAGAATAGACGACTTAAAAGACGATAAATCAAAGAGAGCAGATGAAATCGTGGAAGAATCTTATCAGGAAATGTGTAGAAACGATGACGAAATAGACGGTTTGCGTCAGGATATTACTGAACTTGAGGGCACTATGGAAAATGCTAAGCGTATGCAGAAGAAGTCATCTATGTACTTCAATGAAGTCAATGACAAAGAATACGCAATAACTATTCATAACGCAAGATTTACAGATAGTGGTATCCTCATTAACAATGTACAGATAGACAATAATGGTAGAATACAGAACCTGTATATAGAAGAAGGAAACAAGTTAAGCCAGATTTTTGAAATCACGTCAGATAAACGTTTTTTGACTTACGATTTTGAAGAAGTGCCAACAAGTTACCGCAATATTGTTACATTAGAACAAGACGGTGACGAGTACGAGTCTATGGATATGCTGATTTAACAGAAAATTTTAAGTTCTGAATCGGTCCGAAAACGGTTTTTAGGAAGAATCCGTGTGACTTTTTAGGTTAAAAACACCTAAAAGCAAAGGGGATGATATACTATACCTCCCCAACCTAAATTGCTGTTTAAAACCGTTCTCCATGCGGTTTACAATTATACTCAAACAGCAAGAGTAAAAGCAAAAAGTTGTATAATATAGTAGAAGAAACAAAACTGATATATAAGTCAGCAGTAAAAAAGAGAGGAGGGCATGAGTTATGTCCGAAAACAATAATGAACAACTTACATTAGCGAATGCCCTCAAATCTATAGGTGTTCAAAACAATAACGCACTAGTAAATGAATCTTTCTCACGTTTAAAGGGTGTTAAGGTTGTGAACAATCTAAAAGAATATTATGATGTATACAGTAAACCTTTTACTGATTCAGATATGAGCGTAGGCTCTGCCATCGGTGGTAGTTACCAACTTGGTGTAGCAACAATATATCGTGAAGAAGGCCAACATTGGAAGAATAAAGCATATATTTTTGATGACTTTACAATTCAGAAGTTAAATCAAGATACGATTGAACATTTATATTTTACAAACGGCATCTATGCAACCGCTAAGACACTTGTTATTGAACAAGCAGGTAGATACGCTAGAGAAAATAATTATGATGAGTATGGGTTTGCAAAGACAACAAAAAACTATCAAATGAGAAAAGCATTGTTCGATTTCTACCATAATGGTGTCAAGATGGAAACCAAGATAATTGAAATTGACAGCAAGAAGATTTTCCAATGCACAAAAGACAATCTTCGTGGTTTCACAGGTTATGATATTGATATTGACAACGTTGACTATGAAAGAGCATGTAATCTATGTAATGATATTGAAAACCATGTGATTCCTAAGCCTACATTCATCGTTGTGACAGGAACAGGTGTTCATTTAAAATACACGTTCCCAGAGCCTATTGCATTAAAGAATAACGCAGAAATTGAGAAGTACGAAACCATGCAAGGTTTGTTCTCACGTAAGTTTACTCATAACCCACGTTACTGTGGTAAGGAAGAGGAAACTGGTTCTTTCCAGCATGATTTACCTCTCGGTCAGTTGATGCGTGCGGTAGGTAATATGTACGATAAGATTCCAGGTTGCCGTGTTAGAACAGAATGTTACACATCTGGTTTGTATCATAATATTAACGACTTGAATAGATGGGCCGATATTCCTGAAATCGAAATAGTTAAAAAACCTGCTGTCTTAAAGTATGACAGTTCTAAAGCACGTAAACTATCACAGAGTGAGTACAATAAACTTTATAACAGTTTTATCATCGAAACTCTAGGTCATAGAACACAACATAGAAATCTATTATTCCATCACATGCTAGTAGAAGGTGGCATGTCTTTTGAAAATGCTTTAGCAGAAATTAACAGAATGACAGGAGAACTCAATAGGTTATATCCTGTTGAAGGCAACGCCGTTCGTTTATTGACTGAAAAAGAAGCCAAGACTTACGACCCAAATAGTGACACATTCAACATTGCATACTACTTCAAGTATTTAAGCGTTGGTGCAATGGTAAATCACTTTATTTATAAAAAGCATATCAGAGTTGAAAAGCGTAGAACTGGTTTAAACACTAGTGAAAACATGAAAAAAGTAAACCAAGAAATCGTTCACAATATTGGTTTACGTTCAGAGTGTTTATTGTACGCTTTGGTAAATAGTTTGAATAATGATAGAGAGAACAAGTCTGGAGTAGCAGAATATTACGGACAACAGTGTATCATCGGTAGTTACGATTTTACACCTTTTGTGATGGCTCACCCTACAACTTATAATTTAGGTAAAGACGGCAAGCAACGCACAGTCAAGAACTCTTATAAGATTATAGACAACCCTGATACGGAACGTCACCAGGTTGTATTAGCAAGAGTTTTTGCGTACTTAAACGGGGAAACAGTTCAAGCAGTTGGTTCAACTGATATTTATAGCAACAGTCAACAGTTGATTCACAACTTACTATTAGAATCAACAGCACAAACAGTACGAGATGAATTTTTCAACCGTTACGCTGACGTAACAGTTCCTCGTAGATACACAATCAATAGTGAAGAGTTGTTCAGAGATATCAACAACTACTGTAATATTTTATTATCACTAGTACACCATCACATGGAAAAGATACAGGTTGGTGTACAGGCGGAGCATGCTTATATGACAGGTGAAGTCCTTGCTGAAAATAAAGACAAGGCATACAAAGCCATCTTGCGTATTACAGACCTTTTAAAGGCATTTAATGTAAAACGTGAGGAAATTTTCAGAGCAGGTACAGACTTACAGTTAATCGCAGAAATCAAAAAGACTATGCAGAAGTCAGAGTCATTTATCTCCAAACTACAACAACTTGAGAAAAAAGCATTGAACAGACATATGCAGTTGGTAACATTACAATTTGCTGATAAGTCACTGTGTGTACATGAGCGTTTAGATATGTATGAAAATATTCTAAGAGAAGTTGGCAAGAACGATATTGATTTAGACTATGAAAGTATCTTCAATATCTGGCTCGGCATTAAGGCTTTAAACAAGCAATCAATGGCAGATGAACAATTACTCAAGCGTGAGGTAAGCCAACGCTGGAACAGCCTATTACCGTTGTTCCCAATCATTCAGAAGATAGACTCTCTTATCGTAAACAAGATAAACAGAAATAAGCCTTCAAAGAGAAGACTCCATAATACATTTATGTACACATGTTTCTTACGTGGTTTCTATGGTTTCTATGACTTACTTGCAAACGAAGTAAAGTTCCCATTTATCAAACTAAGCAAACATATCGAAGAAAATGATACAGACCTTATGGGTACCGAGCATACAACCATCGGTCGTAGACTGTTAAATTATGATAATACACAAAAAGCATGGAGACCTATCAGAGCAATTACAGACTTCAAGACATTCAAAGAGGAAGACATTGATTGTTTCTGTACGGAATTTGAGCAGATAATTATGATTGCAAAATACTGGCAACTTAAGAATAGGGATATGGATAATGACAGCATTCTAAGATTATCTATATGTTTACTTTCAACCTTGGAAAATGAACAGCCTACAGAGGACGATACCCTTACTAGGTCTTAAAGGGACCCTTATTGGCCCTCAAAGCATTAAAAATAGTAAAAAAGCATAAAAATAAAACTCTCTGGAATAAAATCTAGGGAGTTTTTCTTTTAAATTTAAATTTTTATGATTTGGTTTAGTGTGGCGGACATTTTCATTATCGGTATAACATTGTGGGTGCTGTGTGCTATAAGATACTAATATACCACAACCAATACTCTAATACTGTAAACCAACATTAATAGAGTTATACAAATACTATAGTCTTAACTTAGACTAAACTTAATTAGAACTCTAATACTATTAATACAGTAAACCAATCCTTAACTAAACCATAGTAATACTGTTTCCTTAATCTCAAACTGAACTCAACCAATACTTTTAGTAGCCTCAGTCTGAACCAGTTCTTGTTCTTAGGCTGAACTTAACTTAAACTGAACCAAGGAGATAATTACAGTAACCCTCGATTAAAAACCTTATCTTAAACTAAGTCTTAAACTGAACCATGTGGTTTTTATACTGAATAAACCCTTAGACTGAACTAAGTCTTAGGCTGAATAGAATCTGTCTTAAACGGAACTACAGTTTAGACTGAACTTAAGGAGATTACTGGTGTACTTTTACTCAACCTATCTTTAAACTTAACTTATCTCCAAGTTTGGCCAACCATGGTTTTTAGTTTTAACTTAAACCCCAGGACTTCTAACCACCTTAGGTCGAGTAGAGTGTTGTCTTAAACGATTAAAGCCTTGTGATTAAACTTTGTCAAGAACTGAACCAGTATGGTTTCTCCAACTAATATATCAGTATTTGTTCTAATGGCCACTATTCCTGTATAATCGTAACCAAATTTAAGTTTTAATTTTCTGTTCCTATGCTTAAACCAATTCTAAAACGAATGCTTTTTCTGTCTTTTTAACCTTAATAATGAGATAGTCCCGGAGCGGCGGCGGTTTTTAAAGATTTTTTAGGTTTTATTTTTCGCTAAAAACGGAGGTTAGGAAGAATCCGTGTGACTTTTTTAGGTATGGAACAGGCGAAAATCTACAGGCTGATGGACCATACCTAATCAACCTAAAATGACTATTAAAACCGTTCTCCATGCGGTCTTATAACCTTCGTAAAGTAGTGTTTTTCTGATATAAAGAGCGTAAAAAGTTACAGCCGAGTTGAAGGCTTAAAATTTAGCATAAAAGCACTATTCCATTTTGTAGAGAAGAAGAGTGCAAGGCGATGAAGAGTCGCCTATGAGTAAGCAGGTTAGCATAATGTTAGTTCGATTCTAACAATACTCACCAAGGAAATAATTTATGAGCAAAATTGATTTAAAAGAAAAGTTGATGTATGCGTTGTTAATTGCGATTGCGTTAAAGACAGACGCACTGGTACTTAGTGCAATCATTCTTGTTGCAATGGTTATTCTCGAATACATTTCAACAGATTGTATTAAAAAAGAGTAGAACTTTACTGTCCTGCTCTTTATTTTTTGTTTTAAACCACGTGTGCTATTCGTGCAATGCTTAAGACAATGGTTACGATAAATATTGCTTGAAAGATGAACTCACCGAAACCACCAGTTTTCATTCCGCTAAATCTTGTTATCCACCAACGCTTGCCCTTAACTTTAAATGGGAAGGTTATCGGTGTACCACCGGTTGTAATCGTGTCACCTAGAATATGAATAAGGTGTCCTAGAACAACACAGCCTGCAAGCCATGAGAAGTTGTGATTTTCCGGTAATGTATAGAAGATAGTTGCTGTGATAACGAGTGAGATTATTAAAATGGAAATATTGCCAATAATACCCTTGTTCTTATACTTCTTAAACACTCTACTGAATAAACCAGCGAATGCAAGTTGAGTACTAAAAAGAATAATAATTAAACCAATGAGAGTACCAATTGTAAATTGCTTTTCCGCTATCGTTACAGTACCTGGTATTGATGTTGCGATAAAAGTTAAAACACCAAGTAGGATTGCATAAGGTATTGTATGTGTGAGTTGTCGGTGTGGGTCTGATTCAATCGGTTCATGTTTGGTTTTGGTTATACTGTAAATCATCGTTGATAATGTTCTGACGATTGCTGATAAGATGTGTCCTATTGGCCATAATAGATTAACAATCGTTGAAGATGGATTGTCAATATCTGGTCCTAATGCTTGCCCTGCTGTTACTAAACCACCTGCTGTAATTACCGATACCGCTGTACTATGCAAAACTGAATTAGTAATCAAGGAAGGGTTTATCGCTAATATCAGCAAATAAAGAGCGAGACCTGATAGCGCATGAGTAGGTCCCATAAAATTAATAATAAACATGTTTATGTTGCCTCCTTTATTTTTATATCAAAATAGTTGTATTTTCACCATCACTGTTGTATAATAATATCGTAGAGGTGCGAATATGGAAAAATTATTCTTTTGGGGTCATACAGAGCATGGTAATAGTGTGACGAAGGCTTGTTTATCAAATTTTTATCCGTGTGAGTTTGAATTTAATGATAAAATGTTTAATTTCTCGGAACAGTGTTTTATGTACCAAAAGGCATTATTGTTTAATGATTTTGAAATCGCTGAACAGATTTTGAATGAAACCGATGTAAGAAAGATTAAAGCATTAGGTCGTAAAGTAAAAGATTTTGATAATGAACTATGGGACAAACATAAAGAAGATTTCATGTATAATGCTTGTTATGCAAAATTTTCACAAAATGCTGAATTAAGAGATTTTTTGTTGGGTACAGGTAATTGTGAAATTGTTGAAGCAAGTCCCGTGGATAATATTTGGGGCATTGGTTTCTCCTCAGATAATGCGATGGAGAATATTAATAAATGGGGACAAAACTTACTTGGTAAGATTCTAATGAAGGTGAGAGAAGTTTTAAAATGAGTAAATTAACAGTGGAGATATTAAAAGATTTAGCGAAGCAGTGTAAGATACCTTGTGTTGTGTTTGAATTCCCAGATTCAAATAATAAATATGTCTTAGAATACGATAAAAGCAAAATTATTAATTTCCATTGTGGTTCTAAGATTATCTTGTTTAACAATGAATATAATGTTCATTTTGCCTGTATTACAGAATTGCACAATATGTTTGAAGTAGCGTACCAAGGTTTTCATTTAGAGGTAGAGAATCTTAAAGATGACCAGTGGGTTTTCGCAGTTAAAAAGAATGATATTGAATCTTTGAAAATTTCAGAAGACTACAAACTTACAACAGAGAAGATGGCAGAGGTTAGAGAAGTACGTAGGTTGACAGAAGAAGCATTAGATACTCAAAAAGAGTCAGCGACTCGTATTAACGACTTATTTAAGAAATTAAAAGATGTACAAGACTATGCTAAAAATCTTCGATTAAAAGAAGAAAACGAAAAGAAAGTATCAGAACAATTAGACAACATCAATTCTGATATTAAAGAATTAGAGATTAGATTGAAGAAGGATATTCCTGAACTTGATAAGAGTTTAGACATTAATAATTTTAGATAGGGGAGTGAAGTAAATGGAAACGTTTGATAAAAGATTGCAAGAAGAACTAAAACAGCAGGAACAGAAAGGACAAGATAAGCCAATAACGATTGAAACAACAAAGATAAATAGTTTGAAACAGGTATTACAGTGGATTGGTAAGCCTGCAATTATTAAGGCGTGTATGTCTATTGTTTTGCTTATTGTTACAGTTTTTCTAATATTGATTGCTGATAAATTCTTAATTGAATTTTGTGCGCTTAAGATTACACAATTTGTGGCATATAGCAAGAACATTGTTGTGTGCTTACTTGCATTATTCTGTGGTACAATACTCACATTTGGTATGACTGTTCTTGGTTCGATATATATTGTTGTAAAAGTGGCAAACTTTGTGATGGATGGACCACTATGCGTTGTCAAGAATAAGATGTTAGACGATGATTATTGTATAAATGATGATGTAATAGATTGCCCTGTCCAGGTTAAGGATTGGCTTATCGGTCGTATTCTTAAAAATGAGTTATATGTTATTTTGAATAAAAAAGATAAGGCTATTGAACTTCTTAACAATAATCGGAATTATTCACATTGTTTTGACACTAATATAGATAGTACAGATAAGACAAGTTTTGAATATCAGTTTAAGTATTTTGTTGACCAGTTAAAAGATGGTGAGATGTGCAAGATTGCTGATATTGTGACAGATAAGGCGGTGAAGAGATAGTGGCCACATATAATATATTTACTTCAATCGGTGCAACAGCACATGGTATAGAGGATAGAGAACAGAACGACTTCTACGCAACTGAACCCAAAGCAACGGAACTACTTCTTGAAAAGGAAACATTTACGCATGATATACTAGAACCATGTGCAGGTGGTGGTGATATGACAAAGATATTGCAACAACATGGCTACAATGTAACGTCATCTGATATTATTGATAGAGGTTTAGAAGGTGTGATTGTAAAAGATGCGTTTGACTGGCAAAGTTGGCACGGTGACATCGTGACAAACCCACCATATAAGTTAGCGTTACCGATTTTAAAACATTGCATTGATATTGTGCCTGAAGGCCATAAAGTTGCAATGTTCTTACGATTATTGTTCTTAGAAGGCAAAGCACGTAAGGCATTCTTTGAAGAGAACCCACCTAAAGTAATTTATGTAGCAAGTGGGAGATTAAACTGTGCTAAGAACGGTGATTTTGAACGCTACCAATCTAGTGCAGTTGGCTTACGCTTGGTTTGTGTTTGAAAAGGGATATACTGGGGACACAGTCATAAAATGGATAAATTAAGGAAGGAAACCAATAATGATAAAAACACTTAAAATAGAATTTGATGGTTTAGAATCAGTGGCAATCAGTGGTAAGCATGTTAAACAATTTAAGCGCATTGATAATGTGTGTCTGGATGAAAACTGTAATATAATTGAAATAAGGAAATTGCTTGTCGTTGTGGATAGCATGGCTAATAAAGAGTATAGTGGGTTCGGTTCAGAACATACGGCTTTTGATAGAATTACAGCATTCAATGATATTATTGATTTTGAAATAGAAGATGATGAGTCAGTACATATCGTATTTACGGATTATGAACCTTACGAGAGTGAGTTCAACAGAAACCAGTACACAATGATTGATGAAAATGGTAACCTACATATTTTAATCACAGACAACAAAGATTTGGTACCAAGTGGTTTTACACAACCCAATTTGATACTTATAGATGGAGTAATAGATGATGAAAATAGTTGATTTTAAAAAAGATGGTAATATTGTTAGACTTTATTTAGGTAAGACAATCAATGGTATCTACGGTGATGACTGGGATGATACACCTTATGAACATAACGCAGGTGAAGTATATGACCAGTTTTATGAGAAAACGATTGATATTGCATTCCCATTAGACACACAGGTATTTGAGCCTTGTTATGGTTTTGTCAATTCACCTTATTGTAAGAACAGTTTTATTTCAGAAGATAAGGTACCATGTATTATTTTCGGTGAAGTTGAGAACTTATGGCAATATGAGAATTATGCAGAACTTTTAGAAAATGTACCATCACTTGATAAGATTTATCTTGGTGATGAATGGGAAGATGTTGTAGCAAAATACGGTGATAAATTTACAGTACTACCAAGTAAAAAGAGCAATCAATTTGGTATTTTGTTTGAAAATTGTGAATACATGACTTTTGATAAAAAAAATGTTGAAATGGTTGAACTGGATGAAATATATGCCAATGTACGTTTCTATAAAGATGAAACACAAATAATGAGAGTAGCGAATAACGTTCATATCGTTCTAAAACAAGAAGCAGATGTTGAGTATCTACCATTCCTTGTTGAAAATTTAAAGACAACAACATTTAAGAGAATTTTAGAACATAGTGATATTGTCAGCATTGACTTGAATGGTGAAGAGTGTTTTGTCAAATTTGATGGTATCACTTCTAACAAATACCAACACTCATTTATAGACGATAGTGGTCGTTTACATATTGTCATTTCAAAAGATAAAGAGTAGTTAGAAAACACAGGATTGTGACAGATTGTGATATATGAAGTGTTACAATCTTTTTTTTCTTGTATAATAATGTATGTAACCTTTAGTGAGGAGTGATGACATGATAGTTATTGCAGGAATGATTGGTGTAGGCAAGACAACTTACGCTGAAAAACTAGCAGAAGAATTAAATGTCCAGTTATTTAAAGAACCTGTTGATGACAACCCATTTTTACCTTTGTACTATATGAATCCAAAGAAATGGGCGTTTTCATTACAGTTGTTCTTTTTAAATAAGCGTTTTAAACAAGTAAAAGAATCATCTAAGTTAAAAAATGCAGTTTTAGATAGAAGTATTTACGAGGACGAAATTTTCACAAGACTAAACTATAACACAGGCAATATTTCAAAAGAAGAATATGACCTGTATGTTGACTTGCTTGATAATATGATGGAAGAGGTCAATGACTTACAAAAGAAAGCACCCGATTTACTTGTTTACTTAACCGCACCAAAAGAATATATTTTAAACAAGATTGTAAACAGAGGTCGTGAGTTTGAACAGCCAACAGAATCTAACCAGTTGCTAGAATATTATTCCAGTCTTTTAGATATGTACGAAGAATGGTACAGAAACTACGATAAGTCAAGAAAAATGCGTATTGATGTGTCTAACTATGACATTGTAAATAACCAAGCAGATTGGCAAGAAGTTTACAATTTAATTACACAACGCCAGAAATGTGAATATGATTTAGTAGGTAACAAATTTCAATTAGTCTATGAAGACAAATTAAAGAATGTTGATGTTGATTTAGGAACTTTTGATACACCTGAAGAATGTATTCAGAGTATTGACCAATGGTGGGAAGACAAACACTTCAAACCTGCATATATGCATATGTGGTACACTAACAATTCATTAGTGATTGATTATGGTAACCATCTAGGGTTCTATGTTATAAGAGGTGTAAACAATGACTAGCAAACGAATATTCGGCTACATGGAAGATGGTAAGTTTACTCCGCTTGACGATGACACATGTAAAAATGCCAGTGTAGACACAGCAGATGGTGCAATAGACGGTATAGACCTAACACAAAATTTCTGGGAGCAGGCACTACTATGTGGTGATAACGACCTGAAAACAGCCATCAAGAGTTCTAGGGCAACGAGCCAGACAGAGGCCTTAATTAGAATGATAAAGGGCGAGAATGTGTTTCTGTCTGGTTCAGCAGGTGCAGGTAAGACTTATGTCTTAAATCGCTTTGATAATATCATGCACCTACTATATAACTTTCAAGACAACGAGTTGGTTTTCACTGGTACGACAGGTATGGCTTCTACATTACTACCGAACGGAAGAACTATTCACTCTTGGTGTGGGCTAGGTATTGAAACATATAAATTTCCAGAAGAGTTTTTGCAGTATAAAAGTTTGCAGGACCTTGTTGATGGTGATTGTGAAATTAGTGGTGATATCAATTTATACGTATTGAACAACATTAAAAAATGCAAAATTCTAGTTATAGACGAAATTTCTATGATGCCTGCATGTTTCTTTGAAACACTTGACACAGAATTAAAATGGATACATGGCAACTCAAAACCATTTGGTGGTATTCAATTGATAGTATGTGGAGATTTTGCACAATTACAACCTGTACCAGATATAGAATTGGAAGAACTTGGATATAGTTATGATTTTTGTTTTACATCGAAGGTATGGGAAGAATGTAACTTTAGTCTGCTATTCATGGATAGAGCGAAGCGTAGTGTTGATGAAAACTTAAACCGTGTCTTAAGTATTATTCGTAATGGCGAAAAAGAGAAGTTTGACGAGGTGTATCAAATTATCAACAACACAAAGAAGAAAAACACAAAAGGCTGGGCAAAACTATTCCCAGTCAATCGTCAGGTTGATTCATGGAATAAGGTGTGTCAAGAAAACAATAGAAGTTTACCACATTACTTCTTTCCAGTCGAAAATGGTGAAGAAAGAGAACTTGCACAGTTACGCAGGTCATTAGCACTCGAAAAAGGTAAAAGACAGGTATTTAAAGTCGGCGACATAGTTATGGTTACAGTAAATTTAAAGGGCAAAGATGTGATGAATGGTGACAAAGGGGAGATTATTAGAATAGATAATGGCACAATCATTGTCAAACTTGACGATAATCGTTACGCTAAGATAGAACCAATAACTATTGAAAAAAGCCGGTATGACTGGACAGATGATAAAGAAGGCAAAAGAATAGTAAGAACTAAACATGTAATAGCGTCAATCGAATGTTGGCCGCTTAAACTTGCCTATGCAATCTCAATTCATAAATCACAAGGTCAAACATTCTCGCATATCTGCTGTAACCTAGGTAATGCATTCACAGAATCGCTTGGTTATGTTGCTTTTTCACGAGCAAAGACCCTAGACGACCTTGTTGTTGAAAAAATCAATTACAAGACGCTAGAAATTAAGCCTGAAGCGATTGGGTTTAACAACACTCTATATAATACAGCAGTTGAGAATAGTAAGGGCTTCTATCAAAAGGCAAAGAAGTTTTTTACAACAGAACCTAAAAAACTAAAAAGAAAAGACTTTAAATTAAAAGACGCATTCAAAGGAGAATAACATGATTTATGTATTTATCGGAATTGCGGTTGTTATCGTAGCATTATCAATCGTTTCATACTTACTGGCTAATCAAAAAATAAAGAGACACGGCACCACCGTTTCCAAGGTGGTTTTAACGCTGATTCTCGTTTTAACGACTATTCTATCATTCTTTGCAATCAAAGCCTATTCCGAGCGCCCTATTAAGCCGGCAGAGGTCATTGAGCAAGCAAGAGAGGTTTTATCAAAAGAATACCCAGATAAAGTGTATAATGCAACAGGTGACGGCACAGAAGAGTTTACAAAACAGTCAGCCATTGATACATTGACTAAACTCTTAAATGAGATTGTGGATAAAGATAATGAAATGTCGATGAAAGATAGATATGATACGATTGTAAAAGATAATGCAAAGTATAAAGAATTAGTTTCACAAGATGTGTTAGACAGATATTATCAAATAGATAATCTAAACACAGATGAAACGAGTATGAATATGTCTTTATCTCTATTGTCAATTTCAAGTTCTTTAATTGATGAAAACAAAGATATTACAGTTAAGGTAGTTAATATTGAAAACGTGTATTTGTCAAAAGAAACAAATACAGTTAGAATACCTTTAGATATTTATACAAATAAATACAGTGGCTATACGATTGATATGGTATTTATTGACGGTCACTGGTATATAGACTCTTATTCACTTATGAATCAAGTAAACCTTGTATCTTATCTTCAAGAAATATTTAAGAGTAACAATAAGTAGCATGAAAGTGCTACTTTTTTCTTGTATAATAATGTAAGTAGAGGTACAGTGATGATTTTAAAAAAGATAATCTTAGATAACTTTAGAACACACGAGCATTTAGAGTTTGAGCCAGCGCAATCTGGCATGACAGCAATATCTGGCAATAATGGTGCAGGGAAGTCAACAATCGTAAACGGCTTCGCTTGGTCGCTATTTGGTTCTAAGTTTCAAGGCTTAAAGAATAAGCAATATATAAGATACGGTGTAGACCCAAAAGAACAGAGAGTAGGCGTTACATCATTTATTCAAGTTGGTAACAATGAATATAAGATTGATAGAACGATTACAGGCGCAAGCACAACAGCATGCCGTGTTTATATAAAAGCAAATAATGAATATCAAGAAGTAGCAGGTCCAGCAACTTCGCATTCAGAGAAATATATTAAAGAACTATTAGGGTTTACTGATAAAGAATTTTACTCATCTTTTTTCATTCAACAAAAACAAGTTGATAGTATTATTTATGCTTCTGCTAAAGATAGAGGTTTGATTATTGAGCGTATGCTTGGTATTGATACGATTACAGATTCAATCACACAAGCAAAGCAAGATAGTAAGTTACTACAACAATCTTTAAACGTTATCCAGCAAGGTTCCGTTGAAGATATTGAAAAATCATTAAACCATCAGAAGAAAGTTGTGAAAGATATCATGGCTGGTATCAAGAGTATAAAGGCTGAATATGATAAAATTACAAAAGGTTTAGATAGTTTGACAGTAAGGTATACAGAAGAAAAAGCAAAGCAGGAGCAGAAACAAGAACTAGAAAATAAAATTGCTCTAATTAACAACGATATTAAGAACACAACAGAACGCTTAGAAAGCAACTTAGCAGAATTAGATAAGTTACCCCAACAAGTAAACTATTCAGAGCAACTTTACAATCAGGTACAGTCTGATATTGCAAAAACAAGTTCTGATAGAGATAAGATATTACAAGAGTTGTCTGTATGTAAGAGCAGATACAACGAACTAGAGCAGTTGTACAAAACAAAGTTACCAAAAGACTTAGATAAGATTGAAGAAAATCTGAAAAAAGCACAAGCAAACAATAAACAACAGTTACTTGACTGTAGCACTCAACTTAGTGTACAATTAGAGCAGGAGAAATCATGCAAAGAGTTTATACAACAGTTAAAAAAGGGAATAGCAGAGTGTCCTTATTGCCATGCGAAGATAACCGATACATCGAAAGAAGAGAAGAAACACCTACAGTCATTAAAAGAGTTACAATCGAGTATCAAGAAGTCAATGGCTCTAAAAGAATCACAAGAATCAGAACAATCAAGGCTGTTAAACGAGTCATTAAAACTACAAGACTTATTAAGCCTTCGAGAAAAGCAGAAGTTATCGAAGCAAGAGTTCTCGCAGTTAGGGATGAAGATTGAAAAACTTTCAAAAGATTATGAAAACATTTCAAAACTTTATAACACGATAATTAAGAAGTTACAAGGCCTTGAGGTGTTAAAACAACAATCCACAACAATCATGCGCATTAAGGCAACGATTAAAATGTTGAATGAAAGTTTGACAAGAGAAAACCAAGAAAAGGCACAGTTAGAGCAACAGTTAAAAGATTTAAAGGCAATTAAACGAACAGAGTTTGTAAAACTTGAGTCTTCCCTTAATACAATTCAATCACAAAAACAAAAGCATGAGTTAAATGCTCTTTCAATGCGAAAAGACTTAGAAATAGAAAAAGAGAAAGGCCGTTCTTTAGATATTCAGTTGAAACAAGTCAAAGAAGCAAATGAAAGATATAACACAATTTCAAAGCAGTTGGTAGTAATCAATAGCACGATTAAAAACTTAACAGACTTTAAGAAGTTAAGAGTTGAATCTGCAATACCAGAGTTATCAGAATTAACAAGCGACTTAGTTAGAAAATTTACAGATAACGACTTTCAGGATGTAGTTATTGATAATCAATTTAATATCACAGTTGTTAAGAGCAACGGGCAAGAATTGTCGGTAAATGCATTATCAGGTGGTGAAGAATCAGTGGTTGCTATCGCATTAAGATTAGCAATCAGTTTATTCTTAAACGGTAACAATAACGGTTTAATCGTAATGGATGAAGTTCTTGTATCGCAGTCGAGTAATAGAGAGCAGAATATTTTAGATACGATTGCGAGCCTTAATAATTCACAGATTATTTTGATTGCTCATAGTACATTAGCAAATTCATTAGCAGATAAGACATTTAGTCTGGGAGAACATGTATGAGATTATTTGAAGTAGAAAATAGTAATAAAGCAGAATGCGTCAGAATTGACTTGATAGGTATTAGAGAGAAGATTGACGATATCATCAATTCAGAAATGAAACGCCTGCAAGCAAGATTAAACAAGTATAACATTAACAAGGAAGAATTAAAAACACATATCATAGCAAATGTTACACAGGAATTGTCTGAAATGTCGGTATCAAAGATTTTTGCGTTAAGTGACGGCTGTATCAATGCACCATTTCCTGTTGATAAGGATAATAATGTCGATGTGTCGTCATTTAAGTGGTACCGCACAGACAAAATCAAAAAAGATGATATAAATAGCAAGACAGTTAAAATGATTTTAGAAATGATTAAAACGCAGACGGTAATCTGTGTAATGAGTGTGTAGGAAGGAGTATAAATATGGCAAATATTGAATTAGAACTAAAACCAACAAGAACAACAGACGCCATGAAGAAGATAGAAGTTATTAGAGAGGTTGCACAGCTTACAGGAATGAGCCAGGCAGATGTCAGAGATGTCTTAAATGCATTTACTGATATTGCACAGCGAGAGATTGTTGTAAACGGTGCATGGCGTTGGCCTGGTATGCCAAATGTAACACGTAATGTCGTGAATGATTTGGTTGTTTACAATAACAAGGTTGATAAGACTTTAATTTACCCTGAAATGTACCAGTTGCGTTGTAAGTTGGATAAGGTAACACGAACATTGCACAGAGATATGTTGCGTGAACAGTTTAATATGAAGAACGGTACAACGAAGGAAGACTTCTGGAAACCTTATTTCTTTGCAGAGGGCGACAAGCGTAAAGAAGCCCATGAATTTGTAAGAAAAAAGCGTAAGCAAAAATAAGCCGAAAATGGAAATTAGGAAGAATCCGTGTGACTTTTTTAGGTTAAAAACACCTAAAAATCTACGGGTTGATGGACCATACCTAATCAACCTAAAACAGCCGTAAAAACCGTTCCTCCAGAAAAGAGGTAATAACTAATGAATACAAATTTATATTATCATGTAAGTATCGTAGTAGGTGTTCTGACTATGTTATTCAGAGCAGTTGTGTTTAGGACAAATCACATACCAATGTAGAAGTCATTCATCCCAATCTACGGTGAATACGTCTTTGCAAGAGATGTAGCGAAGACACCAGAATATGCGAGAAGAAACTTAATCTTAACGATTGCAGTTCTTGTGGTAACATGTTGCTTTTATGCAGTTGTAGGTGTTGCGTTCTTTGGGTTGATAAAGTCAGCCACATACTACTCACCACAAGCAAACGCCTATGCTGTCCAAATCTTTGTAGCAGGAATTTTGTATATGGTATTTGTCGTTGTGGCACTTGTCTTTAGTCTGATATTCAACAAGAGGATTTTTCAGTCGTACAATGAGATTAATGGCTACGATAACATATTATCGTATATAGGTATGTTCTTCCCTATAGTCGTGTTTGCAATTTATGCAATTCAAGACTTAATGAACCAATCAAGCAACCAAGAATAAGGTTGCTTTTTTGATATAAACAGAGAAAGTAAAAAAGGAGTTTTGCTATGGGGAAACTGAAAAAATACATACTAGGGGTTTTATCTGCATTATTTCTTGTAATGGCAATGACTCCTATGTTACAGCGTTCAACAATTCAAACAGCATACGCCGATGATAGCGATGAAGAAAAAGACAAGGACGAAGTTAAGAAGTTTGTCAGAGATAATGGCGGTTCTGATTTAAACGAGGTACTAGAAAAAGTAACATCAAAAGAAGTATCCTCAGAACGTGCAAAGACTTTAACGTATTATCTTGGTTATTTAATAGGGCCAGGTAATTACATCGGTGATGTATCTAACTATTCAAGCACAGTATTAGATGGTGTAAATGAGACAGTTGTACAAGACGGTAATGTTAATGGTTCTTTTAACGACCCACAGAATTTATTAAACCATAACGGTGATATTCCTACAGGTATGACAGAGATATATGATGGTATTCTTGGCACGTTCATTCAACAGGGAGTACAAGGAAATCAGTATGTAGCGGCCTATGCAGGTGAATGGCGTTTCGGTGTACCATTGAACTTACCAAATGATACAGTGCCTGTAGGCAATAATAAACTATTTAATTATACAGCACTAGAGAGATTTGGTTATGATTTACCTTTAACAACTTATTTAGGTGAATACGATAAAATTCAAGTGTCGTCAGACGCAAGATTGATGTCAAACATTGGTACAGTAGGAAAATTGAAGGTAGGTGCAGAGGCACTATGGGAAGGTTCTAAAGATGTTGTCAGCCAAGTTGTTGACTTTGCCACTGGTAAATGGGGAACACAACATAGAGGTTTTGGTGGTGCAGTTATAGGCACAATCGTAGATTCATCCGACTTAAACGTTGTTGCACAACATGCATGGACAAGACCTGCGTTTGCAAGAACAGTATATAATGCTTATTATGCCTCAGACCAAGAGATTTTATATAGAGCAGTAAACCAGTATTATAACAGTAAAATTAATGCTTTAAAAGAAGCAAACTCTATATTAAAGGAAATTATGGATGCGTCAGTACCTCCACATTTTACATACGATACAAGTTTGTTTACAGAAGAGTCTAAGAAGAAGTATGACGAATATAACGCATGTATTCTTAAATATCCGAATAATAAAGAAGAAAAGTGTGGTAAAGAACCGAAGTTGGACACCTTATCACAAGAAGAACAGTTCAAGACTTGGTTGAGTTCTGGCACGGTTCAGGCACAGTTCGCAAGATATAAAGAACTAGGTTTTGATACAACAGCAGTATTACAAGCAAAATCAAATAGCGAGATGATATCCATCTGGAAAGACGAGTATCAATCTAAACTAAAAGATGTTCTAAAAAACAACGGTATAGATGCGACAGGTATCGTGGTAGATGAGGATGAATTGAAGTCACAAGCGTGGTACGATGCTTCACGTTCTTGGGCACACTGGATATGTGCAGATGGCGAAGGCAATCCACCATCAAGTTACACAGACTGGAATACAGTTTACGCAGATGAAAATAATAATGGCCAAGAAAAATTAACAGGTTGCGCAGTGGTACGACCATCAGTACATGGTGCATTAAGTGGAACATCGAATGGTGTATCAACTGACACAAGATATATAAGATTTAAACAACGACCAACAGTTTATACAATGGGTATTCTTGGCACACTTGGTTCTAAGATATCAGCGTTCTTTACAAAACTAACAGTAACGTTGTTATCATATAGTTTTACAAATATCATTAGCACTTTACACTTAGACGCAATCATTCAAACAACGATAGAAACATTTAGAGATAGTGTATTCTTCCCTTTTGCTTCAATAATGATTATATTCTTTGTTGTAAATCTTCTGATACAGGCATTTATCAGTGGTACTATGCGTATTATGCAGATAGTCAAAATCATTGGTATCTATATTCTAGCAGTTGTGGCTTTATTTAGTTCTGGCACACTAATTAAGTTAGCAGAAGAAATACCGAATAAGGCAGAGTTAGCAATCTTAGGTACCTTGACATCAGAGGATACAACAGTTGACTATTGTAAAGCAAGTTCACCAAACGACTTTATGGGTACCACAACCAAGATTAGACAGACACAATGTCTAGTGTGGAACATTACAACATTTAAACCTTGGTTGTCAGCACAATGGGGAGCAGACTATGAAGATTTGAACGAGGATAAGATGTTATATGATGAAACAACAAAACAACTTATCGGTAGTCCTGAAGTTGTATTAGGTGCTACAAGTAAACCAAAAAACTGGGCATTGTACCAACTAGATAAGACAATTAGTGGCACATTGACAGAGAACGATATCAATACACCTGTAAATAGCCAATCTAAGCAGATTTATAAATTGGTTGATATGCAGTTTGGCCCTAATGATGCAAATGACAGAGATACACGTTTTGCAAGTACATGGGCAGGTGATAACAGTAACCGTAATATGATATTTGCCCTTGCTGGTGCAACAAGTATTCTAATGTTTATGATTGTCGGTGGTTTGACGATATTCAAGATAGGAGCCTCATTAGAGTTTGCCTTGCGACTCATGCTACTACCATTTATCGCACTATTCGGCTTGTTTAGACCTGTTAAATTGACAGAGTATGCAGGCAAGATGGGTGTTATTTTAGTTCAGCGTTTCTTTGCAACGATTGTGATATCCATCACGTTCTACTTGCTAAATGCACTATCAACATCTAGCGTGAACGCAACTACAACAGCGATTTTATCAGTTGCAATTCTGCTTAGTATAAAGTTGTACTGGAAAGAACTGATTGGTATTCTTGCAGGCTCGTCAGACGCTGGCAAAGCAATTAGAGAAAACTTGTCATACCAAAAACTTATGCCTAAGAGTGCAAGACAGTTTATTGATATGAAGTTAAGAGATTTAAAAGAAGGCACAGCAGGTGGTATTGCGGGTGCGATAACAATGCCTTTTATAAATCGAAGAATGCGTAAAGAACATGGTATTGAAACTGTAGGTAGCCCTGTTCTAGCAGGCTTTAGATATGGTGCAGATATTGCGTCCGACAGAGGTATGAAAGTTGAAAATCGTAGACAAGCACGAGAAGGCTTTGGTATCTTTAGACAGTACGCACGAGCATATATGGCAGGTAATAGAGCGACAGGTTTTGAAAACCCATCAAGAGATATGGTTGAAACCTATGACTTAATGCGTAGCAACCTTGAAGAGAAGAACGCTAAAGACAAGATATCACAAGAAGAAAAGAATGCCCTACGTATCTTGAATAGAATGAACAGTGGGCATGATATTGATAACATTGATAGATTCAACTCAACTGGTGATAAAAACCTTGATAGAATCATTAAGGGTGCATTGATACCAAATGATAAACTAACAAAGGACAATATTGATGACTTCACGAAAGAGTTTGTGTCAAGCGTTGATAGTTATAAGTCAGATGTGAAAGAAGGATATCAAGCACCAGGCTTATCACAGAACACCTTAAATAAGATGGCAACAGTTTTAGATAAGACAGGTCATGTTACGAAGAGCATAGACGATAAGATAAACAAGGCTCGTGATGCTATAAACAATGCAACTACAACAGATGCAGAACGTAAACAGATGGCATATGATAGTCACCTACATAGAGAGTTTGAGAGTACAGAGCAGAAGAACGTTGATACGTTAGTAAACGGCAAACTTCATCATAAGGAAGAAGAGAACCTCAAGGGCAGAACTCCTGAAAGTGCGGCGATTAAGGACATGCTATTCAGACATGGTGATGACGGCAAACCATCATTAAATGTAGATTCTATGAAACATAATGCTGATAGCGGTTCAGATGCAAATGGTCGTGGTGCTGAAATCAAGTTCAGATATACAGATGCCAAGAAACGTCAGATTATGGAAGACTACCTTGGTGAGCATAAGGACTTAAATATTACAGAGCAAGATAAACGCATGAATGCATTAAGACGTAAATTTAAAAAGAAGAGTGGTAAATAGCCACTCTTTTTGATATATGTATAGAAGGAAGGTGTACCCAATGGATAAGATTAAAAAATATTTATTTGCCCTAATAGCACTAATACTAGTTGTATTTAGTTTGGCAAATAATCAAATTCAAACGAGTAGAGCAACAGACGTAACACAGACGATTGGGTGCATGATGGGAGACCCAGGCAAGATTGCGTTGAAATTGGCAAGAACAGATTATATAAATTACTTAACACAGTCAAAGTCAACAACGGTTAAATCAGAAACACCAGAATTAAATATCTATAATGGAATCTTAAATGTTGCAGGCTATGATGTAGGTAAGGCTGATGGTACAACGCCTTTTGAGCGCTTTGGGTTTTCAGGTATTCAGTACAGTTCTTATTTAGGTGAATGGGCATATTATGATGTAGACCCTTGTGCAAATACAGAGGGAAAGATGTCTAACTACGGACAGTATTATTCAACAAGAAAGAATCCATTAGCAACATTTACAGAAACAGCAAGTACATTAGATAGACGAGCAAGAAGAAGTTATGATGTAAGACCAAATATGCTATCATTAACACCTTTAGCAATGGCCATGACAGACACAATAATCAACGTCATATTAGGTGTAGCAAAGTTCATATTGTCATTAACATTGGCATTTATCAGTTTCTGCTTTAGTGACTTTTCATCTATTGTAGGTTTATCACCAGATAGTCAAAAGACAATATTTACACAGTTGTACACCGGTGTGTTTATGCCTTTAATTTCACTATTCTTAATTGGTACATTCTTGTATCTAATTTACACGATGTTGTGGAAAGGTGAAGTGCGTAAAGGCTTAGGAAAATTTATTCAAGTTGTTGTTTGCTTTATGCTTGCAGTAATGCTATCAGTTAATACAGGCTTATTGCAAATACCATTAAAAGCAGTAACGACAGCACAGGCGTTAATTATGTCTGGGTTCACCAACGGTATTTCTAATGAGACCGCCAGTATGTGTCCTGTTTATGAGAAACCAGATGACAATACGAACATTTTCAGTGAGGGTTACTTAGAGCAACAGACAAAATATATTAAACAGATTATTGGTTGTAGAATGTGGTCAGAATACCTGTTAAAACCGACAATTAAAGGCCAATTCGGTACAGAATATGAAAACCTTGGTAAATTAACGAATGAAAATGAAGAATGGGTTGGTAAGCCAGAAGTGTTTGTTGGCAAAGACAAATCTATTGAAAACTGGGGTTTATTCTATGTTTCAGTTATGTCAGGAAATCATCAGCCTTTAGATAATCAAAATACAGCGTCAGTATCAGGTTTAAATAAAGACTATTATAGAATTATAGACGCATTGTCTAATTATGAAGAATCAGGCTTTGTAGCAGGTTCAGATATTACAGGTGGTGTTGCTAATTTACCTTCAACAGTTGAGATTAATGCAAATCACTGGACATCAGGAGACCCTTATAGTCATGATATTGTAGGTCATATCAGAGGGGGTATCAAGCCTGAACAATTAGACGGTTTCTTAGACTCAACAGGTATCAAGTACGATAAGAACCGAATTAATGGTAAATTATTATTAGAGTGGCAGAATGCCTCTAAAGTAGATGTGAGAGCAATTATTGCGATTGCTATGTGGGAAAGTTCACTTGGTACAGCAGGTGTTGCAACATCACCAGGTGCTAATATGTTTGGTTTCGGTGCTTTTGATAGTAACCCAGATAATGCTAAAAACTTCAATGATGCAAAAGCAGTTGTTGAATTAGCAAAACAAACATTGATTGCGAACAAAAATAGAACCTTCAAACGTCAAGATGATAAAGCCTTTGCCAATGCTCATGGTGGTTTAGATACGGCAACAGAAGGTGGTGTATATTTTACATCAACAAGTGGTACAGGTAAAAAGAGAGCAAACACTATGGCATTGATTGATGCATATATAGACGCCAACGGTGGTGCAGATGAGCATTTAACAGATATTGGTGATACACCATCAGACGCAAAAGCAACAGAATCATTAGTTAGTAATATCCCGATGGTAAAAGCAACAGTACCGACAAGAGAGTGGAATTACTTTATTGGTAATGATTATGGCTTAAAATTCGGTCAAGCAACATTAACACTGTTATTTACATGTATTGGTATCATCTTACCTTGTATGTTTGCAATTATGGGTATTGTATATGGTTTACAATTAACACTGTATAGTGTGCTGTCACCTATATTCTTGTTATTCGGTTGCTGGGCAGGAAGAGGCACTGATATTGCAAAACGCTACTTCGGTACAATGCTTGCAACAGGTATGAAACGTATTGGTACATCTTTACTGTTAATGATTTCAATTCTACTTGCAACAAACTCAATGTCACTTGTAAACACAGTTGGTGCAGTTCAGTCAATCGTGTTCTTGATTGTAATGGTAATTGTCATTTCTAAGAAACGTTATGATATTCTTAACATGTTACAACTATCTAACTTCGGTCAGTTGCAACTAGCACATCACTTAGGTAACGCTACAAAGAAAGTATCAGGTATCGGTAAGGATACAAGTGAAGTTTTACAGAATACAGTTGTTGGTGGTGTAGCAGGTATTAGAAACGGCCTTGGTTTCAGCAATTTAGAAAATGCGCAAGACACAATGCATGAGATGTTAAGAGGTGCAAGAGCGGGCGCCACATCAACAATTAAAGATAAGATGTATCGAAGTCATTTTGGTAGAATGACTAACACGTTGGCTAATGCAATGCGACACGATGAGTCCACACATCACTGTATTCAATGTGGTGTTGAGTTAAAAGATGGTACAGTTTATACAACAGAAGATGGCTTGTATTATTGTGAAGAGTGTGCGGCTGCAATGAATTTTGAAAACTTACTCGCTGTTAAGTTAGACACTCATAATGATGGTTATACATTTACACGAGGCAACGAGAAGGTAGTAGCAGTTCATAAAGACAGCCACGGTAATCTAACAGAGGCAAAACTAACTCATGTAACAACAGATGAGTGGGTTAAGAACCAGAGTGCTGATAAGGCAGTTCAACAGGCGTCAGATTCAATGGCTATTATCTATGATGATACAAACAATGCACGCAACGCTTATCAAAATAACGCTGTCAAGAGTGTGTTTATACCTACACCGTTGAGAACAACTTTAATGAACAGTGATATGCGTAAACTAACAGTAGAGTCACAGAATGCCAATAAATCACAAGAAGCAATTAACGACATCGAACACAGCATGGAAAACGCATGGCGTGAAGTATTAAAAGATAAATTGATAGACACGAGGGATTACAGAGAAACATATCTTGATAAAGACGGTAAAGTTAAAGACCAAGAGAAGGCAGACGAATGGGTTGCCAAGAAGATAGGAGACTTTGACAAGTCATTAGAAGACATCAAATTAACATATAGCAGAGAGGCGAAAGAGGAAAAGGTAGAAGATAATGGCGATAGTGAATAATGTACAGGTGTATGGTTTAGAAAATAGTATTAGGGCAGCCAAGTTCCCTATGGCAACAGACTTAGAGAATTTAACAACTGAAAAGAGTAAAAGCACAGACTCTTTAGGTAAAGCAAAGATGGGTAGCGGACACGACAACTTCTTAAACGGTATCATTGTCCAATTTGACTTAACATTTAGTCTTAAAGCATGGACTGAAATGCAAAGATATCATTTTATAGATTTTATTAGTTCACAATCGACTATGCATAGAATTACACAGTTTGATTTAAAAGAATCTTGTAATGAGTATGTTGATAAGAGAATTTTAGATATTCTGCAAGAAAAGGTTGATGAGTATAATAATGGTGATAGAACATCTGAAAAGTATTTAGAGATTCTATATAACATACCGACAGGGTTTAGACTAACAGCGGCCATGACAACAAACTATCGTCAGTTAAAAACAATCTACCATCAACGTAAGAGTCATAGACTTCCAGAGTGGAGAGAGTTCTGTAAATGGATTGAAACATTGCCAGAACACGAGTGGATAACTGAAAGCAATTAAAGCAGGAAAATAAATCCTGCTTTTTGATATAAAAATAGAGGTAGAAGTATGTCAAGAGTAAAAGCGTTAAACAGAGATGGTAAAATTACCTGGTGTACCGCTAAGACACCAGGTCAAAGAAATTGTAATCATGTACTACATCAAGGAGCCAGAATGACCGATGGTGAATTTCAGGAATGTGTTGATGAGTATAACGAACGTATGATGGCTAAACTTAACAGCAAAAACGAACAGGATAGAATTGAATGTGCAGAGCAAGGTTACGGTTTAAATATTCTTAAAAATGATGCCAGTAAGAAAGTAAGAGATGTTGCAAAGCAGAAACTGAAAGAAGTACAGGCACAGAACAATAATACAGAAAACAGCACAGATACACATACATATAATGGCCCTACAGTAAGATTAGCGAACAGTATAAACGGAGAAGAAATACGTAGACACGTAGACGAAGAGGCAAGGAAGTTTGATAGAGAACTTGCAAGATTAGAAAAGGAAATTGATAACGAGGATAAACCAACGCCTGTTGTCGATGAGTACGATATATAGAATGTTGTATAATATAGAGCAGAGAGGTCATAGGATGGATAAGAAAGAACTAAAAGACATGTCTGACGCTGAATTGTTAGAAGAACTAGAACGTTTAAACAGTGTTGTTGATGATATGTTCGATGATGAAGAAGAGGATAAGTAGAATATCCTCTTTTTTAAATATTTTTTCGACTTTAAAAATGAGCCGAAAACGGAATTCAGGAAGAATCCGTGTGACTTTTTTAGGTATGGAAAGGTCAAAAATGAAGAGGATGATGGACCATACCTAATCAACATAAATCACCGCTTAAAACCGTTCTCCTGAGCAACGTATGCATTAGTAAAATTTAAAATCTTGATATAGATTTCAAGAGAGGAGAAGTTAAAAATGGCAAAGGTAAGAGCATTAAACAGAAATGGCGAAATTACATGGTGTACAGCAAAGACACCTGGTCATGGTAATTGTAACCACGTTATACATCAAACTGGCGACATGACAGAGCGAAAATTTCAGAAACAGGTTGACAAATATAATGAAACCATGACTAAGAAGATGTACAGCGATTATGAATACGAGAGAGTGGAATGTGCAGAGTCTGGTTACGGTTTAGATGTCTTAATTAATGATTGGAGCCCAGAGGTCAGAGAGGCTGTAGCACGCAATGGCTACAAGTTAGATAAATTGGTAGATGACCCAGACGAGTATGTTCGTGTAATGATTGCAATGCAAGGCAAACATTTAGACAAACTTATTAATGACCCAAGCCCGCTAGTTCGTAGAGCAGTTGCAAAGCAAGACTACGGTTTAGAAATCTTAAAAGATGACCTTAGTTCAATCGTAAGGAATTGTGCAATAAAGAGACTTGAAGAAGCAAAACATGTATTTACAACTGACGATATCGCTGATGCATTTATAAAAGACCCTGATATTAAGGCAGATATCTTGCACGGTTTAAATGCAGACGGTGGTAAACTATACTGGGCAAAGTTCTCAACAGGTGCCTTTGGTAAAAGAGCAACAAAAATTCTAAAAGGGCCACTTGAATGGGCAAATATTAAACTAAAAGACGGACAAGCAACAGCGATTCTACAGAAGATAATATGTACTCTTGAAAAAGAAGGCTACAAGTGGCGTGAAGGCCCTAATGATACGACAGAGTTTACCAAAGACTAGAAAGGAATAGAGTATGACAAAATATCATATTGGTAAGGGAGGCATCCCAAGAATATGCAAAGCAGTCATCAGACCATGTCCTTATGGTGGTGATGAAGCCCACTTTACAACGATTGAAGGAGCCCAGCATGCGGCCGATAATCTTAACACACAACTTCAAAGGCTAAACGAGAATGAGCAAATTGGATTCGCAACAGTAAACAATAACGCTTATGTGTATAACAGTAAAGGTGTGGAAGTTGCTTCCCAGTTGCTTGTAAAAACAAGACGCACAAAAGCAAGAATTGACGCGGCATACAATTATTACACACAGCAGTTGTTAAGAACACTAGAAGCAGAAAATCTTAAAAAGTTGTCAGACGAGATTGGTACAATTACATATATTGCACCAGGTACTAAGAACATTGTTGACGTAGACGCATTAAAAGCAGAAGGTATCTATCAAGATTATGTTAAGACTTCTCACGTACAAGAGTTTTTAACAACAGAACAAGAGATTGAGAATAAACACTTGGCAAAGGTTGCAGAAGATTATGCGAGACATCTAAAAGATTATACCTCTGACGATGTGACATTTACTATCGAAGAAGGAAGATTATCGCCTGAAGGCAGAGTGGCGTTTGAAAAGTTAAGAGATTTACGTCAGAAGAAAGACGCTTTAGAAGCAACCGAGAAAGAAGTTAAGAAACGTTTAATTACTTCTATGAAAGAACAAAACTTGACTGAATACACGGCAAGTGGCATGAAGTTTATCTTTGTACCAGAACATGACAAAGAAATCATTGATACACAAGCATTAAAAGACGCTTATATTTACGATATTTACGCTAGGCAGACACCAGTAAAAGCGAGTCTAAGATTCAAATTTAATTAAAAATAGTTAGACCGTTATATTAGCGGTCTAATTTCTTGTATAATAATATTTGTCAGAGAAACAAGGAGTGATTGCATGGAATTAAACGCAGAACAAATTCAAACAGAACTATCACTCATACAGGCTGGGTTAAAAGAGCAATCAGTTATTGTCAATGTAATGGCAATCCTTGATGGTTACCAGTTTGTATGTAAAAAATATGAATTAGCGTGGGAATGTCTAAAAGAAAAGGCACAAGATAATGTTAATGCAACGCTTGATGATATTGTAGACGCTGTAAGGCAAGGTAATGAGAGTTTGACACAAGAAGATGTTTTTACGATTGTATCACCTTGCTATAACTCGCTGTCCGGCACCGCTGTTAAATTGCAACGTTATGATGTTGTAAAAAAGGTAAACAGTGAAGTAGTACAAGCGTCAGAGGACATTCTAAACGGTGCAGAAGATGTATCAGGTGGTTTAATTCGTGTAATGTCAACGTTAGAAGATATTAACACAAGAATTATAAGTAATACGACTTATGAGTCTTTTACATCTAAGTTTAGAGAAATCGCAGATGACGCAGTAAACCCAGAAGCACCTGTTGTTAGTGTTGTACCGTCACCATGGAAACAGTTAAATAAATATTTAAAAGATGGTGGTATCGGTAGCGGTCAGTTAGTCACGATTGCGGCCCGAACCTCTGTTGGTAAAACTATCATGGCAACGAACTGGGCAGCCCATGCGGCCTCACTTGGTAAAAAAGTAATGTACGTTTCGCTGGAAGTTGATGAAGTTGACATTATTAAGCGTATGGTTGCATACAGTAATGATATCTTCTTAAACGACTTATCACCAACAAGAGCGTCTAACAATGATTTTGCAAGAGAAAAAATCAATCAAGCGTTTGCCAATATTGAAAACTGGGATGTCGTGATTGATGATGAGCCTGGTTTAACGCTTGGTAAAATAACAGCAAAAGCATATACGAAAAAGAAGACAGACGGTTTAGATGTCTTGTTTATTGACTATCTAGGGTTAATTTCTATTTCAGGACGTAGTAAACGAGAAGAAATGGCTACACTATCAAGAAGTTTTAAGGTAATGGCAAGACGTTTAGGTATACCTGTTGTTGTTCTAGCACAGATTAACCGTGAGCGTAGAGGTGACGAAGACCCTATGCCACACTTATCAGACATTAAAGACTCTGGTGATATTGCTAATGACAGTGATGTAGCAATTTTATTACATAGAGATTTGCATGATGATAGCATAGAGAAGAAGATGACTGTATTGTTAGAAAAGAATCGTGGTGGGCAGACTGGTAAGTATATGTCGTTTCCGATTGAATTGGCGAAAAACCAAATTCTTGATAATACAGATGAAGAAGAGTTACAAGGCTTTGGTGAGAGTGAAAACACAGTACAGACGGAAAATAGTGAAGAGGATAAGCCATTATGGTCAGATGATGTTGAAACGTTTGAAGATGAGAATGAAGATGAGGATATCTTTGCAGGAGCCTTTGATTGATGAAACATAAATTAGAAAAGCAAGTGAAAAAATCGTTGTTTGCGAACGATGAGGCATTGTTGCAAAACGCAAAGACAAGAGATTTTCAAGAAGATACCTGTAGTGATAAACGTTCTAATATTTATCAGTTTGCTAACACTGTAGGGAAAATAATCTGTTCTACAGATAAGAGTACAAACATAGCGGTTGCAAAGAAAAGAATAAGGGAACTGTATGAAAAATATGTCTTATCTGGACAGATGACAGAAGAACATTTTAGAGATATTATGGTTGTTATTGCACAAACAGGTATGCAACTAACAGACTGGAGCGTTTCAGTAATTGATATGCGTATCAGCAATGGTGAATTTGCAGATGTTATAGAAGAAACAAGAAAACAGAAGTATAGAGAGGTAGATATTAGTGAAATGGACTGGTGGTTGGATGGCTAGAGATGAGATTTTAGATAACATTATACAGTGGCGTGCCTTATTGCACCTTAAAGGCTACGGCCAGTATGCCAAATTAAAGTTTAATCAAGGTGCAGATAAAATGGTCAGAAAATGTCTAGTTAATAATGGAACATTTAGGGTTGCGTTGTTTACAAAAGACGAGATAGCGAACAAGAAAAATGCGTTTGTGTTTGCGACCCATTTAATCAATGCTGGTATTCAACCTGAAGCAGTAATGATTGTAACAATGGACCAATGTCTTGAAGCAATGTGGGCAAGACCAGAGGCAGAGTTCAATAAACAAAGTATTTTTGACAAGAAGACACAGTTGTTGATGATTATAGATTGTTATAAACTTGATGATAAGGTTCCCAATCTTAATGCCAATCTAAAAGCAACGCAGTTTAAGGACGCATTTAAGAATTATTGCAGGAGCAACCCGCATATCAACATCATACTAGCCTCGTCAGATGGTGAATTAACACCAGAAAACTGTTTATTCAGTTTCGATATAGACGAAAATAAAAAACATACATTTCATATATTTAAAGGAGAAAATAAACGATGATTTTAAAAGTAAACACAGCACAGTTTGTCAATCTAGCAAAGACAGTTACAAAAGCAGTTGGTAAGGATTTGTCAAGTCAATTAGTTATGACAGTCAACGCAAACAAAACGCTAGAGTTGGCATACTATTCAGCGTCAGCCGTATTGTCTGGTAGAATGAATTTTGTAACAGACGAGGAAGTAGCACCAGTTGAGTTGTGTCTATCAGGAACACAATTAAAGACAGTTACAAGTCTCATTCTAGTGAGCGAAAATAGCACAGTCTTAGAAATTGATGATATTTTAACAATTAAAGCAGGTTCGTCAGAATTTAAGGTACCAGTTATTGATGCACCGATTGCCAAGGTTGACACAAAGACAGTTGAATATGGTACAGTACCAGCAGTTGAATTTATCAAGGTACTAAGTGATTTATCTAAACTATTATCTAATGATAGTATTTTACAAAATCACCCGGCGTCTTGTTTAAATTTAATCGCAAAAGATAATGAATTGAATATCGTTGCAACTAACACCTTCGGTCTTGTTGAAAAGAAGTGTGCTTATGATGGTGCTGACTTTAGTGTATTATTAAAGCCTGCACAGGTTGCGACCTTACTTAACCAATTTGCGCCTGGTGATACGATTACACTTATTCATAATAAGTCACGTTTTGGTTTCTATAATGCAGACGATGTATTACACCTTGTGTCAGTTGCGAATATGAAGCCTTTAGAGTACGCAGTATTTAAGAATACAGCGGTTACGGAAAAGTGCTTTACGGCCAATATTGAGGATTTCCGATATGCGATTCAGGCGATGATGCGATTAAGCCCAGACAGCAATCAGATTTGGTTAAATATTAAGGATGATAAGATTGAGTTTAAGAACACCAATAAAGATACGATTGATGTTGCTTTAGACGAAGCCGTAGGTGACACATCTACTGTTATCGAGTTCGGTGCCCAGACATTAAATATCTTGTCAAACTATATTGATGATAAGATTCGTATTTGGTATGGTTCAGAAGATGGCAACCACATCTTAAAGTTTGAAACATTAAAGAAGAACGCAGATAACACATTCACAGTTGACGATACAGTGTTCATCACAGTCGGCGTATCTATCATGCATGTCTAAAAATCAAGGCTCTTAACATAGAGCCTTTTTGATATATGAAGTAGTAAAGGAGTAGTACGTATGTTCAAGAAAATACTAATATCTCTAATTGTATGTTTTAGTCTTACACAGTCTGTATATGCAGAAGATGTTGAGATACCAACAGATGGTGTAAAAATAGATGTTGAGCGTAAAGCATTAGAGAGTGATAACGCAACCGGTGCTGTAGATATTAAAATTTACAATAACACAAATCAAGAAATTGGTGTTTTAATGTCATCACAGCAAGGTATCGGTTGGTTGATAGATAAAGAGATTGAAGAGGATTATAGAGTTGGCTCAATCAGTAGTGACTATCATACAGTCACACTATACGTAAAGCCACACCGTTTCGTTACAAAGAATGGTTTTAATACAATTATGATGGAAGAAAAGGAACAGTTAAAGACACCTGTTGCTATCAACTATTCCGTCTATACTGATTTAGATACACTAAAGAAAATGGACATCAACAATCAAGAGAGCATAAGTAACGCATTAACAAAAGGCTTAGATAATGGTGTATTTAATCTAAATAAAGACGATACAGACTCATTTAAGAACAATTTACCAGTAACAGAAACCATTGAGGATGATATTAAGGCAGTACTGTCACCGAAAGAAAAGAAAACAGTTACAGTAAATAAGGGTAATATTTTTGTACCGATTAGTGTTGTTTCAGTCATAGTCATTACAGGTATTGCGTTTGTTGTTCTTAAAAAGAAAGGAATCATTAAACTATGACATTTATAGCGATTGCATTAACATTATTTGGGCTAGACTATTTCTTAGGTTGGTTCCAGATTCCTAATATAACAACAGGCTTAATTTTAGCCTTGTGGTATACAGTTTTAGTCAAAGTTGTAAAGCCACTAGTTTCTTTCTTTTCATTACCGTTAAATCTTTTTACATTAGGTTTAACTTCATTAGTCATTAACACGTTATTAACAATGGTTCTGTTCTCATGTTTCAATATTCATTTCACGTTTTTACAAACTATTTTTGTAAGTATTGTAATCTGTGTTGTTTCAAGTATTGTTAAAGGAGTTTTGGGAGATTAAAGTATGGCACTATCATTAAGAGAAAGATTAGAATTAGCCGCTAAGAATAGCGACTTTGCAACAGATAATACACAGATAGCGGACAACGAGCAGGAAGAGGCTTTCCAGAGCGAGGGAGACCAAGATGAAGAAGATGTCGTTGAAGAGCAAGAAACGTCTGGAAATCAACGTACCGAGCCGGTGACCGATATTAGAGAGATTGTCAACAAGGTTTTACTAATTGACGAACTTTTAAGCACTTATGACGAGCAAACGGTACAGTGTCTACAAGACACGTTAAAACAAAATGATAAAGCGGATTTAATAACTTGTATAATATCAATAGACAGTTCTTATGCGGACAACATTTTAAAGTTCAAACAGTTGTTCAGTTTAAGAGGCTCAACAGATTTAGCGTTTGCAGTAATTGAGATGTCAGATATTAAAGATATTGCTAGACTGGTAGAGGGTTACAATCCTGAATATCATTACAATGCAGATACGAATGTTATCATTGCGAAGAAAGCATTAACAAAAGCAATCGAAACATTAGATGAACATACGTTAGATAAGATGGTGCCTCTGTTAGAACTTTTAGAAATTTCAAGGAGTTAAACATGACAAAAAGCATACAAGTAAGACTAGATACAGCAGGTGAACATATCATTATTAAGACACAAAGACCTTTAAGTTTTTTAATTTTAAAGGAATTTGTTGCATTAAAAGATGAACACTTATTAGGTACTTACACGTATGCTTTTCCTGTATATTCCAATAATTGCTTCGCCGCTTACTTTTTTGTTAAGAAATTCCATAGTGAGATTGATTATTTAGAGAATGAATTAAACTTAATTAAGAAGCAGGCAGAAAAATTACCAACACCAACGGTGTTTCAATTAACAGACGGTTATTTAGGCATTAAGATACCACCGATAGAGTCATATATTAGAGTGCTAGGCGTTATCAGTGCAACCAATGTGATGAAAGACTTATATAGAGTACCATTCAGTAGACTATATGAAGCCTATAGACTACTGTCATCATGGAAACATGCATATCTTCCGCAGTTTACGATTGACAAAGATTTAGAAGGTTTCATTAAGACACCGTTAACGTCTTATAATACAATGCGTGATATAACAAGTGTTGATTTATCAGAACTATCAACAGTGTATTACGGTTATAAAATCAAAAAAGAAGGCTTTGAGAAACTTGGCTACACAAATGCGTCAGAGTTATTATTCAAACGACCTATAAAGTACATTGATAGAAGAAGAACAGAACCATGGAATCATTGTCCTTTTGGTGAATCTGTTTTCGTGAAATGTATTATCGGCGATATTATGGTTTCAAACGGCAAAGCATATATTCAAGCACAGGACGTTGAGAGCAAGAGAGAGTTAGAGGTCACGTTTTACGGTGGCGCATATCTAAGTAGAATGTATAAGCCAGGTGATGTTGCTGTTATTCAACTAACAAGAATCGCAAAAGACAAAGCAACGGGACAAACAATCTTTTCAGAAGCAGATGTTCAGAGTATGCCAATTATACCTGTTTATAGACAAAGCCCTACGAATAGAATTACATCAAAGGTTCTAACGCAATGTGTACAAGAGGTTTTTACAAGATTCGATGGCAGTAACCTAGCGTCTTATATTAACATGGAGCCATCTTTATGGGAGTTGTTATATGATTTACATTTTCCGAAAGATGTGACGAACTATATTAGTACAATAGATAAGTTGGCATATATAGAATTACTTTATTTGCAGTTAGTATTTTTAGATAGACGCTCAAATGCAAAAGAAGAGATTGGTTTGAGCAAGACACCAACAGGCAAAACAAACTACACAAAAGAAGCGTATAGTAAATTACCGTTTAAACTAACAAACGGTCAGACAAACGCAATTAAAGAGATTGTTGGTTATATGAAGAAACCAACGCCTGAAAAGGTTCTATTGTCAGCAGACGTTGGTGCAGGTAAGTCGATATGCGCACAGATTGCTTGTCTATACAATGCAGACTGTGGTTATCAGAGTGTACTAACAGCACCGACTGAAATCTTAGCACAACAGTTATACAGCACTTTTGTAAAATTCATTGAACCACTTGAGCATAAGCCTAATATTGTGTACTTATCTGCTAAAACAAAGGCAAAAGAAAAGAAAACAATATTAGAGCAAGTAGCAAATGGTGATATTGATATTCTAGTAGGAACTCATAGTGTTCTCAATATTTCTAATTTTTATAATCTAGGGTTAGTTGTTGTAGACGAGCAACAGAAATTTGGTGTAACACAGAGAGAAAAGTTGTTGAGCGCTAGAGATGATGGGAAGATACCTGATTTGATTTCACAAACAGCAACACCAATACCAAGAAGTGTAGCAACATCTTTCTTTGGTGATTTGAATTTAATTACGATTGAAGAAAAACCTCAAGATAGAATTCCTATTAAAACAGAGTTATTAAATGTTGATAGTAAGAGTTTCTTAGAGTGTAGATGTACAGATGTGTGGAACAATATTCACAATGAATTAAAGCAAGGTCATAAGATGTTTATTGTTGCACCAAGTGTTGAAGAAGACACCCTATATATCTCAACAGCAAAGATTGAAAAAGCACTAAAACACTTACCTATGATGTATGCAAATGATATTAAGTTCAAATCAGTAACAGGTAAACAATCAAAAGAAGTTCAAGAAAAGACATTAAAGGGCTTCAGAGATGGCGAGTTTAATGTGCTGATTGCGTCTTCTATTGTTGAGGTTGGTATTGATATTAAAGAAGCAACTATCATGGTAATTCTTGGCGCAGATAGATTTGGCGCAAGTTCTCTTCACCAAATTAGAGGTCGTGTAGGTAGAAACAATCTACAGTCATATTGTTATCTAGTAAACGATGGTAAAGCAGATAACCCAAGATTAAATGCTTTAGTTGGTAGTGACAACGGTTTTCAAATTGCATTATCAGATATGGCAACAAGAGATATTGGTGATATCTTCGGTACAAGACAGTCAGGTGAAAACAACCTAAAGTTCTGTGATGTTAACGAGCATACAAAATATGTAGAGGCCGCACAGAGAGAAGCAGAAAAGATATATAAATCACCAAACAAGAAGAAGGCCTTAGAAGATGCATATAGTTTCTTAGGCATAGAAAGGTAGGTGAAGTGTTTATGCAGATTTTATTCAAGTATTTGTCGTTCTTGAAGAAACAGTATAACAGTAAATTAAAGCCATTGTTTTTTGGTATTCTAGCAATGCTGTTACTATTAGGACTAGGTATTGGTATTATTGCAGATATTCTATTAGGATGGAATTTCATTTTTAATACAATTAGATGTATTATTGCTATTTACATTGGCTTTGTAACATTTTCGATTGTATTTAGTGCAACGATAAACAAACTATCTAAAGTTGAATGGTTGAAAGAATTATCATTTAATCAACGAGTGAATCTGTCCATTATTGTTGTAGGATTGTTCATTATTCTGTTTTTAACGTTGATACATACAGAAACAGTTTACTACACATTCACAGCAGGCATACTGTTCGCTGTAATGATATGGGCGATATATTATACAAAGCCTACGCCTGATGAGATAGAAGCGTTTTATGCAGGCTTAGACGACATGAGAGATAAGAAAGAGAGATAATTCAAAATGAGTGTAATTGTTTTTAACAGAGATGGCGAAGTAACAGATGCAATGTATCAAGCAGTAACAAAGAAAGTAGAAGCATTGAATGACTTTCCACTTATTATGCATGACAACACAGATATTAAGTTTGAAGTTGAACATAAAAAGAATAATCGCTTTAAGTTAGAGGGTACTGTATTTTCAGATAAGAAGGTATTAAACGCAAAGGTGTATGGTTCAGACTTCTATTCACTTGTAAATACATGTGTTGATAAATTAGTAAGACAGGCACGTAAAGTTAAAACACAAACAATCAAACATTAAGGAGTAAAGGAAATGGATATAAAGTTTAAGTATATAGGTAATTTTGAAGCACCTAAGATTCAAACAGCAGGTTCAGCAGGCTTAGATTTGTTTAATAATGAAGATACACCAAAGACAGTAGTACCAGGCAAGTCTGTTACAATGGATACAGGTTTCTATGTTGAAATTCCTGAAGGTTATGTTGGGTTAGTATTTGCACGAAGTTCTCTAGGTTTTAAGTTTGACTGTACATTATCTAATTCAGTTGGTGTTATTGATTCTGACTATCGTGGTGAAGTAAGAGTAAAGATACATAACAACTCTGATAGTATTAAGTTTATCATGCCGGGTGAACGTGTCGCACAGTTAGTTGTTGTGCCTTGTCTAGCATCATATAAGCAAGTAGAAGAATTGAGTGAAACAGAGAGAGGAGCAAACGGCTTTGGTAGCACGGGTAAAGAGGTTTCTCGATAACTCATTCTTTAAAATTCTTGTAATGATGGCTTTACTTGCAATTACAATATCGACCTTTCAAACACAGACAAACGGTATTCAGTATTTATTCTTAGGTTTGTTCATACTATATACTGGCTCATTGATGTTTAAACGTTTCTTTCATGGTTTATTATATTTACTGGCATTGATGTTGTATGAGATTGTAATTGCCATGTTGATTTTGCAGTTTGAAAATATATTACAGTTGACATTGTTGGCAACATTTATACCTTTAACAATTTCAGCATTATTTGTAAACGAATTACTAATGGATAAGTCTAATGTCACAACTAAAAGATTGTTATTAAGCATTTCCATTAATGCATTTGTTGTGTTGTCATTACTTTTATTTACATATCTTACAAAAACTGTAAATTCTTTCATTTACATTGTAATTTATTTCTTAATCGAGATTGTACTCGGTGTAATTCTAGCGACAACGAAGAAGGCTCTTAAATAAAGCCTTCTTTTATTTCTTGTATAATATTAGAGTAAGGAGAACTGACTATGGCTTTTAATAATTTAATTGTATATAGTGATTATAGCATACATATCGGCTATGGAACTATTGATGAATATATAAACGTATGTAAAGAAAAAGGTATCAACGCACTAGCATTAACAGACGCTAATTCTATGATGGGTATTTACAAGTTTTTAACGAAGTGCAAAACAAATAACATTAAATCTATCATTGGTGTAACACTAACTACAGAAACACATAATGTTACTTTCTTGGCAAAGAACTTACAAGGCTACCATGAGTTGTGCAAGTTGTTAATGTTATCTACCAAAAATGATATTGATGAGCCATACCTAACCTTTGATAATTTACATAAGACAGATAATATTATTGCAATTATCCACACGTATGAAAAAGAACCAAGTGTTGAGTTTATAAACACAATCAAGACGAGTATCAATTCAGTTTATCTTGAATTTACACCTTTACCTGGCAATCGTAGACATATTAAACAATCAACAATCGGTCTAGCAGAAATTACAGGTACTCCATTGTTAATGTGTAGTCCTACTTTTTATGCTTACAGTAAAGACAAAGAGATGGCTGAAATCAACATGGCACTATCAAAGAATTATAGCATGTCAGAAACACCTGTAACAAAGGGTGGTTTAAGACCTGCGTTATATAGTGACGAGCATTATTTAAAGTCGTCTGACGAGTTTTTGTCTTATGTATCACAAAATGTTGATGTATCAGAAGAAGTTATTACAACAGCAGTTAATAACACACAGGCAGTTGTTGATAGTATAGAACAAGTAGAACTAGAATATCAATTAGGTTTACGCCCGGTACCACATATACCAGCACCATATACTGATAATTTGTCATATTTTAAGGCACTGATTCAAGAAGGGTGGAATAAGTTTGTAACAAGTAAACCAAAAGAAGTTCAATTAGAGTGGAAGAGAAGAATCCAGAACGAATTAGAGGTTATTCATTCTAACGACTTCATAGATTATTTCTTGGTTGTAAGAGAGTATATTAAATGGTCAGAAGATAATGGTTACCCAACAGGCTGTGGACGTGGTTCAGCAGGTGGCAGTTGTATTGCAAGACTGTTAGGTATTCATAAAACAGACCCGGTTAGATATGATTTAATGTTTGATAGATTCTTGTCACCTGGCCGTTCAGCGATTGCAAGAATTACATACGATGATAAGTCTTTTGAAGATGTACCAGTATCAACCGTTAAAAATATTAACAATGAAAACAACTACACATACACAATCAAACTAAGTGACACAGTTGATGGAAAAACAGTTGCAGATTATAAGATTGTAGATATTGGGGCTGCACCTGACGTTGATACCGACTTTGAACCGGAAGTACGGCCTCTTGTGTTCCAGCATTGTCAGGAAGAATATGGTGAAAATAATATTACACATATCATTACAAGAATGCCATACGGTGCTAGAAATGCGTTTAAATGTGTAGCAAGAGTTTATGACGTATCACCACAGGAAGCAAATAGTATTAGTGAACTACTACCAGAAGCAGTTTCAAAAGATACGTTGAAAGATGTATTAGATGAAAGCAATACAACATATGAAAGTGCAAGACTAAAATTAAATACAAGGCTGTTAAACCTTGTTAAAAAAGCGAGTGAATTAGAAGGCAGAACGTCTGGTACAGGGATTCATGCCTGCGGAGTTTTGATTTCCTGCAAAGAGATTTCAGATACGGTACCTACAATCTATAAAGAAGACCCTAGAGATAAGAGTATGATTTATCAGGTGTCAATGTTTGAATATCCAGAAGCAGAAGCATTAGGTTTAATCAAGATGGACTTCTTGGGTTTAGATACATTACATCTAATCAGCAGTACGGTGAAGTTGATTGAGCAGTACACTGGCAAACATATTGACATGAAAGAAATCATTGATGGACCTTTAGACGACAAAAAAACATATCAGATGTTTCAAAAAGGTAAGACAAGCGGTATCTTCCAGTTTGCAGAGCCAGGCGTAAGAGAAATGCTTACTAAAGTTAAACCAACGAAGTTTGAAGAACTGGCTGCCATCACGGCAATTTATCGACCAGGTCCTATGAGTTTAGGCTTACATGATGACTTTGCAATTAGAAAGAACGACCCATCTAAGCGTATACCATTTAGCAAAGAGTTTATTGGTACGCCAATTGACACATTAACGAAAGATACGTTTGGTGCAATTGTCTATCAAGAACAGGTTATGAAGATTGCACAAGAGGCAGCCGGTTTTACATCAAAAGAAGCCGATAAAATGCGTAAAGCAATGGGCAAGAAAAAGATTGAAATTCTAAACATGCTTGAGCCTAAGTTTAAAGAAGGAATTATTAAAAACACACATTGTTCACAAAACACGATTGACGAGTTGTGGTCACAGTTATTGGGCTTTGCGCAGTACGCTTTCAATTCAAGTCACGCCGTATCGTATGCTTTAAACAGTTATCAATCAGCATATCTTAAGGTTCATTACCCAGTATTATGGGCAACAGCGGCCTTGAGAATGTATGCAGATAATCCTGATAAGGTAACAAAATATGTGGAAGATACAAAGTCAAATAATATTAAAATCTTACCACCAGACATTAATGAGTCAGAGTTACTTATTTCACCAACGTCAGACTTAAAGAGTATTACATATAGTATTTCAAATATCAGAAGAATACCTGTATCAACGCTTGAACTATTTATTAAAGAACGTGAAGCAAACGGCAAATATACAGACCTTATGGACTTCATCAAACGAAACAAAGACAATTTATCTGTTTCAGTATTACAGGTGTTAGCATGCTCTGGTTGTTTAGACTGTTTCCATCATACACGTAAATCAATATATGATAACGCAGAGAAACTACTAAAGAGCGTAGATAAGAAAAAGAGTAATGTTGCAAGTATGTTTAGTATGGTTGGTGAAGATGTAGGACAAACAGTTGAACTTGGTAATGAAGAGTGGCCAACACTAGAGAAGATGGCAAACGAGGGTAATGCATTAGGTGCATATCTATCAGGTAATCCTCTTGATGGTTTAAAGACACAGGATGGTCAAGAAGTAAATCAGACAAAGAATTTGAAGAGTTGTGATGCAGACCAGTATATTACATTCTTATCAGTAGCGCAGAAGAAAACACGCTCTGGTAAAACGTTAATTATCGGTATGGCAAATAACGGCGCATCACAGGTTGAAATCAGACTACCGTCCAGTGTGACAGATAGAATCTTGTTAAACATGGCATTAAAGAGAACAAACGGTGACAGAGCAGAAGCGTACAAACTTATGCGATTATCAGATGATAAGATAAAATCGTTTGGTAAGATGGAGCCATTAGAGAAGCCTGTCAAGTTCAGTAAGATTTATAAATTATCATTTGGTAAAGGCTTTAGAGGCGGTACAATGATTACAAATATTGAGCCAGTCGAGGTTTCAGTAAACAATCAGGTTTTAGATAAAATCACAGTCGACAGAGATAAGACAAGGAACTTCGCAAAGTTCCAAAAGAAAGTCGAAGAAGAAACAGAGCGAGCAAAGAAGTCAAAAGCGAAACTTGTTGATATATTAATTGAATATTATTCTGAAACAGATAATGAATGGAAAACAATAGAGATGGACAATGTTTATATTTCAGCGTCTACTCTCAAACTGATTAAGTAAGGAGTTGATATAGTGGCAAGAAAATTAGTTAATCTACCATCAGTTGAAGAATTGACAAAGAATGTACCTGTTGAGCAGGAAGTTCATGAAGAAGAGCAGGAAGAGGTCATTACTAGTGTTCCTGAAGATGAGGTAGATTATACAGAAGAAGTTGAACAGCCTTCAATTCCTGAAGAGTACGACTATAGCGATAGCGAAGATTATCAAGAACCTGCTATCGCTGAACCTGTCGTTCAACCAAGAACTGAATATACAGAGGAAGAAGAAGCAGAAGCGCTAGAAGAAGTTGTCAGAGAACGAGAGAACAAAAAGAAAAAGAAACCTCGTAAGTTGAAGAAGGGCGTTATCATTGGTATTGTTTCAGCAGTTGGGCTAATTATTGTTTGTGTGCTTGGTTACTTTGTTGTTAAGAAGATAACACAAAGACAGCCAGAAGTTATTACAGAGCAGAAAGAAGCACCGAAGAAACAGGACTTTACGAATTTTGAACGTATGGTGCTAAAGCAACCAACAGTAGCAGAACAACCAGAACCAACAGCAGATACAACAAATACAAAATCAGGTCAAGAAATAGTTCAGTCATATAAACTTGAATATCCTTATGTTGATTTAACATTGAAAGAAGATGCAGATGGCCAGTTCGTGCTAATCTACAATAAGAATGATAAACAGGTGCTATGCTATTCAGAGGAAAACCAGTTTGTCGCAGGCACAGAAAAGCGTGTAGCGATTGGTTGTGAAATTGACGAAGATATGTCGAATGAAAAGCCAATCTCATATATGTTTAGAGAGAGTGATTAAAGTATGCAAGCGTTAATGCCTATTGCAAAGCGGTTCGATACGAAGTTAAAGAGAATCATTTCAAAGCAGAAATACTTTAGTACGTTAGAAGAGTTTATCATTCTGTATAATAACGGAACACTGAATAGATTTGACCCGATTGCAGAGGAAATTGTTAAGAAACTAAAAAAGTGGTATCTAAATGTAAAGGTTGAAGACAATAAAATCGTTATCCGTTCTCCAGACGAGATAACACTTGATTTTACATATAACTTGTTAAACCAGTGGAAAGTTGTTGTCTACTTGAAATCGCTTGTTGATAGATTGATGGAATTAGAGTATCCTTACGATACAAAACTAGTATTTCAGACAAGCAATCCTGGCACAGTATATTTAGAGATGCTAGACGGTGACACAGGTGATTACTTCTTAGAACCAGCAAAAGATGTGCCTAAACTCTTTAACACAAATAGAGAATTGGCAAAGAACCTGATACTGAACTTGTCTTTAAAAGACTATAAGGGTGGTTGTTATTTAAACTTTGAAGATGTGGAAGATATTGACTGTTCTTTCTTATATGAAGTACAAGAATTTATTCTGCAAAAGATTTTAATTGATAATCACAACGATGTCCACTTGACAAATCGTTAGACTTTCTTTAAAATAGTGGTGAGATAGAAAAGAGGTTAGTTAGATGTTGATTTCATTGTTGTATTTAGTGTTCAGGATAATGTTGTATGCTTTGTTGAGTGCTGGTATTTATGCGATTGTATTTCTAAGCCCAACACAGAAGCAGAGAAGCACATTAGTATTAATAATTATTGCTGTGTTTGCACTTTTAGTACTAACACATTAGAGTTAAGTGAAATCTTGACTCTTTTTTATTATTTTTTCGAGTTTAAAAATGAGCCGAAAAGGGAAATTAGGAAGAATCCGTGTGACTTTTTTAGGTCAAAAACACCTAAAAACGAAGGGGATGATATACTATACATCCTCGACCTAAAACAGCCGTTAAAACCGTTCCTCCAGCGGATTAAAGTCAATACAAAAGTTCCTTAAAATTCTTGTATAATATAGAAGTAGCGAGGTGTAAAGAATGGTAACAAAAATAATTTCATTTAGTGGTGGCATGGCCGCTGGTAAAGATACATTTGGAGCAGTATATAAAGAACTATGCGAAAAAGAAAATATTAAGGTAAAGCATTTAAGTTTTGCCAATGCCTTAAAAAACGAAGTAGACGAGTTGATAAGACGTGTGAGAAATAAGGAAAGCGTAGCAGAAATATCCCATTTCATGGGTGTAAATTGTGTTCACATCAACAAGTTAAAAAACGTGATTCTTGAAGAGGACTATCTTCATCCAAACTTTACAGCGAGAGATAGAACGCCAGCGACTAGATTTTTATTACAATACTGGGGAACAGAAGTCCGCAGAAGTCAGAACGACAATTATTGGGTTGATATCGTAAAAGAGCAAATTAAAGAAAACCTAAAAAACAATGTAAATACGTATATTACAGACGCAAGATTTATTAACGAATTAAAAATGCTAACGTCTATTGGTGCAACAACTATATTATTAGATGCACCTTTAGAAGTTCGATTAAAGCGTCTGTATGATAGAGACCATATTACAGTAACAGAAGAACAGTTGAAACACCCAAGCGAAACCCAGTGTTTAAAATATAAAGACTACACATTCATTATTGACACAACGAAGCAAACACCAGCAGACTTAGAGAAAATGTTAGGAGAATAGACATGGGTTTTAGTTTATTTGATTTAGAAGAAAAACAAAGTGATAAGAAAGTTAGAATCGTAAATAATAGTGTTCAGATTTTAGACGATGATATCAAGAAAGAAATAGACAAGAAGAAGTTATCAGCAAGTTTAGTTGGTTCTATTTTAAATTCACCAGGCGACTGGGCTATGGGTACTTACATTGAACCGTTATGTATTGATGGTTATGTAGACGCATTAGAGAGAGGAACATGGTTTCATAGCATTATGGAACATTTCTTTAAACTAGACCCACAAGATAGAGATTTTAAACATCTATCATCTGTGGCTGTCAGTGTAACGAAAGAAAAATATCCTCACATGATAGAGCGTCAAGATAATAAAGACTGGTTAAATAAAGCAATCAAAGGATATCGTGATACATGGCTTGCTAATGCAAAGAACGAAAAAGTTGCTTCTGTATTCTTGATGGGAGAACAGAAACAAGGACTTGAATTGTTCGTTACAGGTAAGATAGGAAATGCTAAAAGACCATGCTTAGGTTTTATTGATAAACTCATTGAAGGTGATTATGGCTTAATCGTACAAGACTGGAAAACAGGTGCTAAGATTCATAATTTTAACCCTGATAAGGAACCAAGTGAAAGCAACTCTTTTGATTACTGGCGCCAACAGACGTTATATACAATGCTTTTAGAGCAGTCTGGCATGAGAGTTGAAAGTGCTTGTTTAATTTTTCCTTGCGCTAACCCACCACAAATCGTTGATGTTGATTGTCATAACGATAGTGTTAGACAACGTGTGGTTGCAGATTGTGAAAAAGCAGATAATATATTAGAAGAATGTATTAAAAACGACTATACTTTCCCATTTAAAGCCGGCAAGTACAACTCTTGGGCAACTTATCTTTGTGGCTTAGGTAGAGCATACCCACCTAAAATCATTACAGATAAGTTAAATGACTTGATAGAATATGGAGACTAAGACATGGCAGAACGTTATATAGAACTTTATAAGAAATACCGCCCTAAGAAGTGGGAAGACATTATCGGTCAAGAAAGCATTGTTACACCAATCAAGAACGCAATCAAGTCAAATAAAATACCGACTGGCTATATCTTTAGTGGTTTAGCCGGTACAGGCAAAACAACACTTGCATTACTAATTGCAAAAGTATTAAATTGTCACCAGTTAGATAAGGACATGAATCCTGTTGAAGATGAAATCACCAGAGCGATTGATAGTGACTCACTTATCGGTGTCAAGCAAATCTCTATGGCGAATGCGAATGTTGAAGATGTTCGTAAAATTATGGCAGAGTCTTTCGTAACACAGCCAATCAAAAAGAAAGTGTTTATTTTAGACGAGTTCCACAATTGTTCTAAGGCAGCCTTTGAAGCAATCCTGACAGATTTAGAAAGTACAAACCAAGATTCATTATTTATTTGTTGTACGACTGAACCGGATAAGATACCGAAGTCAATCAAGAGCCGTATGCAACAATTTTCACTACGCATACCAACACCGAATGAAATTTTAAACGTGTTGCAGAAGATAGCAAAACACGAGCCTGAAATCTTACAGGGTATTAAAGATAAGAAGTTTACAAAAGAAGATTTTATGAGTTGTGTCTATAATAGTGGCGGTTCTGTCCGTGATGCTATTAGCAACTTAGAGAATTTAGTAAATGGTGGTGTCATTAGTTCATCATATTCAAGACAGTTATTTGAAAACATCTTACATGGTAACCTTATTGAAATCTATAAGACAACAAAAGAGATGGCGGATGCAGGAGCGAACTTTCACAATACATCTGAAACGTTGTATAAGACAATCGTTAATCTCATGTTGGCATTATCTGACGTAGAGGTTGAAGATGCAATGCAGTATCAAGATTTATTACCACTTACAGACCTTCATGTTTTAATTAAGATGACAGGAGAGTTAGAAAAAACATTCTACGCTGTATCAAGTAAGACAATCGACTACAAGACACTTTATGAGATGTGCTATATTAGAATGGCATTGATTGCGAAAGCAGGTAACAAGCAATGAACACCATTAAATATGTCTTTATCACACTTCTAGGACTGTTTATCGCTACATTATGTGCTGTTACAGACTTACCGATTATTCATTTAGTGTTCTCATTAGTAATGTTTGCTGTGATTTATCTATTTTATAGAGAGGATAGACCATTTCCTAAATATAAATTAAGTGGAAAAGATATATTGGTTGTCTTGATTGGTATTGTAGTAATCTTTATATTAGATAATTTGCTGATATATATACTACCAAACCCAGTAGAAGAACAACACACAAAAGTATTGTTACAAAACTATGGTTTGTATGGCATACTATTAGCATGTGTTGTGGCACCTATAACAGAAGAATATATTTTCCGCTATATACCAACAGATAAACCAACAATCATCGTATCAGTATTCCTGTTTGGTTTGTTTCATACACAAGTATCGCAGGATATTTACACAGCGTTTTATCCTGCTATTGTAACAGCAATGAACGCTGTAGCATTTCATTTATTTTATCGAAAAACAGACAACTTATATGTATCTATATTGATACATGCGAGCATGAATTTAATTGCACTAGGACTTTGATGATAAAAAGTCCTTTTTAAATCAAAAAGGAGGCAAAGTATGTATTATAGTGATTATCGTTCTCATGATACAGCAGATGGTGATGGTATCAGAGTCAGTTTATATGTATCTGGTTGTTCTTTACATTGTAATGGTTGTTTTAATGAGAAGACATGGGCTTTAAATTATGGTGACAAGTTTACAGAAGAAGTCTTAGACGAACTTATCAACGACTGTAAGAAACCATACATTAAAGGTTTATCACTATTAGGTGGTGACCCATTTCAAAGAGAAAACCAAGAAGAAGTTTTAAATATTATAAAACGATTTAGACAAGAATTCCATAACGATAAAGATATATGGATATGGACAGGTAGAACAATAGAAAATCTGCTAGACAAATCATATATTGACCACACAGAATATACAGACGATATCTTGTGTAATATTGACTATTTGATTGACGGACCATTCATTCTTGAAAAGCGCAATTTGATGTTAAAATACGCTGGTTCTGAAAATCAAAGAAGAATTGACCTACACAAGATTGATACAATAGACAAATTAAAATCTATCAGCGATTGGAATAAATTGGATTGCGAGGTGAAATAAAAAACCAATTGCTTTAGTATAGAAAGCACAGCAGAACTTGTGCTTAAATAGAAAGGCTAAAAAAGATATGATTAAAGTAGTAAAAAGAAACGGCAATGAAGTGGAGTTTGTGCCTGAAAAATTAAACTCCGCAATCGAGAAGGCAAATATGCAGGTTGCCAAAGAAAACAGACTTACACATGAAGAAATCGCAGAACTGGTTGACACTGTAGTAAGTCGTATTCCTGAAGATACAGAAATTTCAGTAGAAGATATTCAGGACATGGTAGAGGAAGAACTCTACGACAACGCTAGTTTTGCATTAACAAAAGCGTATTCCAATTACAGATTCTTAAAAGGTAAGTTAAGAAACAACAGTTTTAACGACCTTGAAAAAACAATCATGGCATTGTTTGAACAAAAAGAAACAGAAGCAAGTAATGAGAATGCGAATAAAAACGCAAAACTATTAAGTACACAAAGAGATTTAGTAGCAGGTGAAGTAAGCCGTTACTTAGTGAATAAGTACGTCTTACCAAAAGAAGTACAAGAAGCACATCAAAAGGGCATTATTCATGTTCACGATTTAGATTATCGTATGGGCGGGATGACAAATTGTGGCCTGGTGAACCTTGAAGATATGTTTACTAATGGTACAGTATTAAACGGTACCAAGATTTATGAACCTAAGTCATTTAGTACGGCTGTGACTCTCGCAAGTCAAATTTCTATGTCCGTGGCTGCTTTCCAGTATGGCGGCCAGAGCATGACATTAACGCATTTAGCACCTTATGTCGAGGCGTCAAGACGTAAAATTAGACATCGTTTGATGGACGAATTTACAGAGCAGGGCGTTGAAATTACAACAAAGCAACTGAATGAAATTGTCGAAAAACAAGTTAAACAAGAAATTAAAGATGGCATTCAGACATTAAACCATCAGATTGTAACGATGGCATCCAGTAATGGTCAGTCGCCGTTCCTCACTATCTTTATGTACTTAAACGAGGCAAAAGATGAGCAAACAAAGAAAGATTTAGCGTTAATCATTGAAGAAATGTTAAAGCAGAGAATTAAGGGCTTACCGAATGAGCATGGTGTATTATGTTCTCCAGTTTTCCCTAAGTTAATCTATGCTATTGACAGTTCTAACTGTGATGAAACAAAACCATATTGGTATCTAACGAAACTGGCCGCTGAATGCACGTCAAAACGTATGGTTCCAGACTATATTTCAGAGAAGAAAATGTTTGAAAACAAAGAAGGACATTGTTTTCCTTCGATGGGTAAGTGTAAACTACAGCCCATCTAAAATCGGGTGAACCCTTGTCAGGGGGTGTCAGCATAAACATTGTGCTGGCTAACGGTTAGGTCTGACACAACTAAGTTTGTGCGACAGATGAGACCGTGCTACTTTGAAATTATGGAGTATAAATAATTATGAGTTATGGAGCAATCTACAAAATAACAAATATAAAAACAGGAAAAGTATATATTGGGAAAACAACAAGAAGCCTTAATGATAGATTACAAGGGCACATAAATAGTGCCAATAAAGGTGACAACTTCAAACTATCAAGAGCAATTAGGAAATATGGTAAAGAAAACTTTATAATAGAGCCGATAGACTTTGCTGATACACGTAAAGAACTAAATGAAAAGGAAGTTTATTACATCAGCGAATACGATTCTTTAGAAACAGGATATAATATGACGATTGGTGGTGAGGGAGGAAACACATATATTGATAAGTCTGACGAAGAGATGAAAGCAATATCAGAGAAGATTTCTACAGCCTTACGTAAGAATAATGGGAATCGAGGTCAACTTGTAGGACCTAAGAATAGTATGTATGGGAAACACCACACCCCAGAAACAAAAGAAAAAATGAGCAAGGCATTAAAAGGCAAGAAATTTTCAAAAGAACATAATAGAAAAATATCGGAATATTATAGAGGTAGAAAGAAACACTATCTCCCACCACATACAAAACTATTTGTTACCAATATAGAAACGAGTGAAATGCATGCTAAGACAGCAAAGGAAGTTGTCGCTATGTTTGCTTTACAGAACTATATAGAATTAAAGAATATTGTAGATAATAAAACCATACTCAATAAAACATTCATAATTTCAAAAAGTGTATCGACTAGCCGTGATGAATGTAGCGGCGGATAAATTCCTTAATGTAGGATTAGAATATAGACACTAGTCCGAAGAGTCCGACTGTATATTTTATTATACAGATGATATAGTCAGTACCTATAGCGATATAGGATATATACGTGTAGAAGTTTTTTAAGTCCGTGGTACGATGGTAACGGCGAGTTCCATGCATACGGGAGATATAATCTGGGTGTGATTACTCTTAACCTGGCTTATATTGCACTAGAAGCGCATGAAGATATGAACAAGTTCTGGGAGTTACTTGATAAGTACGCTGATTTATGTTTTGAGGCGCACATGACGTTTGTTAAGCGTCTAAACAAAACTAAGGCATGTGTTGCCCCTATTCTATGGCAACATGGTGCGTATGCAAAATTAAACCCAAATGACACATTAGACAAAATCATGTACGGTGGATATGCAACCATTTCATTAGGTTATGCTGGCTTATATGAAACAGTACAAGCGTTGATTCATCAATCACATACAACAGATGATGGTAGAGAGTTAGCACTTCAAATTATGAATAAGTTGAATGCTTATTGTGAGAAGTGGAAGAAAGAAACAAATCTAGGATTCTCTGTTTATGGAACACCAATGGAATCGGGAACATATAAGTTTGCAAAAGCACTTCAAAGAGATTTTGATGTTGTGCCTGAAGTAAACGAGCATGATTATATTACAAACTCCTATCATGTAAACGTTCGAGAGGAAATTGATGCTTTTGACAAGTTGTCGAAGGAATCAGAGTTTCAAGAATTGTCATTAGGCGGTTCTATTTCATACATTGAAATTCCTAACATGGAGAAGAACATTCCTGCATTACTAGAAGTTATTAAATTTATTTACGACAATAACATGTATGCAGAATGTAACACAAGAACCGATGTTTGTGATACTTGTGGCTATCATGGTGAAATGGAAATGATTAAAGATGAAAACGGTAATTACATCTGGCGCTGTCCAAACTGTGGTGAAACAAATATTAACAAATTAAACGTGGTGCGGAGAATTTGTGGGTATTTAGGACGTATTAGCAATGGCGTAAACCAAGGTCGTCTTGGTGACATTCACGACAGAGTATTCCATCTTTAAACAAAACGAGAGTAGGTTAAATAAGCCTACTCTTTTTCTGTTTCTGATATAATATAAGAGAGAGGAGAATCGAAAATTATGCCAAAACACTTTAACGGTGAGAAAATAACAAAATGTACAGCAAAGACACGAGATAAATGTCCGTATTGCAAAAATCTTCATATACCAGATAGCACTACACCACAAGAAGAAAACAGAATCATGGATGATTATAGTTTAGCAACACAAAAGGCGAATGAGTATTTAGATAGCCGTTTAACCAAAACAGACTCTGGCTATTACATGTTCAAGAACTATAATTATGACAATGCGCTAGGTGCTACTGATTATGGCTTCTTAAAACAACAGGGTTTTGATTTTGAAGGAACACAAGTCAGCAAAGCCGGTGAATTTTATACCATGATGAAACTGTCTGTAGATGAGTTAAATATGACAAGTGCAGAAGAGCAGGAAGATTTTAGAAAATCTATGCGTTTGTTTGTGCTAAAAAATAAACAACTATCACATCAAATACAAGAACACTTTCAGTCGTATATTGAAGCAACAGGAATCAAAGTAACAGACGATGAGTACTTACAAGTAAAAGACTGTAACGCAATTCTTGAAGATAATAACTGTATCTATGTATGGCCCGATGACAACTTTAGTGCAGATATTATCAGAATTATTAAAAAAGACAATAAGGAAAAGAGTATCGTATCCTCATTCGAGGTTAAGACACTATGCAACGGCACTAAGTCAGCACAAGGCTCAACTAAGACAATCTCGTATGATGAGAATGGTATTGTGTCAGATGTTGAGAGCGGTGAGATTCTAGCAGATGATTATGACGTATTAGAGCAAGGTTATCACAACTATAGAATTAGAGGATATGATGGTGTACGTGATTTGATATCTGATTATGAAGAAAGAACAGTCCGTATGCCTGGTAATAAGAATGTTGTGTTTATTGATAAAGATGGAAAGACTGACACTATCTCATGTAGTTTAACATCTTATGCAACAAGAAAGCGTGAAGAACTTATCAATTCTGGTAAGTATGTTGGTGACATGCGTATTCACGTTAATAAGAACGCACGTAATGTAGGTGAAAAAGAAATTAACTATTTCTTGACGAGTAAGGTTGATTACGGTAGAGTATTTAAAGACGGTAAACCTAAGACAGAGTTTACAGTGAAAGACTTAATTCAAGCAAAAGGACAGACCAAGACTTCAACAAAAGGTGTTGGTGTATATATAGGCGAAGTCAGCAAGGGCAGAAAAGAGTATGACGTAATCATGGGCAACTTTAGAAAACGTCTAACGATACAAGAATATTCTAATTTCATGCAAGGTGGAACACTTAATATTAAAGACTTCAGGTTCTGTCCTGTAACATGTTCAGTTGAATTAAAAGATACAACAGAGTAGGGTTAAACGCCCTGCTTTTCTTGTATAATATAATAGCAAGGGTGATACCCTAGATAAGGAGAAATCATGGCAGTAAAAAAGAAAGAAGAAACAGTAGTTAAAGACAGTAGCAAAAAGGAAGCCTTAATGGACTTGTTAAGCACTCTCCAAGAAGATGCAAAGAAAACATACGGTATTTCAAACGTTGGTTTCTTGGGGAAGATGAAAGATAAGCAAGTTACATTCTTACCAACGGGTTCACTGGTTTTAGACACATTACTTGGTGGTGGTGTAGCAAAGGGAAGAATTATTGAATTTTTTGGTCCTGAATCGTCAGGTAAAACATCTATGGCAGTTTTAGCATTAGGTAAAGAACAACAGCGTGGTGGTTCAGTTGCGTTCCTTGATATTGAGCATGCGGCCTCACCATCATTTATGGAAGTGCTTGGTGTAAATATAGATGAGTTGTTATTCTTACAGCCAAGTAGCGCAAAAGACACATTCCAGTCACTATTAAAGATTGTTCGTTCAGGTACAATTAGTATGGTAGTTGTTGACTCTGTATCAGCAATGACAGAAGGTGTAGCAGATGAAGACTTGGTTAAGGACAGTGTTGGTAAACTTGCACGTAACATGTCTAAAAATATGCCAGTACTAGCAGAGGCATGTTCTAATAACGATTGTACAGTTATTTTCATTAACCAGACACGTGAAAAGATTGGCGTAATGTTTGGTGACCCAACAACAACGTCAGGTGGCAATGCTCTAAAGTTCTATGCAACACAGCGAGTAAGAGTAAACAAGAAATCACCAATTAAAGATTCAGAAGGTTCTATTATTGGTACAGAAGTTGGCTTGAAGATTGAAAAGAATAAGGCCGCTATGCCAGGTGGTATCGGTAGTACATTACTATCTTATTCAAGCGGTATCGATACAGTTGGTGAAGTTTATCTATTAGGTGTTCAGTTTGGTGTTATTGGTAAGAATGGAAATACATTCTTCGCTAAAGTTGATTTAACAAAAGAACAGCAAGCAAAGATTAAGAATTGCCAGTACGATGAAAGCACACATCAACTTAAACTAGCAGTTGGTGAGGGCAGAACACGTACAAAACTTGCCGAAGACAATGAAGTGTTCAATGTTGTATCACAAGAAGTTATGCGTATTCTTGAAGAGAAGCAAGAAGAATTTAAGGCAAGAGATAAGAGTGTGGTACAACTTAAGGAAGATAAATAAATCTTCCTTTTTTGAAAAGCAGAGGTATTATGAACAGATTACAAGATTTTTACAATAGACACGATATAAAGCACGCCAATAGGCTTGTAAGAGCGATTAGAGAAAAAGCGATAGAGTATTCAAAATTAACCGACACAGGCTTGTATGACCTATTCCAAGCGGTCAGGAGCGAAGATGACACAGATGATAAGAAGATAAAAGTGTTTGCGTTGATTACAGTCGCTATTGAGCGTGTTTTACACCTAAAACCTTATGATGTGCAAATTCAAGGTGGTATTATTTTATCAGAAGGCAAAATTGCTGAAATGAAAACAGGTGAAGGTAAGACATTAACCTCACTGTATCCTATTATTTATCACGCTTGCACGGGACAAGTTCACGCAATTACAGTTAATGAGTATTTGGCAGAACGTGATGAGAGTTATTTGTCACCAGTTTACAGATTTTTCGGCTTAAAATCAGCATTTAATCATCAACAGTCGTCAACATTTATCAAAAAACAAATCTACGCAGAGAATGATATTGTTTACGGTATTGAAAGTACATTTGTATTTGACTGGTTGAGAGACCAAATGGTAATGAGTATTGAAGATAAAGTTATTCAAAAGCCATTTCATTTTGCAAACATTGACGAAGTTGACAGTGTTTTAATCGATAACGGCAGAACACCTTGTATCATCGGTGGCCAATCAGATAAAGACGAATACACCATCTTAAATGTTGATAGTGCTGTTAAGCAATTAAAGCAACCGGAAGATTTTACAGTAGACACACAGCATAGAATCGTTAATTTGACTGACGAGGGAATTTCAAAACTTGAAAAATTTTTGAGTCTTGAAAATCTTTATAGTAAAGAAAATATTTACATCGAACATTTAGTACACCAGTCATTGATAGCAAATTATGTCTTTAAGTTAGATGTCGATTATGCAATCAAAGATTATGGTCAAGGCTTACAGTTAGTTATTATCGACCAAGGAACTGGTCGTATTATGCCAGATAGACGTTTTAACCAAGGTTTACATCAGGCACTAGAAGCAAAACACCATGATATGGTTGATATCCATAGCGAAACGATTACAATTGCTTCAATTACACTTCAAAACTTCTTTAGAATGTATCAAAAACTAGCAGGTATGACAGGGACAGCAATCGAGGAATCAGATGAATTTATGGAAGTATACGGTTTAAAGGTTGTACCAATTGAAACAAATAAACCTGTAATTAGAATTGATAATGCTCCTGAATTGTATAAAACAAAAGAAGAAAAATGGAATAGGGTGTTGGAATTAATTAAAGAATATAACGATAAACAATATCCTATTCTGGTTGGCACAACATCTGTACATGATAGCGAAGTAGTTAGTGACATTTTAAATCGTAATCACATTAAGCATGTTGTATTGAATGCAAAACAAGATGCACAAGAAGCAGAAATCGTAGCACAAGCAGGTAAGTTAGGAAACATCACAATCGCTACTAACATGGCTGGTCGTGGTACTGACATTATTCTTGAAGATAAAGACCATCCTCTTGTAGTCATTCAAACAGAGTTGAATGAGAATGGAAGAATTGATAGACAGTTAAGAGGTAGAAGTGGCAGACAAGGTGATAAAGGTATTACACATACAATCATTAGTGCAGAGGATAGTATCTTTACAAAAAGTTCACTAACAGATGTTTTAAAGAAAATTGTTTCAAAACAAAATATCACATCTAAAGCAACATTAAGACTAATTAAAGAACTTCAAACAGAATTGTCAGGGCAAGCATCTGTAGCAAGACAAAACGCATTGAAGTATGATGACGTTATTAGAGAGCAAAGAAATAAATTTTATCAATCACGAGATAATGTTTTAGAGATTGAAACATTAGAAGAATTAGATAAATGCTTTGAAAAACTAGAAATCAAGTTTGTTGAAAAAGATATACCTGAATTAGTTAAATTTAATATTCGTCAACAATTATTATTACAATCAATGGACAGATGTTGGGTAGAGCATTTAGATAAACTAGAGTCGTTAAAGAATGGTATTGGTTGGCGTGCAAAGTCAGGCAACAACCCGATTCTGATTTATCAAGAAGAAGCACAGATATTGTATGACAATTTCTTGGCAGAGATTGGCAACAGAATTAGAAAGGTTGCAGAGGTAGAGTAGAAAATGAAGTGGTTAAAAACGAAGAGAGTTAGGAGCAGAATCCTATTCACATTATTTATTATTCTGCTATTTGAAGCAGGAACATTCATTCCTTTACCTTATGTTGAACATGCACAAGCACAATCACCGCTCGGTTCTTTACTTAACCTTGTAACGGGTGGTGCATTAAGCAGATTTGGTTTATTTGCATTAGGTTGTAGTCCGTTCATTAGTGCAAGTATCATCACACAGTTATGGACAATCGGTTTCCCATCATGGGAAAGATTGTCAAAGCAAGGCAAAGAAGGCCAAGTAAAAATCTATAGACGAACACAGATTCTAGCAGTAATCTTAGGTATTATTCAAATCTATGGTATCTTGGCAAGTAAGACATTACAAGCACAGTTGGGCATTAATATTGTAACAACAAATATTTATCAGACTATTTATTTAATTATACTTACAACAGTTGGTTCATTAGTAGTATCGTATTTATGTAGTAGAATTAACGAAAAGGGAATCGGCCAAGGGCAATCTGTTATTATTGCAGTCGGTATCTTAGGTAATATTCCTGGTATCGTATTGCAGTTTATGTCAGCATATAATAGATACTTAGCGAATAACGATTTAACTACATACTGGCAATATTTTGCAGTTATTATGGTTGTCTTGCTTACAGTTATTGTGTTATGCGTTATTGCAAATAAGAAAGTGTTTAAACTACCTATCCACTCCTCTGTTAATAGTCAATATATAGAAGCCCACTACTTCCCTATTAAGTTGTTGGCAAGTTCAGTTATGCCTATTATCTTTGCAAGTATGATTATGTCTGTTTTAAAGATTATTAGCGATTTTAAGAATCTAAACTGGACATGGACATCATACACAACAAAAACAGGGTTCGCAGTTTATATAGTAGTTATTATGCTCATGACGTTTATCTACAATTCTATTGAGATAAACGGTGACACTCTACAAGATGATTTATCTAATGGTTCTATGTATCTATTAGGTGTTCGCCCTACACAATCAGCAAAAATCATTCGCAAAAAACTATTTAAAATCAACTTGATTGGTGCACCTGTATTAGCATTTATTGCAGGCTTGTCATTAGCAATTGCAGTATTTACACCAATTGACTTTGCGGCCTCAATCAATGGCTTATCTGTGTTAATTCTTGTTGGTGTCTCGCAAGAAGTTGTGTACCAAATTAAGGGACTAACACAAAAGACAAACTACAAGGAGTTATTCTAATGATTAGACATATTTTAATTATTTTGACATGTATAGTTAGTGTTGTATTGACAGTCGTTATTTTAATACAGACACCGAAACAGGAAAGTTTGAGTACGGCGTTTAACGGTGAAAAGGTTTATGTAAGCAGTCTGAATAAAACCTTAATTTACTTAACTTATGCTTTATTACTCTTACTATCTGTACTTCTAATTGCTCTTAAACTGATATAGTATTAGAGGAGTAATATGAAGAAAATAATCAGAAAACTATTAACACTGATTCTACTTGTCGTTCTTGGTTTTTCAACTTATCAACTGTATAAAGAGTTTCGTACAGGTCAGCAAGAAAAAGAGGCTTTAGAAGAAGTTCAGACAGTGGTAGATGTTAAGAACGGACAAGTCACATCAGCAATCACAAAAGATAAAGTATTGAAGTTAAAAGAAATCAATAGTGATATTATTGGTTATCTACAGTTTGATAGTGGCATTATCAGCGAGCCTGTTGTACAGACAAGCGATAATTTCTACTATCTTACTAGAGATGTAAATAAAGCATATAACGATTTTGGTACTGTATTTATGAATGATAAGAGCACTCTTGCAGACAAGAATCTTATTTTATACGGTCATTCAGGCAGTGCTTATCAATCGCAGAAGTTCTCGAATCTAAACGATATGGTAAATAACTACGATTATTACAGTAAAAATAGTAAGTTCAGACTATATACAGAGAATGATATTAGAGAATATGAAATCAGTTATGTTATTGCGAATAGCAACCCAGAAGCATTTAATCATCAAATCCAAAACTTTACAGAGTCAGAGTTTAATGAATGGATTGCTTATGCGAAACAACACACAACAGTAACACCTATTCAGCAGATAGAATATAAAGACAACTTCATTACATTACAGACATGCTTGCACGGTGACGATAAAACAAAAGTTATCGTAATTGCAAAAGAAATTGGTAGAACAAACTACCAACAAGGAGAGTAATTTATGAAACCAAGTAATTTCTTTATCGGTTCACAAGAATGGGAATTGCAATTTGTAAATTCAGACGAGATTTTAAAACTTGCAGAGATGGAAAGTACGGAAGAGGAAAAAGTTGTACTTCTAGGTTTGACATCTGCTTTCGAGTCTAAGATTTATCTAAACAGCGATTACCCATTAAAGATGAGTTTAACACTTAGCCATGAACTTATGCATGCATGTATCGCAACTTATCAGTTATCAAGAAATATTGATACAACGAAGAGATGCTATTGTGAAGAAGATATTTGTAATTTCATGGAAATCTGCGGTGATGAATATACAAGATTACTTGTAGAATTAAGAAAGGTCGTGCGCCATGCCGTTAAAAAAGCAAAACACAGTAGAAAATAACAGCAGTAATGATGTAGTAGAAAACAGTAACCCTGTAGCAGAGGACAATGACATTAATGTTAGGTATCTCACTACAAATACATATCCTGAATTATCACCAAAGTATTTAGCGACTGTCCAGAAGTTTATTCAAGACAAGGAAAGACGTTATTTTGGTTCACCAGGAAGCGGTTTATTTAATCAATTAGTAGACCCAAAGTATAAAGAGTTTGGAATCAATCGTAAGGCAGTAGAAGCAGGTGCTAAAGGCGAGTTGTCAACATCTCTTATTTTAAGAAAGTGGATTGAAGATAAGCCAACAGCAGTATTGATTGACTCTATTCACTTAAATCTCGGTGAAGAAGAAGAGGAGACAAATGAGGTTGATGAAGAAGAAGGCTCTATCAATAGACTAGGTGATACAGACCACCTTCTAATCATCGGTGACACTATTATCATCATTGACAGTAAGAACTGGAAAGAAAAAACAACTTATTCAGTTGGTGAGCAAGGTCAGATATTAAGAGGCAAGAATGAGTTTAGTGGTAGCAGGCCGCATATCGTTCAGTCTAAGTTTTTATGGAAAAAGTACTATGATGGCATAGATGTAAATGTAAATGCGTATATTTGTATCGCAAACCCTAACTCGTTTATCATGCGTGACAACATGTGGTGGGCACAAGGCTGGAAGAATTTTAAACTTGTCAATCAGGAAACGCTCATCTACTTCTTAGACAAAGCGTGGAATGAAGATGGGTTGAAAGATATAGACTACATTCATATAGATGTAGTAGCAAAGGCAGTAAAAGGTATTCAAGAGCCTTATAATAAGTACAAGGCACAGTTTCCTACTTTTTATCAAATCTTGAACAAATAGAAAGGAGAGAAAATGAGTAAATTGTATCATATAACCGATAGAGGCCAGATTAAAGACTGTAATGCTAAAAACGGAAAATGCCCTTATCGAGCAAGTGAACACTTTACGGACATCAATAAGGCACAGGAATGTGTTGAAAGACTGATACATAGAGCGTCAAAACAAAACACTTCTGTGGAACTAACCAAGCATAATTATTCAGATGATATTTTTAGAGCAAAGAATGTTGATAGACATTTACCCATTTATCGTGGTGAGTTAAATCGTATTATTAAAAAAGACTTTGAAAAATGGTATAAAAATAAAGTTCAAGACATGCAAGCAAAGCATATAGGCCAAATACCATCAAAAGATAAAATGCTTGAAGAGTTTAAGAAGACAAGTGGAGCATATCAAAAAGCACAGTCACGAGTGAATCAATTAGAAAGTGCTGTAAACACTCTATTATCACAGAGAGTACAAGCGATTGATTTTGCAAACAAGTTTGATGATGATATTGTAGACTACTCATTCAGCAATGCCTCGTGTTCAGCGTATTTTGTTGTGAATAAGACACGCTTAACAGAAGTCAGAGAGTATTTAGAAAACAAGGGCTTCCATATTGATGAACGTAGATTTTTAGAATTTACAAAAGGTGACAACTTTCTAATTCGCTTTAGCAACCACTATCCTAAAGCGTACTTGAAACGCAATGAAGAAAACGGTGAATTATTTGGTTATACTAACGCTTCAATGTGCATTATGTACAAGGATGAAGAGTTGCCTGGTAAGGCGACCAAGAACTTGCCGAACTATTTAGATACATGCAGATGGTAAAGGAGATTTATGAAACTTAAAATACATATACCAACATATAAAAGGGCGAATGGTTGTATTACAGTCGAATTACTACATAAACTCGGTATACGTAAGGATGAAATCTTCCTGCATGTATGGGACAAAGAAGTTGAGGATTACAAAAGAACAGTTGGCGAGTATGCGACTGTTCTTCCTTTCCCTTTCCACAAGAAAACAGAACACTTGAATTACATTCTTACACACGCAGACTTTAAGAATGAGATAGTATTAACAATGGACGATGATATCAAGCGTTTATGTAAATTTTTACAACCAACGAAAGATAAACCATACGGCGCTGTTAAAGACATGCAGGCACGAGAAGATTTTATAGAGATGATAGAACATTGTACTAACGTTGCAGAAGAAAATGGCTTAATCGCATGGAGTATTGTACCATCAACCAACAAACTGTTTATTGCTAATAAAACAAAAGGTGGTTTAGGACATAACTCCTACATTTCTGGAGCGTTGTGTTGTTATCGTTCTAACGTGGTTATGATAAAAGACAGTATCTTAGAAGATTTAGACTATGTTGTTGAATGTGCTATGAACGGTTATGACACAGCATATATTGGTGGTTACTGCTATGAGAATTTTATGAATAAGAATGACGGTGGCTATCAAAGTATTCTTGCAAGTGGGGAACGTACAGAGCAGTGGCGTCAGATGTGTAAAGCATTGTCAGAAAAGTACATGTTCGTCAAATATCAAGAAACAGAAACAACATGGAAGAAATGGTGGCTGTGTAAGAGAGTGAAAGAATACTTACGCTTAAACAATATTACAGAGAAGTTCGTAAATAGCGATGGTTCTGTAGCAGAGAAAGACAATAACGGCTCATTCAGACCGTTTTTGTGATATATCTTACAGAGAAGTGAGGTAACAATCAATGGAAAATAATACAGTAGAAGAAAAGAAACAAGACAGTGATTTTGGTATCTATATAGTACTAGGCATACTAGGTATTGTAATATTACCTGCAATCATTATAGGCTATCTAGCGTTCTTTGTTCTGTTTAGAGTTTTACACTACAAAAACAGATTCAATGTTCCTGTAATTATTATTTCGTTAGTGATTGTTGCCTCTGTTTTATTTTTAGTGTTACCAAACACTCTTATTGGTAAATACATTTTAGCAATGAGTATTCTTGGGCCTATAATTGGTGTTGTATTGTGTATCTACAAAGCATATTATCTAAAAAAACACCCTGAAATATTAATTAAAACAGGGCCATATCAGAACTTCGAGTACAGAGAGAATATCTTTGATAAATTAAAGAGAGATAAAATTAAAAATGAGTTATCAGAAGGCGAGTTAAATTCAAGCGAAGCAATACCACTTGGTTCTCTTGCCGATAAAGTAGAACTTGAAAATGGAGATACATACAACGGTATAGAACCTGTGTATCTCTATTATAAAGACGCATATAAAGGTACTTTTGTTCAAGGCACCACTGGTTCTGGTAAAACAATCACACTTTTACAGATGATGAAGAATACAATTATGTCAGGTTATCCTCTAATTGTAATTGACTTTAAAAAGGGACAAAATATTGCTTACCATCTATCAAAATGGGCAAAGCAGAACAATCGAAAATTTTACCACTTTGTGAACGGCACAAGTAAAGGCGCATTAGCAAAGTATCAGGCGTCTTATGACCCACTTGCGACAAAAGAAGGCCAGACAGACTTGGTACTCGGTATGAGAACATGGGATGCAGCCTCAGAAGTTTATAAAAATAGACAAATTAGTTTATTACAGACCATCTTCTTCTTATTAAACAATTTAGACGAGACAGATGTACCGAATTTCCCATGGAAAGAAGGTGGTATATCTCAATTCGTAGAAGCCCTACAGGTATCGAACCTGTTTGATTTGATATCTGCATACGCACGCAAGATTGACCCTAAGAACCCAGATAGAGCAATGGAGTTGAAGTTAAAAAGTTTAAAAGAGGTATATAACGATTTAACGTCACCGAAGAGTTTGCTCAAAGAGCAGTTAGATGGCTTGTCTGTAACGATGAAAAATCTAACCATGAGTTCTTACAGTAACAGTTTGTATAAGGGTTCACATGGTGAACATCATATCGACTTGTCAAAGATTTGTATGGATGAAACAGGTCCTGTGGTGTTATTTCAGTTCTCACCTAACGCAGAGCCTGAATTTGCAAAATATATGGGTAGTATTATCGTTTCTGACATTAAACGAGCATTTGGTTATAAAGAATTGCTAGACAATAAATTACCATGTGGTATCTTTATGGACGAGTTCCAAACAGTTGATATTGACTTGATTGCTGATATTGTAGCGAAAGTTCGTTCAGCAAGTGGTTTCCCTGTTTTATCAGCACAATCTATTCTCCAGTTGGCCGCTAATACAGACTCTAACGCAGGCTACAAAATAGATGCTTTTGTCAGTGTCATCAACAATTTCTTAGTTCATAACGGCTCAACTGACGATGAAGCAGAACGCTTTAGTAAAATTCTAGGTAAGACCAACAAGATAACATATAAAGTTACAGAAGACGGAAACGGTGGTTTATTCAAACATAGTAAACAGTTGGTGAATAAATCAGAGAGTTTAGAGTATCGAGTTATGCCGAATAAATTCCAGAAATTATCAGCACCTACTTCATCTAACGGATATCGAGCAGAGTGCTACTTCGTTCAGAAATCAACGAATGAAAGACAATTCGCCAATCTCGGCTATGGTATTGCAAGAAAGGTTCTGTTAGTACCGAATGCAGACGTTTTAGAGGCTGTTCCAGAGTCGTTTAAAAAATCAATGAACGAGAACACGTCTAAACCTGCTCCAGTCGCTCCAATGCACCGGAAACAGCCGGTAGAAGAGGATAATAACTTCAAGATAGAGCATTTTAAGGACGTCAATGAAAAACTAGACGAGCAGAGATATAAAACGCAAGCACAAATCAAAAGAGAAAATAAACGAGAAGAACTAGAGAAGAAGGAAGTCGAAACATCGTTCGACCAGTATCGTAAAAATAAATTTAGAAAGAAGGCAAAGTGATGGGTTTTAAGAAGAAAGTACAGGAAACACCGAAAAAAATAAATTTGCTAAACGAAGATGAAGAAGCAAAAGAATTTATCTTAAAAAAGCAGAAGAAGATTATCCCTATCGGTGGTAAAAAAGCAAGGGTAAAAGATAGAGATTTAGATGTCCGCAGAAACAAACTTGTCGGTATCTACATTTTAAGATTTATTATCTTGTTAGTAGTTGTTGCTGTTTTCGGTATTGCTATCAAGAATGCATTCTTTCCTGAAAATGTTTTTACGAAACAAGATATTCAGAACATGATTGTTGAGAATAGCGACAGCAAGGGCTTCCCAATTGATAAAGGTAGAGCATACGCACAAGAATACTTGTATAATTATTTAAACAACACAGATACAACAGCGTCTAAGCAGATTATGGGTATTTTGAGTGGAAACAGTGATGGTAACGCTTCATTGGGTAAGCAACTACCAGACCAAAAAATAAAGCAAGTACCAGCAGGTCAGCCAATTCTATTTAAAGAGCGTGTTATTAACGATTATAGTGCTGTATACGACTTTAGTGTTTATATGACGGATAAAGACGGCAATACAACCAAAGATAATGCAGAAGTAACAGGCACATGGAAGAGTTTTGAGTTGAACATCTACTATGATAAGAAAACACAGAAAGTAACGCTTGTCGGCTCACCTGCTATTATTCCAACATACGCTATTGACTCTACTTCGTCATTACCACGAGAAGGCTTGTTAGGAAACGGCACTATTAACAATAGCATAGCACCTAAGGTAGAGCCAACAATCATGGGTTTTATAAAAGCATATGCGAAAGTCACACAAGACAGCCATGCTGAAATCGACCAGTATATTCCATCTAATGCACCTGTTGAGTTAATATCTGGCTTTGGTGGAACAGTAAGTGTGAAAGATAATAATAAGATTGCTTATAAAGTCTACGACACAGATACAGCAGGAGAATATAAAGTCGATACAAATATTACATGGCAAGATGCAGATGGAGTATCATTTGCAGGAAGATATGTTGTTACGCTAAAAGAAACATCAGACGGCAAGTATCTTGTCACAAAGTTCGCACCATATAGATTCGTAAAGGGGTAATATATGATTTTAGAAGAATATAGAGCAATCAGAGATAAGCAGTTTGTGAAGATAGACAAAAAACTTACAAAGGCAAATAAAACAATCAGGGATATAAAACCAAAGAATTATATTACAACAGTACATAGTAAAGATTTAGAGTTTGAGGTTACAATATCAATGACTAGACAAGTAAAGTTAATTCGATGGTTGAGCAAGCAGAATGGTACAGCCTATTGTGTTGATATTGACAAAGATAATGAATTAAATGAGATGTTTGCAACGAAGTATAAGGATGTGTTTATGAGCCTTTTAGATAAAGCGTTCAAGCAACTAAACGCCAACTTAAAAGTTGTATAATATAAGTGTGATGGTACTAACCATTGCAGAGAATAATACGCAAGATGTGAGAGGAGAAAATAAGCAATATGCGACAAATGGTAAACAATTTTGGTGTATTTAATACACCGACAAAAGGAGAGGTAATTGTTGAGTTCGTGTCAGCAGTACCTGTAGTAACAGAAGTAAAGAAATCATATAAGGTAGACATGAAGCCAGAGCATTTAGAGTTCGGTTTAACTGGTTATGTGTTTGCTGAATCTGAACTTGGCAAAGTGTTCAAGAAGGCTGCCGAAGAAGGTGTTGTAATCTTAGCACGTTTTGAAAAGTCACGTAAGAAAGATATTGACATTAATATCCCTATTACAGAATTAACAAAAGATTTAAAGACAGCAAGAGATTCTATCAGTAAGTCATTTACAGGTATTTACAACGAGAATGAACATAAGTGGGTTATGCAGAGCGGTGCATTTCAGCCAAGTATGGACACACCTGAAATGCAAGAATGTGTTGAGAATGTTCTTGTAAACAATCACCCAAAGATTGATGTTGATAGTTTCTTTGATGAGCCAAAGGCACCAACAATCAAGCCTGACACATTCGATAAATCACAGGTTCTTGCAACACTTTATTACACTTTAATTGATTATGAAAATAAGAGTGGTTTTGAATTGACAGAAGAACAACGTAGAGCAGTTACAGTTAAGTTATTAAAACTATGTGATGAAATTCAAAAAGTTATTTTAGAGTCTGACCAAGTTGACTACCGTGACTACTCACATGTTAGAGCAAGATTCTTAGTATTTAGTTATGCTGAAAAGGTTGAGCCAATTACACAAGAAACATTGCAAGATATTAACGGTTGGTTGACACGTTGTCTAACGAAATCAAAGTATATTGTTGAATGGACTAAGACTGTTTAAATTAACAGTCTTTTTTGAAATTTAAAATATTGCCGAGAATAGTTTTTAGGAAGAATCCGTGTGACTTTTTTAGGTTAAAAACACCTAAAAACGAAGGGGATGATATACTATACATCCTCAACCTAAAACGCTGTTTAAAACCGTTCCTCCAGAACTTTGCGCCAGCACACTGAAAGCATTGCGCCAGCCCGTGAAAACAGTTCAGATATAGACGGGCTCGTAAATAGCCAAGGCTGATAAGAGCGTATTGACCTTTCTGTCCAACTGTGGTATAATTTTAAAAGGGAAAGGAAGTGAGCGTATGGCTGTAATTCAAAAAGGTATTAGAGTAAGACTTTATCCAACCGAAGAACAAGAAGTTTTAATCAATAAAACTATTGGTTGTTGTAGATTTGTTCATAATAAGACACTTGAAAATTGTAAACAGTCATACGAACAAACACAACACTTTCCTTCTAAGAAAGAACGTTCAGCCAATCTAGTTCCATTGAAAGAAGAATATGAATTTTTAAAAGAAGTTAGTTCAGTAGCATTACAACAGTCTCTTAGAGACCTTGATTCCGCATTAAACAACTTCTTTAAAAACAGAGGTCATTTCGGTTTTCCTGTATTCAAATCTAAACATAACCTGAAACAGTCGTATAGAACTCCATATAACAATGGCAAGGCAGATATCTTAGATAATAAACACATCAAACTACCAAAATTAGGAAGGGTTAGAACCAAGCGTTTTGATATGCCAGAGGTATATAAGATTTTTAACTTCACTATTGAAAAAACTAACACAGGGAAATACTACGCTTCTATTTGTATTGAAACTGAGGTGCAACCATTACCTAAGACAGGTAAGCAAGTTGGTTTTGACTTAGGTTTAATAGACTTGCTTATCGGTAGTGATGGAACTAGAGTTGAAAGACCGAAGTTCGACTATGCCAATAAGGACAAACTCGCTAAGGAACAGCGTAAACTCTCTAAAATGAGAACCAAGTTAGAGAGAGTGAACGCAAACCTAGACAAGTGCAGAAATTATCAGAAACAGAAGCATAAGGTCGCTAAGATTCATGAACATATTTCCAACTGTGCGAAAGATTTTAATCATAAGTTAAGTCGAAAGTTAGTAGAAGAGTATGATTTTTTAGCGTTTGAAAATTTAAACGTTGAAGGAATGAGGAAAAATCACTACTTAGCGTATGCAATTTCAGACGTAAGATGGTCGCAACTCCTAAACTTCATTCAGTATAAATGTTTATGGTATGAAAAAGATTTTGCACAGGTAAGCAGATTCTACGCAAGTTCAAAGATTTGTTCTTGCTGTGGAGTTGTTCACAAAGACATTGTAAACTCTCTTTCAGTTAGAGAGTGGACATGTCCTGATTGTGGAACACATCACGATAGAGATGTTAACGCCGCAAAGAACATTTTAATTCAAGCCTTGAGTGTAGGCGTTTAAAAATACACTTCGGAAAGGCGCAACCGTGGTAAATTAGTTTAGGGATGGTATTTTCATTGAGAAAAGAGAGTAACCTGAACGTTCCCAAGAATCTGTTTGGCTTTAGACGAGCAGGGCGTCAAATGTATTGACATATAATTAATGCAATGATAAACTTAATATGTAAGTTGAAAGAGGTAGAACGCTATGAAGAATACAAGTTTGAAAATCACAGCATTAGACAAGTTTAAATCAGCACGAGTAAGACAGACACGTGGTGGTATCGGTAATAGCGTTCATGGCGATATTAAATACAACCGCAGAAAGAATAAAGCAAATACAAGAAAAGAAATAAAGGAGTGGGCATAATGAACCTACAGGAAACAATTAGTAAAGCAGTAAAAGAAAATATTCCCCCTTATGTTATTTACTTTGCACTTCAAAACGAGCCAGAGTTTTTAGGATTGTCAGAGAGTGTAGAGATTTCAGATGATATTGTTAAGATGATAGAAGCAGAATATCAGATTACAGAACCGTCAGAAGCAGATAAGGCATTAGTAAAAGAACTCCTTCAGGAAGAGGATAAATCAGTCTATTCTACAGTATTAAGTTTTTATCTAAAGATTTTCTTTGAGGATGACACACAAGAACGAACTAATAACGTATTTTTCTACTTGCTAGACAACCATGAGTAAATACGGACCAAGAAGTTTAATCACCTGGAACGCTTTTTGCAGTAGATATATTAGTTCGTATGATTTAGAGGGAATCTTAAGAAGACTAGACGGTTGTAAGGAACAGTGTCTTGAAAACAAAGACTTTGAATTAGCAAGAGATATTGACAAACTAAAGGCAATCGCCTCTAAGATGACAGAAGAGTTTAAGAATCGAGAGAGGATACAATAATGGGGTCTATAATTGAGTTAAAGAATAAAATAGATATTGTCGATTACATTAAAAAAGACGGTATCGTTTTAAAACATAGTGGTGCAAACATCTATAAAGGTTTGTGCCCTTTTCACCATGAAAAAACTCCGTCATTCACAGTCTATCAAGACAGCGGTTCTTTCTATTGCTTTGGTTGTAAGACACATGGTGATATTATTGATTATGTAGCCAATCGTAACAGTCTCACACGAATGCAAGCAATTCAATACTTAGCCAGTGAAAACAACTTTGAATTAGATATTAAAAATAACAAAGAAGATTTTAAGAAACAAAAACGACTTACTGAATTACTCACAAGAATAGATGAGTATTTTAAATACAATTTTAAATGTTTAGAAGATAATCACCCAGCAAAACAGCAAATCTTAAAACGTGGCTTACCAACCACAGAAGTTTACGGTTATTGTCCATCTTCTGACGAGTTTAACAATTACTTTCAAAAACAGGGTTATACATTTGAAGAGTTAAGAGAAATAGGTGTTAATACAGACAATGATTTCTGCCGGTTTAGTAACAGATTAGTATTCACCATCTGCAACATCTTCGGACAAGCAATCGGTTTTACAGGCAGACAGTTAGATAGCAACCCGAAAGCGGGTAAGTATATCAATTCAGCCAATAGTGCAATTTTTGACAAATCAAGAGTTTTATATGGTATAGAACGTGCTAGATATAAAGCCAAAGACACAAAGACGATTATTCTTGTTGAAGGCCAATTTGACGTAGAGGCAATGCACAATGCAGGTTACACAAATACAGTAGCAGTAAGTGGCTCTGCATTCTCAAAAGAACAAGAAAAACTAATTTTAAATGTAATTGACAATGATGGCAAAATTATTCTAATGTTAGACGGTGACAGTGCCGGCAAAAAAGCAATGAATCATATTTTTCAGAAGTTCCCAGAACTTCATAATATGTTATACATTGCCATATTACCGAATAATCAAGACCCTTGTGAATTACTACAGAATAAGGGTAAACTACCTAAACCTGTAGAAATTACTAAGTTCTACTACCAGTCGATTAAAAAGACATTCTTAAAAGATGATACACCTGAATGTAAAACAGAGTACGTACAGAAAATACAAGAATTGTTTACAGATTATATTGAAGATAAGGTTTTAAAGTACAATTATCTAAAGAAAGTTGCAAAAGATGTTGGTGTTGAGTATGGTGATTTAAAAATAAACCAGAAAAAACAATACACACATAAGACAGATGAAAACATGAAGCCGTCTATTAAGAGTGCATTGTTAGCATTAAAGTTATATTTAGATACACAAAGCACAAACGAAATCAAAATCAATCCAAAAGATTTTAACGATGTTGCAATTATTAAATTTATTAAGGAACTTTACGATAATGGTATGATTGAAGTTGACGGGCTAGACAAAAAGAGAACTAATATTCTTGACAGGGATGTGTTATCAGAACAATCACAAAAAGTATTGGATAAAATCAACGAACAAGAATATGATATCACTACAAACAAGATTTTTATTCAATCATATTACAAATCGTTAATAGAACAATCAAAGGCAGAAAGCATAAAGGAGAGGCTATACCAGGTAAAAACTTAGCCGTAGCCTTGCAAGTCTAAGTCTATAGAAACATAGACTACGTTGAGTTGGAGAACCATTAAGGTTACTTACCTTCGGTTGTCGCCTTAGACCGATGCTCTAAGTTCACTAATTAAGTTGGGTTAACGGTATTAATACCCTGTGTTAGTGAATTAAAAACCTAATTCAACATTGACGAAAGGAAGTCCAATATCAACTTCGGTAACAGAAGTTTGTTAGGCACTACAGTTCGATTAGTACTGGCGTAGAGCATAAAAACTAATTATCAGCGAAAGGAGCCATAGCGTATGGTAGTATACGTATTAAATCAGAATGGACAACCACTTATGCCAACTGTACGTTTTGGCAAAGTTCGGAGATTACTAAGAGATAGGAAAGCAAAAGTAATAAGACGTTGTCCATTCACCATTAAATTATTATACGAACCTTCCACAGATATGGTGCAGGAATGCTACTGTGGCGTAGACACTGGTTCTAAGTATATTGGAACAGCGGTTATCGGTAACGATAAGGTTCTATACCAATCTCAAACGGAATTACGAGATGATATTAAGAAGAAAATGAATAGAAGAAAAGGTTTCAGGAGGAGTAGGCGTTCCAGAAAGACTCGTTACAGAAAACCAAGATTCCTAAATTGTAAGAACTCAAAGAAATTGAATAGGCTACCACCGAGCATTCGACACAAGGTTCAAGCCCATATTGATGAGATTGAATTTTGTAAAAAGATTTTACCGGTGTCCTATTTAATCTTAGAGGTGAGCCAATTTGATACTGCCTTGATGAAGAACCCAACACTCGTTGATGAAAAAGTTAAGAAGTGGGGATATCAAGAAGGTTTCAACTATGGTTACTCATGCAGACGTGAGGCTGTTCTCCATCGAGATGGCTACACTTGCCAATGTTGTGGTAAGAAGAACTGTAGGTTGGAAGTTCATCACATTAAGTTTAGAAGTAATGGTGGTACAGATGATGAAAATAATCTCATAACTCTATGTGAAGGTTGCCACAAGAAAGTTCACGATAGTGTTATTACGTTAGATAAGAAACCTAAGAAAATGAACCTAAAATACGCCACCCACATGAGTATAATCCGAAGTCAGTTGTTAAAAATTTATCCACAAGCAATAGAGACCTTTGGTTTCGTAACAAGCGAGAACAGAAACCACTTAGGATTAGAGAAGGCTCATTACATAGACGCTTGTGTTATTGCGGGTGGTGGTCTACCATTTGAATTGTCTGATATGATTTATTATAAGAGAAGAGTTTCCAAAGGTAATTATAGACTGACAAAGGGTATTTGGGGAGGACAAAGACTTCCTACAGGTAAGTTTTACGGTTTGAGGAAACTCGACAAGGTAGAATATCTTGGAGAGGAATATTTTATTTATAGTAGAAATAGTTTTGGATATGTAACACTTACAGACATTTTTGGCAATAAGATTAAGTTTAATTATATGCCAAATGGATATAAGACACCAAAAATGTCAAATTGTAAGAGGATATCAGCAAGGAGAAGCAGTTTATGCAAGAAAGAATGAGAAATATTATGGAAGTAAGTAAAAAGGGTTTTAAGCAGTTAAAGGAAGTAATCGACAGTTACGAGGATATTCGATATGAGATTAGTGATATCATTGAGGCTGCCGGGTATGATGAAGAAGAAGATGGCGATTCAATCATTATTACAAAAGATGGAAACGAATTTGCTGTAATTGATTTAGCGCAGTTGACAATTAATATCACACGAGATTGTGACTCACCAAAAGACACAGACGAGTTGACATTCCTGTTAGAGTTGTCAGAACAACTAGAAAATTTAGAAAGCCTGCTAGATGAAGATGTAGAATCAGAAACATACGAAACGGTAGAATGTGAACTTGTATCAGAAAAAGCGTTACATAATATCGCAAAACTCGAAAAGGGCAGACCAATGGGTATTCGAGAGTTTATGGATACTATAAGCGAAGGTTTAACAACAGATGAACAAGTTGGTGTATTAGCGACATTTGATGTGTTAGACAATGTTTACCCTGTAGACATCTTAATGAAATACAATGCAGGTATTATCGTTGCACCAGAGGAAAGGGATATCCCTTGCTTTGTATTTAACCCAATGCTTGGTGTGTGGGTAAGTGATGACGATGATATGGCAGACATCTTAAAGACAGAGTACAAGAAATCATGTGGCATGCCATTCACAATTAGTGTGGTTGATAACGATATCTCATGTCCCCATATTAGTGATGACCATTCAGAAGACATTGTATTAGACATGTTCCGTTTTAAAGAAGAATAAAATAAAAAGTAGGCATAATCAGCCTACTTTTTTAATGCTTGGAAATTTTCATTACCAGTTGCGTAAATATCTCTTAAATCTCTATCAAGTTTTTTATCTTCGAGTTGAAGTCCAATAATGTAATTTTCTGTCATTTCTTTTGTTAGTGTGGATGGGAAATATCCTGTTCGTTCGTATAGATGTTTTGGTTCGTAAAAACTATCTCGTTCGCCTGCCTTACATTGTTCTGCTACATGTTGTCTAAACTCTTCTGTATTGAAATATCTGTAATATTCAATCACTTTATCAAATTTTTCTTTTATAGGTGCTTTTGTATGTGTAGCGAAATACTCCTTTAATTCAGGCACGTTTTGTTGTGCATCCATTACCACCTTAACATGAGCAATCCCAATCTCTGGTTCTTTTGCATTGACAATAGCAAAACTTCTATGATTTTGCAGAAATAATTTTGTTTCTCCTTCTGTAAGGCCAGCAGCCTGCAAAACATTTTCACACTGTAATTTTGATTCGTAGTCGTCTTTGTAATACCACAAAGTCGTATATGAGTGAATCGTAGCGTCACCAAGTCGACCACCATCGCCATATAAACCTCTGTCTTTATGCATATAATCATTATCTAGGAACTCAAACTTTTTCATCGTTTCAAAACAATCGTTCATTTCATTTAGGTAATTTTGAGCCTCTTTCAAATCAGTAAAATGTGGTGCGTTGCAGTATGGGCATGTTACTTGAGATTTTGCATGGCATTCCCTTATTTCATGTAACACTGGTGAGAAATGATATGTCTTTCTTTCAGCCATAGGTTCTCCTCTCTTGTTGATATATTCTTATTGATATATCAAAAGTTGTATAATATAAGCAGAAAGGTAAAGCAAAAATGTTGTATAGAACACAAGATTTAAAGAATAAACGGGTCGAGCAACTAAAAGAAGAAATTAGTAGAATGAAGAACAAGCCTGTTTTAAAAGTGTTGCTTGTAGGTAATGACCCAGCAAGTGTTACATACACCAACAACAAGCAGAAGTTAGCAGAATATGTTGGTATTAATGCTGAAACGATTCATATTACAGAGAATATTGAGCAATCAAACTTAAATCGTTATATAGAACTGATTTCAAATAGTCCTGACGTTGATGGTGTATTATTACAATTACCATTGCCACAGAATCTGAACGCTGACGAGGCATTACAATATATGAACCCTGAAAAAGACGTTGACGGTTTAACTCTTATTCAGCAGGGTAAATTGTTTAGTTCTAAGGCTGATATGATACCTTGCACCCCTAAGGGTATTCTATCTATCTTAAATGACTTAGGTTATAATGACCTGTCAGGTCTTGATATAACAGTTGTAGGGCGTTCTAAACTTGTTGGTATGCCGATTGCGAAGTTGTGCCAAGATTTAGGTGCGACAGTAACGGTATGCCATAGCAAGACTGACAATTTAAGAGAACACACAAAACATGCAGACATTCTTATAGTCGCAGTTGGTAAACCACAGATGATTGACAACACTTATGTTTCAGACAAAACACAGATTGTGATTGATGTTGGTATCAATCGTGTAGATGGCAAATTATGTGGTGACTGTCAGACACAAGATATTGAAGATAAGTATGGTAAGACATGTATTATCACAGCAGTACCTGGTGGTGTAGGCCCTATGACAGTTGTTTCATTACTAGAAAACACATTACAGTCGGCAAAGGGTAAGTAAGATGTATATATTAGCATTAGATATTTCAACATCAACAACAGGCTACTCACTATGGCAAGATAAGAAGTTTATAATGAGCAGTTCAGTTCATAAAAAAGTTAAAAAGGGCGATACATGGATAGATAGAGTTACATTCATGGCGAAGGAAATCAAAGAAAAGACGAAAGACATCAAAATAGACTATATTGTAGTTGAGGATGCCTTTAGTCGTTTGAATGTGAACACGCTTAAAAAACTATGCCTAGCACAAGGTTTAATTATAGGTGTAGTATCACAAGCAAATAGTAAACTTGTCATGGTATATCCTAAGACATGGCAGAAATACTATGGTGTCGCCAATTTAAAACGTGAACAATTAAAAGAGTTCACGATAGAAAATAGTATCAGAATCACAAACCAAGAGTTAATGAGTGGCACAGACGATGAAGCAGACGCCATTCATATTGGCAATTGGTTTGTAAATCAAGAAAGGTTAGAAGATTAATGGAAGAAGTTAAGTATCTAGTAGACGAGTACGAGTACTCATTTGCACAAGACAGTTTAGAAAACACGATTATCAATATCTACAACGGTAATAACAAAGAATTAAAACAATATCAACTATCAGAAATTTACGGAGTAACACCATCACATGTTCGTTTAGTACGCTATGCATTAAGCCTTGCAGGATTACTTGTTGACGAGTATGGTGAACCAGTACCAGCGTTTGCGAATCTTGAAAGTGAAGTTGATTACGTGCTTGGCGCTATGTGTAATGGCGATAGCATTATCGAGATTGCAAATCAATTAAATATCAGTACCACAACAGTTAGCAGAATTATTAACGCATGGAACTTAGTTCTTGAATGGCGTGGTGAAGCAGGCCATCGTAATGATATTCTTGAAACAATGGAAGAGCATGAGATGGGTACAGTCGCATTACCACGAGAAGAAGAGCAATTAGCGCTCACAGAATTATTTGAGGATAACCCTGTGCCAACAGTTGCTCTAAAGAGCGCGAGAGTGCATAAATTAAAAGATGGCACTTATAGTAAGTCGTTTACATATAACCCACAAATCGCACAAGCAGAAGTTCAATTACATACTTACGATGAGTTGAATGATGTTATTAATAACTTTACACCTGAAGAAGTAAACCTAGATAATCATGGCATGCTAACAGAAGTTTTCGCATTATCAGATGTTCAGTTAGGTAAAGCACATGAAACAGGTGGAGGCTCTAAAGAGACGATTGAGCGAGTACTACAATCAGCCTACAAGTTTAAAGAACGTATTCTACGTACAAAACCAGTATCAGTTATTATTACAGACCTTGGTGACGGTATTGAAAATATCAATAACACACCACAACAGTTATGCACAAACGATTTAGAGTTATGCGAGCAGATTCGTTGCTTTAGACGATTAATGCTAGAGGTTATTAAGATTATTGCTCCGTATGCTCCGAAGGTTTATGTGGTGAGTGTACCGTCTAATCATGGGGAAGTCAGAAATGGTGGCCGTAAACCTACTGGTACTCCAGAGAATGACTACGGTATTGAAATTGGTTTCCAACTTCAGGATATTTGTGAAAACGCAGAACAAGAGTGCTTACGTAATATTACATTCGTGAGACCTGCAAATAAGCAATTAACAGCGGTTATCGACTTAGAAAATGGTTCCCAAATTGCGTTTAACCATGGCCATAAAGCACAAGGTGGTATTCAGGGCCAAGAAGCATGGTGGAAGAACCAGTGCTTTGCTGAAATGCCGGGTAGCCATGCAAATATCATGGTAATGGGTCACTTCCATAACCATCAAGTTATGCAGACAGGTGGTAAGCGTTGGTTGATTAGTTGTGCCGCTTCAGAACCAAGTTCTGATTACTTTAATGCATTTACAGGAAAATCATCTGTACGAGGCGTTACAACCTTTGCAATAAATGAAAAAGGTGTGCCAGTATTTATTGAGATTTTGTAAATGAACAAATATATAATAAGATACACAGAGAACAATAAACCATTTATAGATAGCGAAGATTACAATAAAAAATTAGTTTGTGAGATATGTGGCCAGCGTGTTGTGAATAACAACGGGCTGGCTTCTCATATTAGACGAACCCACAAAATGAAACCGAAAGAGTACTATGATAAGTATTTGAAAAAAGACGGTGAAGGAATATGCCCTGTATGTGGAAAGGAAACTCGATTCTGGAAACTAGGTTGTGGATATTCTTCCCACTGTTCTGTAGCATGTGCAAACAATGACACGGCTGTCCGTGATAAGATAACACAAACAAGAAGAAGCAACCATGCTAAAGGCGTTAAGATTGACTACAGTAAAAAGACGAATAGAACAATTAAACATGGTTCTGCCGATGTGATACAGCAACCTGAAAAGAATACACAAAACGGTTACGAGTACTACAAAACAGGTTACAATTACAATGATGAGTCAATCAAGCATAAACGAGCCAAGACAAACAAAGAAGTTATAAAGATAATCAACGACTTAGGCTACTTCACAAGGAAACAATTAATCGACAAATATCAACGAGGTTGGTTAAGTCTTAACTTAGAGGCTTGTATTATTAACGGCCATACTTGTTTTAGAAAAGAACTTATCAAAGAGATAGAAGAATACTACGAACATGGAAATGGAACCAGTTTGTTTGAGAAAGATACATTAAAGTTTGTTGAATCTATTTATAAAGACGAAGTCAAAACGCACGATAGACAAACGATAAAACCACTTGAACTAGATATTGTTCTCCCAAGTAAAAAACTTGCTATAGAATGTGATGGAGCATACTATCACGCATATCCGAAAAGAGATAAATATTACCATCAAATTAAGACAGATAAATGTCAAGAAAAGGGTATAACGCTTATCCATATAAACGAAGATGACTGGAAAAATAAAAAAGAAGTTTGTAAAACAATTATAATAAACCTTTTGAATAGTAAACCATTAGAAAAGTATGATATTGCCAAAATTGATTTAAACACGTTCACAAATTTTGTTAAAACACAAACATTGGATATAATGCAAGATGTTGGCAAAGAAGACAAACTGTATATGATTTCAAATGTGTGCTGTGTATGTATTTCAAAAGAGTCTTTAACAATATATTCAACTATGGAATTTTCTGTGAATATTGATATATTAACAAACGCCCTAAAGAGCAATAAAAGATTTTTTGTGAATAGAGCAAATAATTTTGACTTTAGCGGTTTTGAAAAAGTTGGTACAACTAAGCCTGTTAAGTTTCCATGCGATAGATACGTTATGTTCAATGATGGCTTAGATTGCTACGAAAGGAAGATGACATGATTAGAAAAGACGATTTTGTAAATAGTATTAATGCACTCTTAATGCAACAGGCACGTGACGAGGAAGTAAACAACGCACTAGATGTAATCTGTGGCAATGATTATTCTTCTTGCGTTGCTGATACATCAACTATCACAACACAGGCTCTTATAGATTTATTAAAAAGTTTAACTAATGATTTAGATGATTTTATAGATTGGTGGTTGTATGAAGATGTAGAAAAAGAAGTAAAAGACGCTTTTGGCAATATTATTTCACTTGATACACCAGAGAAGTTGTACGACTTCTTAGTAAGCAATTATAAACAAGATTAAAAAGTTGTATAATATAAATTGCAAGGGTGAAGGCTCTTGCTAGAAAACTAAGCATGCCAGAGAAAAGGGCATAGAAGGAGATTATTTTTTATGAGTCAAATCACACTACAAGCAAACCTAACAAACGATTTAGAATTACAGACATCACGTAACGGAAACTCTTATTGTAATTTAGTTCTTGCACAATCCTCACGTTATTTAGACGGTGAAGAATGGAAAGAAACAGGTTCCAAGTTCTGGAGAGTAACAATCTACGGTAAGCAAGCAGAGCAGTTATGTGCATGTTCTTTACCTAAGGGTACACGTTTAATCATTGTCGGTGACTTAAATGTTGAAGACCGTCCTGAATGGACAGACAAGACAGGCGTACAGCATGAAGCAACAACAGAAGTGTCTATTCGTGTTAAATCGGTTGCAGTTGAGTTATGTAATTGGTATGACATCAACGTTGTAAAGCATCAGCCATCAGCAACAACACAACCAGCAGTAACATCTGCTCCTAAGCGTACAGCAACAGCACCTAAGCAAGTTGCAACTAAGGCACCAGTCAAGGCACAGCCTGCAGAAGAAGATATCTTCGGTGCATTAGATGAAGATGACGCATTAGGCACAGATGACGCAGTTGACTTATGGGGCTAAAAACTAGAGGCTAATTAAAGCCTCTTTTTTTATGTCGGATATAGGCGTTTTCCGAGCGATTTGACCTCTAATGATATTGTATTCATTCAAATCAGTTGAACGTCTGGAATCGCCTATTACCGTTGTCCTAGAGTGTTTCAGCAGTTGACGAACAATAACAGTCAAAAACACTTGATTCTGATATATACAATATAGATAAGGAGAAAGCAAAGATGACAAAAGTTAGAGCATTAAATAAAGACGGTCAGATTACCTGGTGTACCGCTAAAGTACCAGGACACGGCAACTGTAATCACCTTTTACATCAAAACAAAGGCGTTACAGACGCAGAATTTCAACAGGCTGCAGACGAGTATAACGAAAAGATGTCAAAACTAGTACATAGTAGCAATTTTGCAGATAGAATAGAGGCCGCTAGAGCAGGTTACGGACTACCTACTCTAGTAAATGATGAAGACTCTTTTGTTAGAGGAGCAGTAGCAGAGCAAGGCTACGGACTACCTACGTTGGTTAAAGACGAAAGTGCTTACGTTAAGGTGGCAGTTGCTAAAAAAGGATACGGTCTACCACGATTATCAAAAGACCCAGACTATCAGGTAAGACGAGAAGTAGCACGACAAGGCTACAACCCACCAATGTTTGCAATCGACTATGACGAGGTTACAAGAAGCATTGCACAACAAAAGATAGCAGAAGAAAAAGACCCTAATGTTAAAAAGCAGTACAGAGAGCAAATTAACGGATATATTAATGGTACATTAGCACAAAAATTGGCATGTGCTAACGCAGGAATAGGAATACAAAAACTTGCTGAAGACCCTCATAAATATGTTAGAGGCGAAGTCGCAATCCATGGTTACCTACCAGAAGTTCTCGCTTACGATAAAGACCCGCATGTCAGAAGTCAGGTTGCTTTAAGTGGGAATTGTCATGATATCCTAATGCATGATGAGGATGAACAGGTAAGAGCAACTGTTGCTTCTTGTTGTAATAAAGACATTTTAGCAAAGATGGCTGACGATGAAAGACCACTTGTAAGACAGTATGTCGCTATGAGAGGAGACATACTTGACAAAGAACATCTTGACAAGTTACTAAACGACAAAAATGCGTATGTACGGCAGGCTGCACAAAGGGCAATCAATAAACAATAATTTTAAGGCTAGAGAAATCTAGTCTTTTTTTGTAGATTTTTTCAAGTGTGGAATTTGTCCGAAAAGGGAAATTAGGAAGAATCCGTGTGACTTTTTTAGGTTAAAAACACCTGAAAATGAAGGGGCTGATATACTATACAGATTCAAGCATTTTTCTGTTTAAAACCGATTTGACCACACTTCTCAAAACTGATATATTAGACACGAACAGAATCGTAAAACTTGTATAATATTATATGTAACAAAAGCGAAAGGAACAAGTGAATGGCTAAAGACAGCGATATTAAAAAGTGCTTAATTTGTGGCGAAGAGTATGATAGACATGGTCAGCACATTAAAAATAAACATCATCTCACAGGGAAAGAATACTATGATACATACATCAAAACAAAGAATGATGATAAGTGCCTAGAATGCGGGAAAGAAACAAGATTCAGGAGTATATACCAAGGCTACAGGAAGTACTGTTCTAAAGAGTGTATGCTTAAACATAGACCTCAGAATATAAAGAAGGCCATTTTAGAAAAGTATGGTGTTGATAACGTTAGAAAAGTTGCATCTATAAATAAACAGATTGAGGAAACGAATTTAGAAAGATATGGTTGTATTTCACCTTTTGGTAATAAAAATGTACAAGAGAAAGCAAAACAGACAAATCTTGAGAAGTACGGCGTAGAGACGTTCTTATCGTATCCAGAGGTAAGGAAACAAATAGAAAATACATGTACGGAACGATATGGAATACCACACATAGGAGGCCTAGACTTCATACAGGAGAAAATCAAGGACACAAATTTAAAAAAGTATGGTGTTGAATACACATTTCAGATGGACGGGTTTAGAGAAAGGTCTAAACAAGCATGTTTACAAAAATATGGAGTAGAATACGCAACACAGTCCGAAGTTGTACAAGAAAGAGCGAGACAGACGAATCTTAAGAAATACGGCAACGAACACTCCTTCCTGTCTGAAAATAACAAAGAAAAAACAAAGCAAACACTTTTGAGAAAATATGGCGTAGAAAATATCTTGGATTCACCTGCTATACAAGAGCAAATTAGAAAAACCAACTTAGAAAAGTTTGGCGTAGAGAAACCTTTCCAATCTAAAGAAATTCAATTAAAGGCTTTAACATCTACCGGTGGCGGCGAAGAAAATAAGATTTATAAAAAATTATCAAAACTGTTCCCAGATACAGAGCGACAATATATGTCAGAACAGTATCCATTCTTTTGTGACTTTTATATACCGTCACTAGACCTATATATTGAATATAATGGATTCCCTACCCATAATAATCATCCGTATGATAAAGAAGATGTAGATGATATTAAAGAAGCGGAAGAATTGTATCAAAAGGGCTTAACAAGTAATTTTTACATGCATGAGTACGAAACGTGGACACAAAACGACCCATTTAAGGTTGAAACAGCAAGAAAGAACAAAATAAAACTTTTAGTATTTTACAATATGAAAGATATAATGAATTAGATAAACGAGAGAAAGGAACAAATAAATGGCTAAGAAAAAAGAACTAACAAAAGAAGAAAAAATCAAAAATTATAAAGCCTCTTCCATCGAGGCACTGACTCCATTAGCGCATCTCCGGAAAAGATTAAATTTGACATTCGGTGAGGAACGTGGTTGCGAAGAGTATCCATACTCCACACAGAAAAATGTGGCGATTCGAGAAATCTGGGATAATGGCTTAGGTGAAGTTGCCATTGGCGTTGCAACACATTTAAGAGTAACATTCTACAAAGATGGTGTTGTGAAGATTGAGGACAATGGTCGTGGTATTCCTACAGATATTTCAAAAGACGCTTATGGGAAAGATGTATCAGGTATCTTTAAAGCACTAGGTCTATTGCAATCAGGTTCAGCATTAAAAGGTGTTCAAAAAGGCAAATTTACAACATCACAGAATGGTGTAGGTGGTTCTAGTACAAACGGTACATCAGAGTGGTTCAAGGTAAGAGTTTTTAAAAATAACAAGATTTATGCTTTAGACTTTTTAGACTATGTACCAGGCCTGTTTGATGACAAGGGAGTATTTAAACCTGCAAAGAACAATGCGGAGCTTTATGTCACAAAAGATAACCGCTCTAAAGAAGATAAGACAGAATTTCCGCACGGTTCGTCTGTCGAGTTTAAGTTAAATGATAAATGGTTTATTGTACCATATCCATTTGATAAAGAAGATATTATCGCACGTATTAAAGGTGCGGCCTACTTATATCCTCATACAACAATGGAAGTGTTGGATGAACAAGAAGATGGCTCATTTAATAAACAAATCTTTAATTCAGAAGATGGTATTAAGGAACTTGTCGATATCCAAGTCGGCAACAATATTACTGATATTATTTCAATCAGTGGCGAAACAGCATTTAGAGAAAAAGGGCAAGGCAAACAAAATCCTGATATTCCTAAGAGCGCAACTGGTAGAGCGTTATTAGATTTAATTAACAAAAACTACACAGACGGCGATTTACTCAATGATGAAAGAGAATTGTATTACTCTTTAGCATTTAACTATAACAGTGGTTATGATTATGTTTTAGATACATATTGTAATGACATTCGTACAACGTTGGGTGGCGTTCATGCACAAGCATTTGAAAAGGCATTAACAGACGCTTTAAACGAAAAATTCCGTTCAATGAAAAACGGCTTGAGTAAAAATGACAGCGATGTAATCACTAAAGATGTGCAAGAAGGATTGACAGCAGTGTTATCAATCAAGACTAATGTTCCACGTTTCGTAGGACAAGAAAAACAATTACTTGGTGGTAAAGAGTTACAGAAAGCACTGTATGAAGACATTCTAAGCCAATTAAGAGAGTGGCTAAACAAGGCTTCTAATCGTAATGATGTTGACATGATTGCCAAGAAAGTCATTACAGCCATGAAGAATAGAACACGCATTCAAGAACAACAGGAATTGAATCGTGCTAAAAACAGTGTCACACGTAGCGGTTTAATGCCTGTAAAATTGGTAGACTGTGAAATTACACATAGCCCAATTAGCGAAATTTACATTTCTGAGGGAGATTCAGCGGCCACCGGTTTAAAGGGTGCCAGAGATTCTCGTTATCAGGCAATTTTCCCTATTAGAGGTAAAATCTTAAATGTTTTAAAAGCGACATCAAAAGCAATTATGCAGAACGAAGAAACACAAAACATTATCCGTTGTATTGACGCAGGTGTTGGTTCTGACTTCAAGATTGAAAACATGCGTTATCACAAAATCATTATTGCAACCGACGCCGATGTCGATGGTTCAGCGATTGCAAACTTATTAGTTACTTGGTTCTGGGTGTTAATGCCAGATGTTATTAAGCAAGGCAGATTGTATCGTATGTTAACACCTCTATATGAAATCATTGTATCAAAGAGTGAAGTTTACTATTGTGTCAATGCAGATGAGAAGAAAGAGGTTGAGGCGAAACTTGCAAAAGAAAAGAAAACAATTAAAGAAATTAACCGTTTTAAGGGCTTGGGTGAAACCGATTCTGACGTGCTATTTGATACAGGTATGAACCCTGAAACAAGAAGAATGATTCAGGTAACAGTAGACGATATTGTGAAGGCTGAGGAAATCATCAACCTAATCTCTGGTGATGATACGGATGCACGTAAAGACTGGATAATGGCTAACCCATATAAGCCTGAAATTGTTGAGTATGAGGAAGAGGTGTAAGATATGACAAAAAAGAAAGTTACCGATTTTAATATAGACGAACTATTAGAGTCTGCGAGAGAACCAATTGTTTATAACATTGTAGATGCAATGAATGAGTGGGGTCTTGAATATGCATATGCTACACTTCTTGATAGAGCGCTGGTGTCAAACTATGATTTTGTAAAACCTGTACAGTTGAGAAGTATTTGGGGTATGTATAAATTAGGTTTACGACCAGACAAAAAGAATGTTAAAGAAGGACATGTAACATCATATATTATGACAAGATATCACCCTCATGCATCACAAGCAATTAAAGGGGTCGTTGATGGCTGGGCGCAGAAGTTTAATTCACGTGTTCCTCTAGTAAAGGCGACAGGTCAGCCTGGCTTATTCGCAGGAGATACAGCACCAGCCGAACGTTATCTTGAAGTTGGTATGAACAAAGCGTGTTATGAACTTGTTAGAGATACGCAACAGCATGGATGTACATGGACCTATAATGAAAATGGTGATGAAATTGTGCCATTGTTCTTGCCTGTACGTTTCCCTGTTGGTATCATCAACGGTGTACAAGGTATTGCGACTGGGTTTGCATGTAATATCCCGCCACACAATCCAGATGAGGTTATGCAAGCATGTATTGCCTATTTGCAAGGTAAACTTGATAAACCTGAAAAGTTGTTAAAATATATTAAAGGGCCCGACTTTCCAACTGGAGCAAGTATTGTCGGTACAGACGGTATCAAAGAGTACCTGTTAAATGGTAGCGGTAAATTTTTGGTTTACGGTAAGTATAATGTAGTTGAAAAGCCACACGGTAGAACGGAAATCGTCTTTACAGAATTACCTTATAATGTTTCAGTAGAACAGGTGATGTCTGACATTGCTCAAAAGAAGAATAATGGACTATTCGCAGAAATCTCTGAAATGAAAAACTTGTCTGACAGAAAGCGTCAGACGGATAAGAGTGAAGTCCGTTTAACTCTGTATGTCAAAGCAGGCGCTAATATACCAAAGTTAATTGATAGTTTATACAAGAACACACGCTGTATGGCTTCATTTTCTGTCAATACGACATTGATTGATAACTACGTACCTAGACAAAATGTTCCGGTGTTTGATATGATTAAGGGCTTCTGTAAGATGCGCCAAGATGTGATTCATTTAAGATATGGTTATCGTTTAAAACAGATTGAAAGAGATTTATATACACTTGATGGTTTGATGAAGGTTTTAGTTGATATTGATAAGACCATCTACATTATCAGACATGCAGACAATTCAGATGTTGCTTGTAAGCAATTACAGAAAACGTTTAAAGTTGAAGAAAAGCAAGCAAATCAGATTTTAGCAATGCCTTTAAGACAGTTGACAAAAGCAGATGTTGTCGAAGCAGAAGCCAAGAAAAAGTCATTAGACGCAGAGGCAAAAGAAATCAATACAATACTGTCGGACGAAAAACTTGTAAACGAAGAGGTTATCAAAGAATTAAAAGAAACAGCAAGTATTATTACATCTAGCCGCAGAACTGAAATTGTTGGCATGTCATTGGAAGAATTAAAACAGCAACAAAAGGACATGGAGAAACAGCGTAAGTTGTTAGCAAAGGGTGTTGAATGCCATGTCAATATTACAGGTGATAGTATTTATAAATCACTAGACGAAACAGAGTATTCTAAGATTAAAGTACAATCTGATGGTGACTTATTTGTAATTAATCAAGACGGTACATGTAAGGCATTAACAGTCGAACAATTACCACTCGATACACCACAAAGCATTTCAACATTTACAAATGGTAAAGACATCGCTGGTATTACAACGGATATAGGCTATGAAACGCTTGTTGTTTCCGATAAAGGGAATATTAATTTATTTAAAAACAAGTTCAAGGAAGGCCTATTCTGCAAGTCTCCAGAGCAATCTATTATTTTTGCTAGACCTGTAACAGAAGAAGATGAACAAACCAAGAGTTTAGTCATCATCAATAAACATGGTGAACTATTCAAGATGGATATTAATAAACTAAGAGCAGTTAATATTGGCGCTGGTCTAATTAACGGCACAAAATTAGAAGATATCATATATGTAAATATTGTATCTTCTACAGACATTATTAAGACAGAGTCAAAGAACGAAGTCAAATATACACCTGTTGAAGATTGTCCATCTAAGGGACGTGGTGCTGGTGGTTATGTACTACACAAACTAAAGAAAGATGACGAAATCGTGTCATATGATATTGTTCATAAACTATCAGACAATGTTATATTAACAGATAGAGGCAGAAGCGGTATTAAGAAACGCTAAGAGTAGGAAGACCTACTCTTTTTTTTCTTGATATAATGTGTATATGAAGTACTATATTTCAAGTGATAGAGTAATTAAAAAAGTAGATAATCAGTCAGACAATATAGGTGCATACAAAAATATATTTTTTGATAGTTTTTCTGACGCCGAGACATTTTTAAAAAATATTTACAATACAGGATACGATAACGCAGGCGTAAAATACTGTACACCTAATTTTGCGTATATTCAGCAGTGTAAACGAGAACTAAAAAATCTTAAAGCAAGGTATACAACACTTGATGATGAATATAAGGAATATAACCTTGATATTGACGGTTTTATCAATACAGAAGAATGGGCAGAGCGTAAACGTTTAGCAAAAGAGTATTACCATAAAGAAGGCAAGTATTTATTCTATCTCTTAGATTATAAAGACAAGAAGAAAAAAAACTTATTCATTTTCAACAAGAACAACTGTTTATTACCCACTTACGTTGGTTTTCATGGCGCACTAGTCAGAGATATTTCAAAAGATGAAGAATTAAACAGCATCAAGCAACAGGTAAGAGATGCAAAAACGCAAGAACTTGAAGAACTTGAGAAAGAATACCAAGATATGCTTGATAGTTTAGAGTTTGAATATACACATGCACGCATGATGTATGCACAACTGAATGAGAGATATAGAGAAAAAGACAAGCGTAAAAATGATTTAAAAAATACAATCATTGAATACACATACAGGAAAGAATATTTGCAAGAACAAATCGTATTAAATGAATTATGGTTATACTCAACAATAAATAATAGTGGTATTGTTATCAAAAATATTCAAGATTTGCAAATAAGCGATATAAATTATAGTAAAGAGAACGGCTATAATATTTATGTAATCGTTGATAATAAAGTGCGTAGGGTAAAATATGTAGGCAATGCTTATAATCGTATCGGCATTTTAGATGGATATAATCAATTCGTAAGATACGATACGAAAGTTTTAGTTGATGTTTATGCAGGCGGTGAGTCAATAGATTATTTAGACAACAGTTTAGATTTTATAGACAGAGAAGAACTGTTTTTAAAAAAAGAAACAAAATTAAACGATAGACTAGACAACTTCTACAACAAGAACGTTTTACGCTAAAAAATTCAAGTTTAAAATTCTTCCGAAAGCGGAAATTAGGAAGAATCCGTGTGACTTTTTTAGGTTGAAAACACCTAAAAATCTACGGGCTGATGGACTATACCTACTCAACCTAAAACAGCCGTAAAAACCGTTCTCCAGTGTAATTTAGAGGAACTACAATGAAAAATAAAATTGAAACAATCAAACAATTAACAGAGTATTTAGACAACAAACAGGTTCAGTACATTTACAAGACGTTTAAAGACGGAACAATTAATCTTGTAACACATGAATACTGTTTAATTAGGGATAGTCTTAAATACGATGTTATAAAAGTTAAAAACCAGAAACTAATTCTAAGCACCATCAATCAAGAAAAAGCGTGTGAATCTTTTGCAGAATTGTTTTAGAAAGGAGTATTAAGCCATGAGACAGATAAGAGTTAAAAATGCCACTAAGTTATTTACAGATGAAATGTTTATCTATGCAATTTCAGATATTTCATTTAATAAGCCAATTAAGATTAAACTAATTGTATTTGGTTTGGTTTTACTATTTATTTGGACTTTGCCACTAATTCTTATTTTTAGAATATTCAACCCACCTATGATGTTCTTATATTTTGGACCAGTAGCAGGTGGTGCTGTATTATTTTCAGGACCATACTTCGGTGGTAAAACATTCATATCATGGCTAAAATGCTTTTTAAGATACATGTTTAGTGCCAAGAAATATTATGATGGTATTGGTAGAAAATCATTAACCAAAGCAAAGATAAATCATGTTTATGTTGTATCAAGAGAAAAAGATTACGAGAAACTTAGAAACATGATTGAAAGTGAGGTACAACATGAGTAATAACTTATATGGTTTATCAATGTACATAGGTGAAACAAAATACTCACCTAAGATGCCTGTATTCTTTGATAGTAACTATCCAGCATATATTAACAAACCACCTACGGCAGTTGTTACTGGCACGCTTGGTTCTGGTAAGACATTCTTTGGTTTAACAATAGCGGCCCAAAACAGTTTAGCAGGAAAAGTTGGTGTCATTCTTGACCCTAAAGGTGATTTCAGAAAACTTAAGGCGCTTTATGATAAGGGCGTTATCAACAAAGTCAGCGTATGGGATATTTCAGTTCATACAGACGAACGCACAGGCAAACAGTGTGTAGATAAAGATACAGTTGGGATGCTTGACCCAACATGCTTTACACCTTATGACGTACAAAACGCTCAATTAACACTTGACGTTATTAAAGACTTGTTAGGTGAAGACTTAAAAGACGAACAGGCTAGTATTATTTCAAACCTTGTACGAGATGTATGCAAGGAGCCAGCGCCTAGTATGAAGCGACTGATTGCCAAAATCGGTAGACATGAACTTGGTTCAGTGCGGTCGATAGCAACAAAACTAGAGTTGTTATTCTCTAGCCCTACGGCACAGATTTTAATGTATGACAGACAAACAGAGAAGAAAACATTAAATATTAAAGATGGTGTTACAATTATAAACATGTCGGCATTAACTTTGCCAACACAAGGTAAACCATTAAATGAGTGTACGTCAGAAGAAAAGATATCGCTTGTCATTATAACATTACTAAACAGATTAATTAGAGATATTATGTTTAACATGCCCGTTAGCATACCGAAGTTTTTAATGATAGACGAGGCGTGGTCCGTTGTATCTCTTCCATCAAGTCGCAATATGATTAAGGAAGTACTGCTAAAAGGACGTTCTCTTAACATGGCGTGTATCTTACTGACACAAGCAACATCTCATTTTGACCTAAGTGATGGTTCAGATTTGGATGCCGGTATCTTAATGCGTTTTGCATTTAGAAGTTATGACACAAAAGATAATGTTCTAACGTGCCAGAAAATGAGAATTGGCGAGTATCAACAATGGGCTGGAATGTTAGCAGAATTAGATAAAGGTGAATGTTTGATGTGTGATGCTTTTGGTAGACATGGTATTGTAAGAATAAGAGCAGATAAAGAATGGACAGAAATATTCAAGACAACACCAAGTATGTTTGAAAAAGATAAAAAGTGATATATTAAGTGAGACAGGTGTGAAAAGTTTGTTTCACTTCTTGTATAATATTATGTGAAGGAGAGAAACAGGATATGAATAAGTCAAAAATGTTATTTATCGGTCAGAAAGAACTGTATGATGTGTTTAGTAATTATAGTCCTGAACTATTAGACTTTCAGAAGTTTTATGGTAGTATTCAACAGATAGATAATGATATAAATGAAGATAACTTTGACCTTGATACATGTTGTTTTATTGTTTCATCTTCACTATTCCATACAGAAGAAAGTGACTTTACCGATTTTGTAGCAAGAATCAGCGATATGGTTGTTGTTAATATCTTGCTGATTGGTAACGATATAGAATATAAAGATGAAATTGAATATAAGGTTAGAGAACAACAAAAAGTAAACAATACAACAGGTTGCCCAGTTTATTTTATAAACTACGATGCAAATATGATGGACAATATAGAAAACTCTTTACACCAGTTTGTAAATGATAGTGTAATCAGTAGTGATGTAAAGGGTAATGTGTATGATGCGATTGAAAATTTTAATATAATCAACGCAGACGAAGAAGAAGCAGAAGAAGATGTGACAGAGGAAGATGTTGTTGAAAATAACAACAACGCAGAAGAAGAACAAGAAGAGCCAGAGCAATCAACAAGAGGGAATGCAGAAATAATCACAGTAACTTCTTACAAAGGGGGCGTTGGTAAATCAACAAACGCATTACTGATTGCCTCCGGCATTAAAAAATTCTATGCAAACAAAAAGGTCTGTATTGTCGATTTAGATATTACAGGTGGCCAGCAGTATTTCTTGAACAATGCGCCGAGAGACGCAAAAACAGTCTTAAATATTTTAGAAGCAGATGCGATTACAGATGAAGTGGTACTTGACACAATGTGGCACTCACCTGCATATAACGTTGACTTCTTATTTGCCCCTAAGAGTGCCAAAAATAATGAATACCTTACACCAGAGTTATATAAATCAATTTTACTTATTTTGAGTAATCACTATGACGTTATCTTGATAGACACTAACGCAGGTAATGTTAGTGATATTACAGAGCAGGTAACATACCCTATGGCAGACAAGTTTGTTGTTGTAACAGAACCTACAACGAATAGCCTTGCGATATGCGCGTCACTGATTAAACAAGAGTTGTCAAAATACAGTGGTAAGCCATACACAATCGTCAATCGTGTTTATAGTATTTCAGATAAAGGCTCCAAACTGATTGAACACGCATACGATGAAGATTCTATTGTTGGTATTATTCCTTTACGTTCTGATATTATTATCCCAACGTATGAAGAAGGAAGACTGTTTGATGTATTAGACAATCCATTGTTTGCAGAAGCATATAAAAACATTGTAGATACTTTAATGGGAGAAAAGAATGGTTAATTATATACTATTGTTTTCTCTCACACTTCTATCATCTACAATGGGTAATGTCAAAAATATATTATTGATTAAGGGTAACAAAACAACACAATATATTATCACCTGTATTGATGCTTTGATATATGTGTTCTTACTAAAATCAATCACATCAGATAATACAATTTATGCTGTTCTAGCGTTTGTGTGTGGTAAAAGTTTTTCTATTACATTGACAGATATAATTATGTCGAGAATTAGCAAAACGGTATATCTTGCACATTTGTACGAGAAAAAGAAAGAAATAGAAAAGATAATTGATTATTTAACTGTAAACAATATTTCATTTACAATTTTTGAAGGTGACTATATTAACGGTACAAGGTACATGCTAACAATGCACCTAAACAAACAACAGATAAATGATTTAAAGCACTTCCTTAGCGAAGATTTAAAAATTCAGAATATCACAATGGATATTTCAGAGGTTAAGGTTAGTGGACATATTGAGGATAAGGTTTAAAGATTATGAGAAAAGATTGGAAAAATAGACCGTATATTTTTAGCGGTGATGATACATTTTACGAATTTGACGGAAATGTAGAAGTTTATAAAACATGGGGTGATATCACAGTTGCCTCGCCGAATAAGATTCTAAATATTAGAAACACTTATGATTTTGAGATTCAGCAACAGATATTTCATTTCTTGTGGCTATTACAAACAAGCAATTATGGGTTAGTACACTATTCAGACAAGAAGCAAGTAGAGCGAGCAGAAAAAGCAATTCAAAAAGGCATTAATAAGTATAACAAGGTTAATCAGCACAAAGTTGGTATGATTGCACTTGTTGATGATATTTATATGTTGGGTGAAACACAAGAATACTTTTTACCAAAAGCACAAATAACACTCATTGAGCAATTGACAAAAGACGCTATTGTTTTGATTGATAACGAATATCGACATTATAACTTAGATAAGATTGACCTATCTAAGGCAAGTGAAGTCAGGATTGTCGATAAGTACGATATGCCTCAATGCTTGAAACGAAAGATGAATGATTACAGACCGGTTTACATCTTAGGCGGTAGAGATTTGTTCAGAAGTGCATATCAATATGTTACAGATTTATATATTACATATACAGATGTTATTCATAAACCTACATTGGAAAGTCATTTTTTCACAAAGATTAATTTAAACTTATTCAATATGGAAAGTACACACTCTATCAGAACGAAACAAGGTTTATTACAGCCAACACACTTTACAATTAAAAAAGGTATGCAACCACGATGGAAAGAAAACTCGTTTGATTGCAGATTTGATTAACCTACCTATTATGGTAGGTTTTTTGATATATAAGAAGAAAAGAGGAGTACACTATGGAGAGAAAGAAAGACTTTAAGATTCCTGCTGTAGGAATCGTTGATAATATAGTTGTTACAAAAGACGAAACTTGGGCTTATTACATTATTGCGGAACATCCTTACTTATTTTTAGACTTGCAGGGTAGATGTGACTTTTTTGCACAGACGATTTCATCTTTAGGTGAATTAGCAAGAAGTGGTAACAAAGTAGTTGACTGTCATTTGCTAATATCTAATCAGGAAATCAATCCAGAGCCATGGGGTAATAATATGATAAATACATTTTATCGTATTAACCAAGATGGTACAGCACGTCAGCGCTTCCAAAACTACATTCAAAAACAGGTAATAGAGTTAGAAGATGAAGGATATTTTCAGAGAAAGATTTTGCTTGGTATTAAATTGACAAATCGTTTATCTGTTCAGGATGCAATCAAAAACCCATTAGAGTACGGTTTTAATGACTTATTTACATCTTTATATTCAGCATTAAAAAAGGCGCTATTCTTTAAAGAAGTTGAAATATCACAGCAAGAGGTCGATACGATGAAACAGATTGAAGAGGCGACATTCTCTCAATTGACTGGTGGCATTTTAGAAGCAAAACGTCCAACGTCAGAGGAATTACTACTTGCTATCAAGCGTAGATTATATCCAGCAATGCCAACGCCTTATCTTGAAACAGACTATCAGAACAGACTGAACCATTATGATATCGTCTATGAAACAGGTGCAGAGATTGAAGAAACACCTAGATATGTGAAAATTACACAAAACCATAGTGGCGTAGATTTTACAGGCTATAGAGCAACATTAAGTTTTAGTAAATTCCCGAAAGATTTAGTATTCCCATCTGCTACTCCACCATTTTATAATCGTGAAGTCATCTTGCCATTTACTGTGAACGCAAGATTCCAGATGATACCAACACTTAAGATGAAGCAACGCCTTGAAAAGAGTGAAAAAGACTTAAAAGACGAAGTTGAAAACCTAAGCACATCAGGTCAGAGAGTATCAGTGGCAATCGTTAAGAAAGAACAAGAGCGTCAGATGGTAGAACATGACCTTGAAGAAGATAGTTTACCATGGTTGATTGGTTCTTACAGATTAACAATCGAAGCACAGACACCAGAGCAGTTAAAGGAATTTATCGCATACATTAAACTTGAATACTCAAATAGTGAATTTACATTAAGATGGACAAATGGAGACCAACTTGAATTACTAGAAGAAGAGTTTCCTGGCGGTAAATTAAAGATTAACGACTTTAGCCAGACAACAAACCTGGCACTATTAGGCTTATCTGGTTTCAACATAGGAATTGGTGATGTAGGAGACCCTATTCCATCACTAAACGGAAAGGTAGAGAAATTGTAGTATGAAAAAGATGATTACAAAAGCAGTATCAACGCTTGCATTAGTAATAGTAGTTCTTGCAGTCGTTGTTGGCTTTATTCAATTAAATAATATCCGCACATTCGGTGATTTTATTCACTACGGTCGAGCAAAGGGTGCAGAGTGGAGTGAATGTATCAACCAATCTATTGCCGAAAAGCAGTTAAAATGTAATCTTGGCTTAAAAGTAGGTAATTACATTGAATCCCAAGAGCATGCAGACAATATCAACAACGAGTATGGCACACATCTTGTTTATGAGAACACGACAGCAAACGATATCAACAACGATTTAGGCATTGGCGTTGATTCCACGTATGATTCCAGTCTTAAAACGATGTCTGCTACTAAAATGACAAAAGAGGCTGCGGAACGCCTATTGGATTCAATCCAGACCGTAGATAAATATAATGAGAATGTACGATATAACAGAAAAGACTGGAAACACTGGTCAGCACAGAATGGCAACACTTGCTGGAACACGAGAGAACAAGCGTTATACAATCAAGGTAAAGATGTTGTGCTTTTAGATAAGAATAAAAAAGAAACAACAGATATTAACAAAGCATGCTCTATTAAATCAGGTACATGGGTTGACCCTTATTCAGGTGGGACATTTACAAAACCAGGCGATTTGGATGTAGACCATACAGTTCCGTTGAATGCAGCCGCTAAGATGGGTGCAGACTCATGGTCACCAGAACAAAAAGAAATATTTGCAAATGACCTTGAACATGTTTTAGTTGTAACGAGCGCAAAACAAAACAGAGCAAAGGGTGCTAAGACACCTAGTGAGTGGATGCCTGAAAAAGAAGAGGCACATTGTGATTATGCGAAGATTTATATTGAGATTGTGAATAAGTACAAATTGAACTTAACACAGGCTGATAAAGACGCATTAGCAAAGGCATTAACAACATGTAAGGTTTAGGTGGTAAAATTGAAAACAATTACACAAGAAGATATAGACGCTTTAAAACTTGAAAATAAACGCAATATTCTTGCAGGTATCGGTCAACAGAATTTAATCAACTTATTTCAGAATCAGCCTAAGTTTAAACCTGTTGAGCCTAAAAAACTTGCATTAGACCAACAGGTTGCAATCACCCTATCAGAGAATGAAAAAGAGCGTTTAATCAATGACAGAGATAAAATTCAAGAGTTAGGGAAATTACCTAGCATATCTAGTTACATTAGAAAGAAGATTGTATTACCTCTAGACATTGAAGAGTGGAGAGGTCTAGCAGAGCAGGGTTTGAAAGATTTAAACAATAGTGACACAGAATCAAAATCATTAAGCAAACAAAAACTAAAACTTATTAACGCTATTGACTTGCTAGATGATATAGCCAATGTCGATAAAGACATCCAAGAAGTTGAAAAGTTAAGGCAAGAATTACAACAAGTGGAAGAACGCTTGTCGTTGTTAAAATCAACAAAACAAGAAAAGCGTATCTATAAGTTGACAGGCAACATCACATTCAACGAAGCAAATTTCGTCAGATGGCGTGCGGCAAGATTATCAATACCAGTTGCAGATTTCATTAGGTTTACATTGTTTGACTATCAGCCAACTATTGACGACAACCACATGTCAGTTGATGCTAGAAAACGCTTTTACATTTCAATCTTAGATGTTTGTGACAACGGCTGGGGCAAACCTCCAGTTGTGAACGAATGCCCTAATTGTGCAAGATATTTAGCAGATATTAAGAGATTACAACAACAAATAGAATATTTACAAAAAGAGTTAGAAAGGAGATAGTTTATGTTTAAAAAGATAAAGGTGATTGTATTTTCGATAATTGCAGTAGTAACATGTATTGTCTCCTTATCGTCTGTTCAGAGTTTCGCATGGGCAAATCTATGTAGTAGTACAGGTTCAGCAAACATGGCTAAGACCAGAACACCAGATGTAATATCGTTACAACCAGCACAAAGCCCACTAAAAGATGTTACAAACAGAAAATTTACAGGTGTTGAATTATTTGGACAATCAGTAAATTATTCAGTTGTAAATGGTGATAGAGATGACAATGACTGGTTAAGAGCAAACAGAACATCTGTTATAGATATTTTACAAGCAGAGCAAAACCCTAACCAAGAAGCAATCGACAGAGTAAAAGCAACAGGTCAGAGTTTAGCATGTATTACTGGTGGAGCATTAACAAGCATACAATCAACATTCTTAGGTATTACCAAATTTTTTGCAAAAGTCACCGCAGATGTCGTACAGATATTCTTTGATAATACATTAATTTGTGATGGCTCTGGTAGTCATTGTTATATTGATTTATTAAAAATTAGTGCAGGCACAGAGAATGGTAACGGTGGTATCATGGGGCAACTCTCACGAGGTGTATTTATGCCTTTAACTGTGATGGCATTTGTCTTTACAGCACTATGGTTACTATATACAGCACTCTGGAAAGGTGAACTACGCAAAGGTTTAGGTGGCTTAGTATGGGCGATAGGTTCATTTGTCGTTGGTATATTCATCATGATAGCACCTATTCAAGTTGCTAAGATACCTCAAACAGGTGTAAATATGATTAGTACATGTGTGTTCAACACATTAACTGGTGGTACTTGTCTTGATACAGGCACACATACGCAAGAACAACAAAAAGACCAATTCTGTACAGCATATGGAAACACCACTGATTCTAATAATCTGAATCAGATGGCAATCAATACTCTTTCATGTAACATTATTAAGAGTATTGCGATTGACAGATGGGCTGAACAACAGTTTGGTAGAACATTTAATGAATTATATACGATGAACGCTCCGGAAGGTTATGCAGTTATTCCACCTGAAAATCTTGCTGGTAAACCTGAAGATTATTGCGTAAACATGTTCTCTAATAAATCAGCGTCAGACATGATACAGGAAAACGTGACTGGTGGCAAATCAACATTTTCTAACGGTAATGGTAATGCTAAAGTATGTAACATTGCAGCCGCATATCTTGCCAACGCTACAATAGGAGACTTTGGGCAAACTAGTGCATTAACACAAGAATATGAGGCCAAAGATTCACGTATCGTTACAGGTCAGTCTTATGTAATGGCAACGCTTGCAAAGAATGAAGATATGTGGAACGCTATGGTAGGTAACAATCGAGATTTTATCGGCTTATTTGCTGTATTATCATCTGTGATTACAGCGGCCATCTTCTTACCAATCACATTAAGCGGTTTAGCATTTAAGTTCATTTCAATGATTACAATTATTCTTGCCCCAGTATTTATCTTATTTAGTATTCACCCGGGCAAGGGTAAAAAGATATTCTTAGGATGGCTACAAGGTTTCTTATCAGCCCTTATGAAATATTTTGCCGTCGGTCTATTATTAGTCGTGATGGTGAATATATATGGTTCTGTCTTTGCTAACTTAAACGGTATGATGCTATTGATTGTATCAATGGTATTAGCATTAGTATTCTTAAGTTATCGTAAAGATATTGTTGAACTACTAGGCAAGATTGACTTAGGTGGAACACAATTAAGCAATGCTTTAGGTGACAGATTAGATAAGATTAAAGAGAAGGCTAAAGACTATAGTACAGCGACTCTCGCAGGTGGTGCCGCAGGTATCGTTACTGGTCAAGGCTTTGCGCACGGTGCAGTCGAAGGCTTTACTATGCAAGCAAGTAGAGGTAGTGGCTTAATTGCCTCTGGTGTAAGAACAACAAGACGCTTGAACAATGAAGCGAACTCAATCATTGACAGGGCAGAGAAGGCACGAGTCGAGGCAGATAGAAACGCAGAAAACAGAAACTTCTTGAACAATATGAATAAAGACAATCTCGTAAACAACAACGCATACAATGATGATGCAAATAAAAATTATCTTATGAACAACCTCGCCACAGAAGAAAACAGATTAAAAGAAAGTGGTACAGCAACAGGCGCCAACCACATGATGGGTGAGTTAAAAGACGAAGTCAATAGAATGTCTCCTGAAGAAGTTAAAAAACAAACACAAGACATTAACAGACGCCAAGAAATGATTAGAACATTAGATGATGACATCAAACAAGGCAAAGGCACCAAGACGTTTATTGACAACCGTGCGAAACAAGCAGAAAATAACGTCAACGAACACGCAAGAACAATTCAAAATACGTTTGAAAGAGATAAGTTTGTCAGAGAAAATAGAGCAAAACTAAACAAATACAAAGAAACTATGACAAACTCCATATCCGTTGATAAAGGTGTTATTAAACGCTTTGATACAAAGAAAATTGCCGAGCAAGAGAAGCAATTCGACTTTAAAAAGAGCAATACGGAAAACAAAGAGGAAGAGGCTTAGAACGCTCTTCCTTTTCTTTTGTGATAAAATACTCATTAATTTTCATTAAATGTCAGGAAATGCCTATTACCGTTGTCTACCAGCGTTTCATGAGATATTAACAGGCTTATATTTTTATATTAACTTTTTAGTGGTCTTATATTAACATTTTTATAACTTTATATTAACTTTATGTGAGTGTCAACCGCTTATACAAATTTGTCAGGAGAACGGTTTTAAACAGCGTTTTAGGTTGGGGAGGTATAGTATATCATCCCCTTCGTTTTTATGTGTTTTTGACCTAAAAAGGTCACACGGATTCTTCCTAAAAACCGTTTTAAGCATTCGCTTGAACACAAATAAAATTCGTATTTTCGACTATAATTAAAACTTAAATAAAATCAGTATTTTGCACCCAAAACCTTATACTTTTAGTTGCGTTGTACTAAAACCGATATAAGTTGTATAATATAAAGTATGGAGAGGTATATAAATAAATACAATGAAAAAATTATTCACAACGATTTTAATGGCAACATGTCTAGTTGGTTGTTCTAAACCAGTCCAAGAACAGAAACTTGACGAGCCAACAATTCCTACATCTTTCTATGTTTCAACAGATACAGGAAAGATTGTAAAGGAAGACGAAACAAAAGACAAGATGGTAATTGACTGGTACTATGACGGAGCATGTGGTTCATGTCAATACATCGACACAGAATTGGCAGATTCATACACCGCCACGCTAACAGAGGGAAAAGTAGTCAAATATACACCAACAGCGTTTATCGGACAGTCAGAAGATTCATACTCTGCACAATACGCTGGTTATCAATTAGCAGTAAATGAGGTCGACCCAGAACATGGTGTAGATTTTATGAATAAGATGTTAAACTACTTAGACACAACGATTGATAGAAAGAATTTCAATGAAGACACATTCAAGTCAAAGTATTTGTCAATCAGTGGTACAAATGAAGATTTATTCAAACAGATTTCTGAAAAGAAAGACGATTATGTAAAAGAAGTTGTTAAACATTCACAAGAGTTGTTACACTCAAAAGAACTTGCAGATAAGATTCCTGAAGGAACAAGTAATCTGTATATTCCATTTATCGTTCCAGGTCACGCTGAAAAAGGAATTGTGTTTAATAATATTGAAACAGAAGAAGACATGAAAAACCTTCTAAAGACAACTATTACAGAACAAGTTGAAAAAGACAAACAGTGGGAAACTGAACAAGCAGAAAAGTTAGAGCAAGAAACACAAGCAAAAGAACAAAAAGAAAAACAAGAGAAACAATTATTAATGATTGCTGGAGCATTAGTAGTAATTTCGATTATTGGTGTTTCCATTGTAGTAATTAAAAATAAAAAAAATAAGAACTAGAGATTAATCTAGTTCTTTTTGTTTATCTTCTATACTGTCGTAATTAGCAACCAGACGCTTCAGTTGTTGTATAGGCTGGTTGGTCCTCTACCCATACCTGCTGTGTTTCAGCCTCGTGGTGAATAGTATCTACCTGAACCTGCTTAACTGTATAGTTTCCGTCTTCTTCTTGATTATCAAACTCATCAAGGTTGTTGTAAATACGACCTGTGACAAGACCTACAATACGCATTTCATATACTGGCTGGTCCCATGCATCACGAATAACCTGTGTTTCATAATGGCCTACTGCAGGATGATTAACTGTTGTATATGTTGGGACGCATGGAGCAGGTGCGTTATTAGATGTAGAATTAGAAGTAGTATTGTTATTAGTTGCAGATGTATTATTTTCAGCAGGAGCAACTGTTGTATTAGAAGTTGTGTTATCAGTATTCTTAGGTTCATCTGCCTTCACTTCATTAGTAGATGTTTCCTTAGAATCTGACTTCTTGTCATCATGCTTCTTCTCGTCTGATTTCTTGTCTTCCTTAGTAGAGGACTTCTTATCTTGCTTAGAGTCTTGCTTTACTTCTGTCTGCTTAGATTCTGTAGGCTCAACTGTCTTAGGTTGATTTAATACAATAACTGTACCAATAACTGAAACTGTAATTAATAGCGATAATACGATTACTAACTTCTTGTGGCTCTTAACTGTATTCTTAATAGTGTTCATAATATTCTTCATAAAGTAATACCTCCATATTTAACTTACATACTTATTATAGCATACGGTTCCCATTTGTCAATAGTTTTTTGCATATTTTTTAAAAAATTTTTACAAAATAAAAAAAGGGTGATTTATTCACCCTTTAAGTTACTTATCTTCTTTCTTTTTTGTTACAATTAGAACGCCAAGTGCTAATACAGCCACAATAGCAATTCCTGCGAACACTAGAGTATTGGACTTAACACCTGTAGGTGGTACCTTATCATCGAGAACGGTAATAGTAACTTGGTCTACACCTAACTTATCTTTACCTGTTCTCTTAACCGGGTACTTCTCAGTAGATAATGTATATCCTTCTGGAGCTTTAGTCTCCATTACGTACATTTCATTATCTTGGTCATAAGCTAACTTGAATGTAACTTTACCATTTTCGTCTGTAACTCCAACAGCGTCCTTACCATTCTTATCCTTAGCAACTGTACCGTCCTGATTATATACTGTAAACTCAGCACCCTTTAATACCTTACTTGTGTTATCCTTATCTGCCTTAACGATAGATAATTCTAAGTCCATAGATACTGTAACTGTCTGATTTTCATCAGTAATATCTTTATGACGACCTACTAATAAGTCACCTAAGTAAACTTCTTCGAAAGCTACTAACTTATGTCCAGCATACTTAGAAGGATTAATTTCTGTGTATGTCTTAACCTCACCATTTGGTGATGTAACACTAACTGTTGTTACTTGTTCAACAACAACTCCATTTTCATCCTTAACAAGTTCGAACTCTTCAGGAGACATCTTACGTAATTCTTCATCTGTCTTTCCGGCAGGCTTAATAGCATAAGTTGTCTTAACTGTATATTCTTTAGCTGTTACAAAGTGGTCATAAGGCATTGTATCTTCAATAGTTTGCTTTGTCTTGCTACCATCTAATACATTCTTTTGACTTTCTTTCTCAAGAGCCTTAGTACGAATCTTCATTTCCTTAACAGTAACATTTGTGGCAACCACGTTAGCTTCAGCTTCATTAGAGATTTCAAAATCTGTATATTGATTAATGAAATATCCTTCTGGAGCCTTAGTTTCAACTAATTTATATGTACCTGTCTGTAATGCATCTAATGCAGAAGTATAAGCACCATTTTCATCAGTAACAATTGTTTCAACTGATTGTTCACCAGCTTTGATAATTTCTGATGTACCATCTTTATGATTAAACTGAACATCATAATTGTTAGCATTTAAAATCTTAAATTCAGCAGAACCTACAGGTTTGTTTGTATCTTCATCAACCTTTTGGATTGAGAAACCTGAACGCTTAACACCTTCTTCAATAGTGTATTCATTACCACCAACCATTTGAGGAATACCCTGTAGATTTTCTGTGATATTGAATAGAGCAACACCATCTGCAATATCTTCGTTGTTAGCGTTCAGAGTCTTATTCTTTAGTGTATAACCCTCTGGAGCCTTAGTCTCTTCAACTGTAATAGTCCCTAATGGAAGTGTTGGAGCGCCTGTATTTGGCTCAATATAGAAATCGTCTCCTGAAACTTTATACTTATCTCCCAAACGAGTAATATACTTACCACTATTGTTCTGTAGTGTTTTAATAACCCAAGTACGAGTTGCTGTTCCAGGCAATGTTTCCTTAGTGTACTGACCAGCGTAGTATTTTACTGTAAACTCTGCGCCTTCAAGTGAAGCAGGGTTTTCAACGTTATCTTCTGACTTCTTTGTTAATTTAATAGCAACTGGGTCGTTCATAGGATAATCAGTAGAATCTACATCCCAACCCTTAGCATCGTGTGATAGAGAATATACAGGATAAATCTTTGTATCTAAGTTAAATCCTTTAGGTGCCTTTAATTCCTTGACATATACATAAATACCAGGATTTACTGTAATATTCTGTAATACGCCATCACCGTTTACATCTGTTGTAATTTCACCAAGTTTGTTTGTACATGCTTCATCGGCGAATACTCCATATACAGCACCACTTAAGTTTTGTGCATAACACTCGTTATTTTCAGTAATATCAGTATTACCGTTATGCTTATGTACCTTTACATACATCTGCATTGTACGAGGTGCTGTCTTGATTACCCAAGTACCTGCACAACGCTGATATGGAACTGTTCCACCCATATCAAGGTTATAACCAGTTGCCTCTTCACTTGTTCCAGGTTTTAGATAGTGAGGTACATCAATCGCTAAAGTAACTGTTCCATCTGGCGCAACACTTGTAACTGTAGCGTTATATGTGTATTCTGCTTTTTGACCGTTTGACCAGGCGTTAATATTAGTCAGCCCAATGTATCCATGTTCTTGGCATGTTACATATTGTGAACCAATAATCTGATTGGATACCTGTGCAAGCAGACCTGTTATAGCATCAACATAGAATGTATCGACTCCGAGAGTTGGATCAGTATTATTTGTACCAAATGTACCACTGAATGTATCACCAACAACTAAAGCATTCACATCTCCAGTTGAACGGCGGTTTCTACGTCTACCTTGCTGAACACCACCTAATACTGAAACATACGCTGTATTAGATGTTGTCTGATAATCTAAGTCGCCTTTATAACTCTCTTGGCTACCGTCTTTATTAAACACGACAATGTAACTTGCATCCTTAATCTTTAATACTGTACCGTTATCAACCTCTTGTCGTGAGCCGTCTGCACTAGAGATTTCAGTACCGTTTACATCAACTGTACTATTCTTTACATCTAGTAAGAACTTGCCTTCTGACGCACTTTGACCGATACCGTTATATGTCAATCCATCATTGGCAGATACAGGTTGCATAAAGCCACTTGCTAGTGAAACAACTGTAAATGCAGATAATGCGAAAGCCATAAACTTCTTTTTGAAATTCTTAATTTGCATTTTATTTTTCCTTTCTGCTTTTTAATTCAAGAGCAATAACATTATTGCTTGAAACATATATCAGTTTTTTATCACCCTTGCTCATTATATTATACAACAATTCTATTTGCTTGTAGCGAGGAACAACGAAATAAAAGAGGCCTTAAAACTAAGCCTCTTCTTTCTTTAATAAATAATCAAAATAAGATTGGTCTGGTGCATGATTGCGTGCTTCATTGTAATTAATAGCACCGTCTTTATATAGTGCAAGAAGTTTATGTTCCATCGTTGAGCAGGTATCTTCTTGCATTTTTCTTATCTCGTCTATTCTGTCCTCTTGAATCAATTTTCTGATTTCAAACGTAACTGGCAAAACTTCACGCACAGGAAAACGACCTGTGTATTCTTTATTTTTAACAAGAACCTGATTAATAATGCACCTTAGATTATCACCAAGCGTACTCAATACTCGCAACTGTTCATTACCTTCATATAGGTTTCTAATACGATTTAATGTAACAACATTATTTACAGTATGAATCGTTGATACTGCTAAATGTCCTGTTTCAGATGCCCTCAATAACTCGTCAACTTCATCTCTATCACGCACTTCACCAATCATTATAATGTTAGGAGCCGAACGCATAGCACTTGTTAAACCACTGCCAAACGTTCTACAATCATCAGGGACACTACGTTGGATAACAGCGCCTTTACCATCATCAGGATAAATATATTCAATCGGCTTTTCAATAGTAATAATTTTCTTTGCCTCGTCAATTTGAATGTCCCGAATAATCGAAGCAAGTGTACTCGACTTACCAGAACCCGTAGCGCCACACACTAAAATAACACCTGTACTATTATCAAAATATCCTCTAAGTTCTTCACTAACATCGGCCTCTTTTAAACTAAAAATCTTGTCATTAATTGCTCTAAAAGTCATCTGTGTATAACCGAAAGTACGACCCATGTTTACTCTAAATCTTCTACCTTGATACGGACCTCTCACAATCGTATAACTACCATCGAACTCAAAATCTCTTGCATAATAGCCACGATTTTCATGTGTTAAAATATCAGTAACAAGTATTTCCATAATTTCACCATCAACGATGGGAAAATCTTTACATTTAACAATATCACCTAAAACGGAATACGCAACCTCGTGGTCAGGTACCAAGTGAGCATCACTGGCACCAATCACTAAACCATAACTCAAAACTAAATCAAGGTTTAAATTACCAACCCAGCCACTTAACGTATAATCGTCACCTAGTTCGTCATAAGCAAACGGACACTCTTCAAATTCTCTTTTTAAATTAAACAATTCATCATTTCTTTTTAAAGGCATAACTTAAATACTCCATTTATTTTCATTAATATCTACTAGTCCGTTTTTGTTTATCATCGGTACAATATCAAAGCGTGTAAAGCCAATAATAGATGCACATTTCTTAACACGTTCAGCAATAATCTTGTCACTTGTTACATAGATTACTTTACCATAAACTCGACTATCAGTCTTGTACATACCCAACTTGCGGATATATTCCTCTTCTGTTTTCATCGACTTTTCAACTTCGATTGCAATGGAATTAGGACTACCATCCGCATTACGTTCACGTCTAACCACGATATCAGGCAACACATATTCCTGCCCAATACCATCATACATCAGCATATATAAATACTCATCACCAAGTTTAAATTCAGGACTATCAGAAGCAGGACGACCATTATTTTCCCAAGCACGCCAAGCCGTTTCCCAAGCATTACGAACAATCTTACACGACTCGCCTTTATAGTTATCTTTAGTCCATACAGAACCTCTAAGTTTATATAATTTTTTGCTATAAGATGTAAAAATATCCGTTTCAGGAATAATATGTTCACCCTTTACCTTTTCACCTGTAACATAGTTTGTTCTGTTATACACAGGATATTCTGGCAGATTTAAAATATTTAAACAGCCACTATATAGACAAGCAACAACATGGTTCACATAAACTCTTTCAGCAAGACTACCAAGACCAGCCTGTTCACGTTTTACTGTCTTACGATTACTACCAATTAACGCACGCCCAAGATTGGTCAACACCCATACACCAGGTGAATTAAACACTTGAAAACACTTAGTAATGCCCATTCTTTGAAGTTTAAGCAACTGTTGGTATATACTACTTTTAGTACGCCCAGTTGCATACATTAAATTATTCAAACTAGCCAATTTTACAATATCAATAAAGTATAAAACATCTAAATCACCAAAAGAAACATAACTTCCTCTCTTACGGCTCTTACTCTCATTTACACTTCGTTTACCAGAATAATAACCAACACTTAATAACTTGGCTTTTTCTTTTTCAGATAGATTACTAGACGGACTTAATAACTCTTCAAGTGTCTTTTTATCAATACCCAAAAAATGTAAAATGCTTTTCTCATAAGCACCTGTCTTATTATATTTACGTAAGAAGTCTTTACCATCCTCACGTACCATACTTTCACTAATACTTTCTTTACCAAGTCCTTTTAGTTTAACAACCTGCTCTTGATAACCCTTACGGTAATTGTTTTCATTCAGAACATTCTCATCTGAACGAACAGCCTGCACTATCTTATTTACATTATTACGTTCACGTTTCGCACGTTTATGTTTAAAGTATTCAGATAGAGTCAAACCAGAAGAGTTAATCACTAAATCAGCCTTATCGCCTACCAGTGTTTTACTACCAAGTTCTGACACCTTATATAGTAGTTCATCTTGATTAAAAATCTTAGGACTATCATCATGTGCAGTTGATACAATAATATCAGATGACTTATCCACACCAGTATCTAAATCAACTTTTAAGCCTCTGCCATGATTCAATCGCATAGGCTTGATGTATTCTAAATCTCGCTCGTCACCATCACCACGAACGATATCCAAGATGTCTTCCACATCCTCATTATCATTTTGTAACAAATTATCAATATAGTCTGAAAAGTTTTCATTTTTTAAGCCCATGCTTTTACACCCATGTTTTTTCACACCTTTCTTATGGATACTATATCAGTAAAGAGTAAATAAAGTACACATTTTACTAAGAGTAAATAAAAACTGATATATTATTATTTAATTACTGATTTTTTCACTGTTTCCCAGCAAAAATCTTTCGCAAAAAACTTTCCCATCCCCATCATTCATGTGAAACTTTTTCTTATTGGCTCCTAAAATAAGCACTGTCCGGCATATTTTACTCGCTTGGCTTCACTGTTCGTTTCGCTGGCTCTCATGTTCCTCTGCCAAATAAGATGTCAGATTAACATGTTCGCTTCTGGCTCCCCTTCGCTGATTGCTCGGTCACGCCTTGAGCCGCACAACCGGCTCTTCTGCTCGTCTAGTGGCTCGCAAGGTCTCCCTACATCTCCCTCGCCTGGCGCTCACGAGATGTAGTACGACGGTTGCCATCCGCTGTCCGCTTGCTGGCAACAAGGTACTGGCTAGGGCAGTACGGCAGAGGAGAAGTACTACGGTACGCTCGTAGACTCGCTCATAGTATCGATGCATGGCAAGGGATGCATGGCATGAGATACGGAATAGGGATGATAGGCACCCTTGTCCAACAAGCGTGCCGGTCAAAGGGAGCAGGGAAAGGAATCAGGCCGCACAACCGGCCTCATGCTCACTACCGCTCGCAAGGAAAGGGCAAGGAAACGAATGACTCACCCTGTGGGTTCGTCTACGCTTCGCTTTCAGGAGGAGGCTCGCTGTTCGCTCGGCTCGATACTGGCTAAGAGCAATACAATAAATATCATACTACACATAGATATCGGCTACTTGCTGTCCACTCGTAGCCTCTAAGTATGTTAGTAAATAGAGGCGAAGTAAGTGGCGCTGTATAAAAAGCATCTAAACACGGAGTGGATAGGTGCGATATGGGAATAGTATGTCGTCATCGCAAAACAAAAGCCTTTAGATACGCAAGTAGGTAAAGGCGAGCAGGAACATCATAACTATAAATACAAAAGCGTCACTACAACAACAAAAACAAAGCACAGAAACCATACAATACGATTACAGAGGAACATGTAGGAATTAGAAAGGTAATAAGGGAGGATGAGGATAATAGGAAGGATGGCAAGGAAGCTGAGAGGAGTGCTGGCGAATGGATGGAGGTGGTTTTGTTTTTTTTGGTTTATTTTAGTATGTGTATAGTTTTTCTATTTAAGCGTATTGGTATTTTAAAGTTCAGGCATTTTTGCCGTGGTGTTTTATTTTAACTTTTTAGGTTTGATTGTTATGTATTACTTTTAACTATCTAAGGATACAACTCTACTCTTGCTCTGTTTTTATTGGTCTACATGTATTAGTAAATACGTTTACATAATGCTTCCATGTTTATATGGTAGATGGTGGTGTTTTTTATTTTACGGTTGTTCTCTCTATATGGTTGTATATTATATTTTAAGTTTGGTCAGGGCACAATTCTAATTATTTTAAGTTTAATTACTTCGTTCATCTTATGTTGTGTTCTTTATTTTTATTCCTGCTTTGATTGCTCTTGTAATACATAGATGGTTTTTACGTTTATTTTTTCTATTTAAGCGTATTAGTCTATTTACAGTCCTGTCTACATTATTACCTGTAATTGTTTCAATTAAATGTTTTATCTATGGTAATTTACTAAGCAAGTTCTGTGCTTATGTCGTTTTAATTATTATATACATTAGTCTTTGAATATACTCCCACGTACTGGCGAATGAATGGTAGAGGTTTTGTTTTTTTATTTTGTTTTAGAGGTATCTTATCTAAGTATTGTAGTTTCGGTTTATTCAGTGCTGTTTATATTTTAAGGCCACCGTCTTATTGTGATTGTATTTAGGTTCTAAACTTTTACGATTTAACTGTTCTGTTAAAAACAACGTCTATTTACTCTCGGTACTTCGTCTAAGCATGGTTCTGTCCTTGCTCTGTTCTAACTACCAAATGGTCTTGTGCGCTTACGTATGCTAGTGAATATGTTCACGATTGTGGTTTTAGTTAGCCGTACTGGTTTGCTATTTTAATTTTTACTCAAGTTAGAAGTCTTGGTTTTTAGTGTTGTATTAATTCTGTTTTAACATCAGTCTATTTGTTCACATTTGTGTTCTTACTCTGTTTCAATTTTGTCTCGTTGATGTTTATGACAATTAACCTTGCTATCTTTATTTTTAGACGCTTTACTGGTTAAATTTATCCAGGTTATCATTCTACCTAATTACGTGCTTTACCAAGATGTATGTTTTATTCGTCTTTAGTTTTACCGTTTTTAATTGTATGTTTTAGTATTTGCCAGTCCAGTCATTCTTGTCGTTGTGTTGATTGGTCTGCTCTATCATAGTCATAATTTATATTTCCAACTTGTTAAACCGTTCACATTATTTTTAAGTTTGTCTTAGTTGCCATTACAACTATTGTTTTTTGTTCTCTTAGTTGGGTCACAGTCTTATCCCTTGTTATACTCTCGCTTTTGCTCTTGTTGTATGCTATTAATTCACTGGTAGACAACGGCTATAGGCTGTTCCTGACGTGGAATTTAATTTTATAAGTACTGTATCGTTTTTAAATTTACTATGTCTTAAACCGCTTGGAAATGAGTTGATGTTTTTATATAAAAAAAGAGTAAGTATACTTTACTTACTCTCTTGGTCTTTAATTTTAACGATAGATGCGATTAGGTAGAATACGCTTGCTAACAGGAAACATGTTTTTGAAAACTTGGTCTGTGCGTATAGTGTGTTGATACCGTTAATTAGCGACATGTTGATATCAAATGTTGCTGGAGTTGGTTTACTCTTTACGGAAACGTATAGGCCGTAGATTAGAACTGCTAGAACTAAGATACTACCGATGATATGGAAACTTTGAAACGGATAGATAAGCAATGCGATAATTGCTGCCACTGGTATTATAATTTTCTTCATTATTGTTTACCTCTCTTTTTACAACATGTAGTATATATCTAAACAGTTCACTTTCGGATAGATATTTACTCGTGCTGTAATGTGTTCTTGCTTTAATTTACTTACAATATAATTTTCCAATTCTGTGATTTCATGGTCTGTCAGTGGTAACAAATCTGACATCTTCATATCTACAGGAATTGTATGTGATGAACAACCGAGTTCTGCGTACTTTAGAATTTCCTGTTTTACGTTTTCGTAGACACTGTCAAATCTACTTTTTAATGCTTTGGTCACATTGTCTCGTGGCATTTTAATTAACGCTGTAATTTCAACTGTGTCTATATTGGTCAAGACATTATAGTTTAGGAACTGGATATCACTAATACGCAACGTCTTTTTTAGATAGTCTTTGAAGTCTTCGTCTTCGTATAAGTGGAGTGCTGTTCTGTAGACAAAGTTTAATTTGTTGTCAACGTTGGTTAGGTCACAAGTTAATGGAATTGTGATTCCCACACAAAGGTACTGGTTATCATCTGTTGGGTTGGCTACGAAAGTACTTTCTGTGCGGATAAAGTCTTTTAGGGTTACTAGGTTGTTGGTATAGTTATCTATCTTTTGTTTTGCTAGTTCTGCTAGTGTCATATTTACTCCATCTCTCTTTTGCTCCCAGATACTTAAAATCTTTCTGTAATTGGTTATACTGCTCTTTTATTGCTTTGATAAGTTTTGCGGCTGTTCCTGCATGACAGTCATCACTCCATCTTAACTCTTCTAAAGGGTTTTCTTCCCACACAAGAATATCAAACCAGTATGGGTAACCGTCGTCTTGATAAACCTTAAGTTGAAGTATTGCGTTATTATTTAATCGGCCCTCAAGGTACGGACCGAAATCATATTGCGGGTCATCACATGTTTTAACCGTAAAGCAATAGCCAAGTTTTTTCTTTAACAGTTTTGCCAGTTTTTCCTTTTTCATTCTACTTGGTCTCCATAAACTTAGGTAGTTCTAAGCCTTGATGAACATTCTCTGGCTCTGAAAACTCTTTTACCTCACAGGTTTCCGTGTTGTGTGTAAATACTGGAACCTCTAAGTTGTCTTGTGTTTCTTTTGTATTTGTAATATTAATCATATTTCTTTACCTCTGCTTTTATTCAATTATACACTATTTTTATATTTTTTCAATTAAACTAACAGCCATGGTACATCATAGAAAACAAATAGAAATGGGCGATAATATCTCTGATAATAATTAAAGCATCTACTTTGGTCTCAAATGCTTCGGCTGTTATGTTAGTGTCTTTTTCCTCGAATTTGGCTAACTGATAGGTCAATGAGTTGTTATCAAGATTCACTACGAAGAAAATACCGTTATTGTCTGGAAAACCGGATACGAAAAATTTAATTTCTCCTGTTGTATCTACTCCATCGTATAGGATTTTTAAGTTTAATTTTGTGATAGAATCGTCTAGTCTTACTAATTGTAAAAACTCTTCTTTATTCATTTTAATCTCTTCCTTCTATTATTACTATATTTACTTTCTTTGTCAATATTGTACATGCGTCTAATGCAATAATGCCTTTATCTATGAATGGTTCAAAATTTGCGTCTTCTCCGAACTCGGAACCATCGTTATGGAACTTTGAATTACCGTATGATGTGTGCCAGTGGCCACAGATAATTGTTTTGTCTTTGAATGTGTTGCCTTGGTGCCACTGTTCCATACCATTTAACCATGAATATTCTTCAAAATCTCTACAGTCTTTATCTTGGTAATTTCTTGGTAACCAACCATGACAACAGACGTAGGTGTTGTTGTTAGTGTCTGCAAACTCGAAGTAGTCTTGTAGGCTGTTTAGATACTGGGAAAGTTCTAGGTACTGGTTTGCGTATTGATAGATTTCTCTATCGTAGGCGTTTAGATGTTTTCTACCTGATACGTATTTTGCAATTTCAAGAATCGTGTCCACTGTTCCGTTATGTTTGTCTGCGTAGTTAAAACGATATTCTCTTAAGCATTTTTCCAAGTTATACTCGTGGTTGCCTTTGATTAGGACTTTGTTCGGTAAGGAATTAACGTACTGTAAACATTTTACGTTTTCTTTACCTCTATCTAATAAGTCACCACAGATAACTAATATGTCTAGTTGGTCGTTAAAGCCCTTATTGTCGAGCGCTTGTTTTAATTCTGTATAATGTCCATGAATGTCACTCGTGATAAAATATTTCATAGTCTTATATCAACTCCCCATAGGACAGGTATATAGTAGATGAAATTATTTTTCAGTGCGATTGGTGTTTCAATTTTAAAATCAATCGGCTGCATTTCCACATTGGTTTGGTCATCTATATTGTTTGCACCGTAGATTTTATTATCTTTTACGATGATAAAATTGTAACCACTCTTATATAGTTCATATAAGCCTTGTTTTGACTTTAAGCCTAAAAGAATTTCCGCAGGCTTAATTAAGACGAACGATGTCACAAGAAAGAATACACATGTTATCGTCAGATAGGTAATATATTTAGACTCTGGTAATATTAGTTTTACTGGTATCGCCAAAAGTAGTGATAAAGGCAATAAGAAGATATGAAGTTTATAAATTTCAATTTGCTGGTACCATGGCATATTGCTGTATAGTGTTATGCCAAGAGTGTGCATACCTGCTTTTGCTTGGTCACGATTCGGAATCTTCTGCATTAGTAGGACTCCTCATCACCCAACTTTTCAAGGAAATCATTAACTTCTTTCCCTGTTAGGTTGTTTAAACTAATACCACCGCAGATAGCATAAACATATTCACCATCTATTACTCGTTCAAAAATCTTAAAATCAGAATCGCTATAGTTCTTGAATGCTCTGATTGTTAATTCAAGATGTGTCCCATCTCTTCCGTATACCTTCATGTTATTTACCTCTCTTATTTTACGGTATCATCTTAACACAATTTTAGATTTGTGTCAAGTTTTTTAAATTTACTTAATGTGTGGCCAAATCGATTTTAACGGCTGTTTTAGGTTGAGGATGTGTAAGTATATCAGCCCCTTCGTTTTTAGATGTTTTTAACCTAAAAAAGTCACACGGATTCTTCCTAAAAACCGTTCTCGGCTTAATCTTAGACTCGAAAAAATATTAAAAAAGAGAAGTTTTTACGCTTCTCTCTTTTTCTTGTTCAAAATTGTAATTCCTAGAACACTTAAACCGCTCGTAATTAAACTAATGAAACCTGTGCTTGCAACACCTGTAGGAACATCACCGTTCTTCTTAAACGTGTGGATAATATTTCCGTGTGTATCTGTTTCAGTCTTGACGTAAGTGTAGCCAGTAAACTCACCATGAGGTTGTGAACCCTTATCAACTGGTTTTAACTCTTTACCGTTCTCATCTAGCCAAGATGTTGTAATCTGTCTGTAGATGTGAGTAACAAGGTCTTTGTCTGGTTCTGGAATACTTCTAATGTACTCATAGCCCGGAATATCTTTGTGAGGCTGGGCGCATCTTCACGGTTAGCAACTCTGTTCTTGTCTTCGTCCATGAACTCCGTATGGAACATGTGGTAGATGTGTTTAACGTTGCCGTGTTCGTCTGTTTCAGTCCTCTTGTAACTGTAGTCCTTATGAGGTTTTTCTTTTTGCTTGCCCTTTTCTTGTGGGAAGACTTCTTTGCCTTCTTCTGTTACGAACGTTGTCACAATCTGCTTAAACTTGTGAACTACATCACCTGTAGGTTTCGTTTCTGTTCCAACGAAATAGTAACCATCAATATCACCATGTTCTTTAATACCCTTAACAGTATCCTTTAGAGGCTGTTCTGTGTCAATATCAACCCAAGAAGTTGTGTGCTGTTTAAAGACATGTGTTACATTTTCTAGTGTATCTTCATCACTACGAACAAAACTATAACCATCAATGTCACCATGTTCTTTTGTTGTATCGTCAGTAACTGGAGGTTTTAATTCTTTACCATCTTCATCAACCCACTTTGTTGTAACAGGCTTTAACCTATATGCTCTGTGATAATGAATCGTTCTTGCAACGTTAATATCTTCAGGCTTCTTAGGCTCTGCAGGTGCTTCACCAGGCGCTGTTGGTGCTACTGGGTCAACAATTGTATTTAACGTTGGCGCTGTTGGTACTAATGGTTCTGGCATAGCGGTAGGCACTTCTTCGTATTGTGGCTCATCAGGTATCTTTTCATAATCAGGAACCTTTGGTATAGGATAACTATCATCTGTAATTCTTGCTGGCTTTTCCTTAAATAGGATATTGCGTGAGTTAAGGTTGATACCACCACCTGAACCACTCCAAGATGTTGATAACGTACTACCAGCAAACAAACCAATACTTTGTGCTAAAGGTGTTGAGTCGTTGTTACCACTATCACCTGTCGATGAATCATAGTTTGCGTTGGCATAGTGTTCGTCACCGTATGTCCATGTTGTACTAATACCATTTTGTTGGACTCTTGCATAGCCATGTGTTCCTTCTGTATATCCTCTCGCTTTGTCTCGGTCGCAAATCGGAACAATGGATGCAACTTTGTTTGATGTAACTCCCATGCTCTCACCTGCTTCGATATCGCCAATAGAGAACATACGAACTAGTTTCATAGACTCGCCTGTGTTTTCGTCATAAAACTCATAAGTGGTTTTAACACCATCCTCATACGCTCCCATACCACCATCTTTTCTTAATACGAAAGACGCACTTTGTCTTGACTGATTCCACTTACCAACCGTGACATGTGCTGATATTGTTTTACCGGACTCTGTGGTACCAATATTGTGTAAGTCAAACTGTAAGAATTTACCTACTACCTGACCAGGTGCTGTTAGTTTATAACGATGCCCATACATGTCATCATTTTCAACAACACGACTATCCTTATAAGTTACATTCACTGTTGTTTTGTTCGTAATACCAATATCCTTTAATGAATAGTCGTATCCCATGTTTCTAAGTGTCTCTTTGTCGTACATTGTAAATACGTTTCTGTAATACTTAGAAGGCTCTGCACCACCATAATTATGGAAGTCCATCTGTGAAGCATCAGGTGTACCTAGAACTGCTGAATTATTATTAGCAATCCACCACGCTTTGTAACGTGTATGTTCACCTTTGTCAACAAACGCATATCTATCATCGTAGGTACCTCTTAGTTGGACACCTCTATGAGAGAAGTCAATAAGTGATGGATTGTTTGCTAAGAAATCTTCATATTCGCTAATCTGGCGGTTGTTCTCGTCAACTGCTTCTTGGCGTTCTGCAACCTTCTTATCATACTCTTTCTTCTTTTGCTTGTTACGGCTTTCAACTTGTGCTTTATCCGCAATCCATGTATTTTTCTTGTCTTCATTCTCTTGTTTGATACGCTTGATGTCTGCCACATTCTGGTTGTAGGCAGCCAGGTCTGTATCATACTGTTGTTTCTTAGCGTTATATTCTGCTGTTAGTCGCTCGTTTTCTTGTTTCAGTTATTCATTCTGTGCAACTTTAGCGTCATACTCTGCTTTCTTTTCGTTGTAGATTCTTACCATCTCATCATAAGAGATTTTAGCGGCCTTATAATCTTCAACCGCTTGTTTGTAATCTGCCATATCTTTAGCATACTGTTCACGTGTTGCTGTAACCTCTGCTACTGCCTGCTTCATTTCCGTAACCTGTGAACTTAGGCCACCATCTTTTACAGGCGCATCCTCGATAAGTGTATAAGCGTTATCTGCCTTCATCTTTTCAAGTAATGCGTTAAACTCTGCATCCTCGATAAATTCAGCACGTGGCTTCTCCCACTCGTTTTGCACTTCCTCTGCCATAACTGTTGTTGCTGTAGGGACTGCAACTGCAACTATACCGAGTCCTACACTTACAACCCTATGGCAGAACTTTATTAATTTAAATTTATTCATTAAATCTCCTTTGTTCTAAAATATTATACAACTTGTTATATCGGTTTTAGGTTGATTCCAAACGTTTTAAGAGTGATTATACTTTTTACAATAAAATATACGTTTTGATTAAGTTTACACTTGGAAACACCTATTACCGTTGTTGTAATGAACCTGAAATAAAAAGGGCTATTGTTAATATAGCCCGATTGTATTGGCGACCTCTTTTGCGATGTCTGTACCTGTCTTTGTGAATAAGCCATTCTCACCGAAGAACATATTTGCTCCGAAGACAATAACCGCCACAATGACTGCAACTACAACGTCAATAATGACTTGACGAATTCCCTTCGTAAATGCATCTTTGATGACGATTACGACTACGACTGCAAGGAATATCCATGTAACGTAGTTAGAGATAAGTAGTTTGAATAGGCTTTCAAGACCGCCTGTGTTTAGAATTAGATTTAACATGTTAAAATCATTCCTTTCTCTATTCTTGAAGAATATATCAGTTTTTCGATATATCTTTAGAGAAGGAGAATCTAAGGTATGGTTTTAGAATTAAATGAGAAGAATTTAAACATCTTGCGTGAGAAATTTGAGAAGAAGTCTGGTGGTGTAGTACATGTACCATGTTTTCAGTTAAAAGAGAATCCTGAATTGTGTGCATATATTCACAACCAAGAAATTTTAGTTGACGATAGACTGGAGGCGGTGTTCAATGCCTAATTATCACAGAAGTCCTGTGACAGGTCATTACCAAATTTGCAGAGCGAAGAACAAATGCCCTTATGGTGGTTTTCATACCCACTCATTAAAAGCAATTGAAAAGTACTGTAATATGTACAACGATATCCTTAATAGTAAGATTGAGGTTAATGAAAAATTAGCGAAGGTTGACAGAAAAGATTACGATATTTATAGAACCGTTTATTACAATAGAGTTAAGAATGGCGAAGTAGAAAAATTTAAGTTTTCAGATGTTGATGTAAATAACTTTAAGGAAGATAACTCTGGTGCTTCTATTAACACAAAAGATGGTGTGTATGTGAAGAACAGTTTTTCAGTATCACCTTATCCTGAGTATTCAGTTGGTTTAGATATTGATGGTATGGATAACACCACATTCAAAAATACTTTATCTGAATATATAGAAGAGCATAAGGAAGTTTTATCAAAAGAAAATCATATTCTTGGGTTATGGAAATCACCTTTTGACAAGAAATTGTATCTTGATATCTCCGTTGTGACATCTGACGCTGGTGAATGTCGTAGGGTTGGTTTAGAGAAAGACCAGCAGGCGTATTTTGATTTTCAAACACATGTTGTTGTTACCATCGACCCTAACGCCACAAGCGGACAAAGCCTTACATGAAGGTGTACACTATAACTATAGTGATATAAGTACAGAAATATAGAGAAAGGGAGTGAAAATATGAATCTGACCGAAAAAGAAATAATCTATCCTACAGACGAGAGATTTGATTTCATTAAAGAATTATGCCATTTGAGTAAGAATCTTTATAACGCCAGTCTTTACGACATTAGGCAGTATTTCTTTGAAACGGGAAAATACAGGGCATGGCAATCACAAGCATCTATTTTTATAAAAAGTAAAAATCCCGATTACTATGCTCTTCAAACCCATTTAGCCATAGAAGTATTAATGCAGGTAGGTCGACAATTTATCGGTTTCTTTAACAGTAAAACCAACAAAAATAAGAGAATTCCTAGATATAAAAACAAGAATGGCCACAACGTTGTTTCATTTCCAAAAACAACTATCTCAAGGCATATTGATTTTGACAAAGGCAGACAGATTTATACCTATACTTTGTGTAAAAGAAGTTACAACCTCAAAATTCAATCAACAAAACCAAATGTAAAGATGGTTAAATTTGTTTACGATGAGGTAAATAATGTAATTAAATGTTTTAAGATTTATGAAGTTGAGGAGCCTAAGTTTAAGAAAGACAACTCTCGTTACTTCTCCATCGACCCGGGTTTAAATAATATTGTTTCAGTTTATAATAATATTGGAATCAGACCGTTACTATATAACGGCAGACCAATTAAGAGTATAAACCAATATTATAATAAAACCAACGCAGGGTTGAGGTCAGAATTACCAAAAGGAATTAGAACTTCAAAAAGACTAAAGCGGTTATCTTTGAAACGAGCCAATAAACTTGATTACGAGATGAACAAAATTTCTACTCATATTATCAACGAAGCAACTAAGAACAATATTTCAAAAATCTTTATTGGTAACAATAATGGGTGGAAGAATGAGGTTAATATGGGTAGAGTAAACAACCAGAACTTCGTGAATATTCCTTATATGAAGTTATTCCATCAATTAGCCTATAAAGGAGTATTAAAAGGAATTGAAGTTATCTTTACAGAAGAGAGTTATACTTCTAAAGCAAGTTTCTTTGATAAGGACGAGTTACCTATTCTTGGACAAACCGACAGCCCTGCTTTTTCAGGCAGACGAATTAAACGTGGTTTATACAGAGATGGTAAAGGTAATCTGTGGAACGCCGACCTGAATGGAGCAGCCAATATTATGAGAAAGGTTGTTGCAGATAATGCTTATAAAGGAATTAGAAAAGCAAAAGAATTAATGAAAAGACCAATTTTGGTTACGTTGTAAAAGTAGCACTCAATTTTTAATGAGAGTGTAGAGGCACTTGCAGGTGTGCTAGTATGAGGAGTTAAATTTTAACGAGTCTATAAAAATCAAATCAGATTTGGTTAACCTGTTTCAGACGATGAGTGCGATTACGATTGATGAAAATGCAACCAGTGGACAATAATTTTTTATAATTTTGTAGTAAATGAATGGAGATTGTTGTATAATATAAACAGAAAGAGGTTTTCATTATGCAAAAGAGAATGTTTGATGTAGAGCAGAATCAAGAAGATTCTAAATACACATTAAAAGTTGAAGTGCCACAATATTTACCATCGGCTGTGTGTCCTGACTTAAGTGAGTTACTAGACACAACCAAATATTATCAGTTGCTCCATGATATTGAGAAGAGTAACGTTTCAGAGCAAGAGAAGCAATTTTTACGTTTAAGTGCCACAAGACTTATTGGTTTCAATTTTTCATTAATTGCTGACTATTATAGCCACGCTGATAAGGAAATGCAGGAGTTAATGGAAAAGCAGGCGTTGGTAATTATTGATATAGAAGATGCTATCGCTAACGGTTACGTAGAATACAGTAAGACTATGGACTCGCTTTTGCGCAAGCAACTGGAGAAGAACAATGGCTAGAAATTACGCTGTTATAATTCCTACACATGGTAGACCTGATAGAGTTTATACTTATGATACTTTAATGAAAAAGAACTTTACGGGCAAGGTTTACTTCCTAATTGATAATGAAGATTCACAAGCAGGTGAATATTTCAAGCGTTACGGTGATAAGGTTATTGTCTTTGATAAAAAAGAACAGGCAGAGCATACTGATATTTGTGATTTAAAGGGTAAGCGTAACGCTGTAGTATATGCACGTAACGCTATACCTAGAGTTGCTAGAGAATTAGGACTTGACTACTATATAGTTATGGACGATGATTACGTTTCATTCTGTATGCGTTGGGAAGACGGCCCATCACTTAGAAGAACAGAAATAGATGATGTTGACACAGCGATTGAGGAAACATTTAAGTTTTTAGACAAATCTGATGTTGATTGCGTAGCGTGGGCACAGATAGGTGACTTCATTGGTGGCAAGGGTTCCGGTATGTGGAAGAGCAAACTAAAACGTAAAATTATGAACGTATTCTTTTGCCGTACTGATAGAGATTTTGAGTTCAAAGGTAAAATCAATGAAGATGTAAACTGTTATGTTTACTTGGGCAGACAAGGAAGAATGTTCTTGACAGTCCGTGATTTTGCTATCGACCAAGTTACGACACAAGCAAATGCCGGTGGGTTAACTGATATATACTTAGAGAGCGGTACATACATCAAATCTTTTTACTCTGTAATTTGCTGTCCAAGTTGCGTTAAGGTTGGTGTTATGGGTAGTGGAGATTACCGTTTCCATCACAAAATTAACTGGGAAAGAGCGGTACCTAAAATAATCAGTGAAAAATTCAAAAAATTTTAAGTTCTAAATTAAGCCGAAAATGGTTTTTAGGAAGAATCCGTGTGACTTTTTTAGGTATGGAAAGGTCAAAAATGAAGAGGATGATGGACCATACCTAATCAACCTAAAACAGCCGTTAAAACCGTTCCTCCAGAACTTTGTGCCAGCACGCTGAAAGCAATTTAAATAATTTTATAGTCTTAAGTGCGGACTAAAAAACAGCACTTTTAAAAATCAACGGACAGGTAGTCTTAGGGTGAGTCCAAATCTCGCCACGTTGTCAAAATAAAAAACTGATATAATAGTTGTAAAGAAAGGAGGCATAAGTTATGCCGTGGGGTTATACTCGCTAAAGATTAACCATTTTCTGGTCAATGATTAGTCGTTGCCTCACAAGTCTCAGGTTAGAGAAATCTTACCTACGTTGAATTAGAGAACCATAAGGTTACTCACCTACGGTTGTCGCCTTAGACCGTTGCTCTGAGTCTGTATATTAAGTCGGAAGAATAGCATTGAGTTCCAGTGTGTACAGATTGAAAACCTAATTCAACATTGACGAAAGGAAGACCAATTTTTAACTTGGTAACAGAGTTAAAATAAGCACTACGGTCCGATAAGTTCCGTCTTAAAGAGTTAAACTTATTATCAACGAAAGGAGCGAAAGCGTATGTTAGTGTATGTATTGAAACAAAACGGACAACCTTTTATGCCAACAGAACGCTTTGGCAAGGTTCGTAGATTATTAAAAGAAGGAAAAGCAAAGGTTGTCCGTAGAGAGCCGTTCACCATCAAATTGCTCTATGAACCTGAAACAGATGTGGTTCAGGAGTGTTACTGTGGTGTTGATACAGGCTCTAAGCATGTTGGTGTAGCGGTTGTCGGAAACGATAAAGTGTTATACCAATCTCAAACTGAATTAAGAAACAATATTAAGAAGAAGATGGACCGTAGACGAGGTTTCAGACGTAACAGACGCTATAGAAAAACACGCTATAGGAAATGTAGATTCTCAAACAGAAGAAATTCTATTAAAAAGGACAAACTTCCGCCTTCAGTAAAACATAAAGTACAAGCACATATTGACGAGATTGAATTTTGTAAGAAAATACTTCCTGTTTCAGATTTAATTTTAGAGGTAAGTCAATTCGATACTGCCTTAATGAAAAATCCTAGTTTAATCAATGAAAAGGTAAGACACTGGGGCTATCAACAAGGTTTCAACTATGGCTACTCTTCAAGACGTAGTGCAATTCTCCACAGAGACAACTACACATGTCAGTGTTGTGGTAAGAAGAACTGTAGATTAGAAGTTCATCACATCAAGTTCAAAAGTAATGATGGAACAGATGATGAAGAGAACTTAATTACCTTATGTGAAGATTGTCATAAAGGAATTCATGCTGGTACAGTTGTTTTAAACAAGAAACCTAAGAAGAGTAAAAATTTAAAGTACGCTACCCATATGAGTATAATCAGGAGTTGGTTGTTGAAGAGATATCCTGACGCTATTGAAACTTTTGGTTTTGTTACAGCAGAAAACAGAAATCACTTGAAGTTGAAGAAAGACAACTATATAGACGCTTGCGTTATTGCAAGTGGAGGGTTAAGGTTTGAAGAATTAGACGTAATTTTCTATAAACGTAGAGTGTCTAAAGGAGATTATAAACTAGTAAGAGGCATCCGAGGCGAGCAGAAACTACCAACACGAAAAATCTATGGATTTAGGAAATTTGATAAGATAGAATATTTTGGAGAAAAATACTTTATTAGAAGTAGAACGAGTAAAGGGTTTGCAACTCTTATGGATATTTTTGGTAATGAGGTTGACTTTAGTTCTATGCCAAGAGGTAAAAAGATGCCAAAACTATCTAATTGTAAACGAGTATTAGCAAGGAGGAGTTGTTTATGTGTGAACCAAAAAAAATAAATGACCGGTCATGTGTTAAGATGAGCGGCCACTATCCTTCTAACGTTAGTGATAAAACAATAAACTTAACGAATGCCTCTAAGGTTCGTGCAAATAACGAGGCAGTAAATAATTTAATTACAGAAAACCTAAATAGATTCTGTGAAATTGAAAACCTTGAAGAGATGAAGCATATAATGGAGAGACCATTCAAGTTGTCTTCAATGTGCCGAGGTACTGCAATGGGTGGTAGTTACCAATTAGAGGTTAACACTCTATGTCCTGGCAAGGAGTACAACAACAAAGCATATATCTTTGACGATTTCACACTAAAGAACTTAAGTGACACAGCCAAGGAGCATTTATACGTAACGAATGGTATTTATGCATCATGTAAATCACGTCTTTTAGAAAAAGCCAGACAGTATGCGAAGGAAAACCATTACGACAATTGCAAATTTTCTGACACAGACCAGAATTACACTATGCGTAGTGCAGAGTTTGACTTCTTTTATCAGGGTAAAAAAATAGCAACGCAGACATTAACAATCGAAACAAAGAGTGTAATGCGTCATGTAAAGGAAGACCTTCGTGGTTTCACTGGTTACAATGTCGATATTGATAATGTGGATGCGGTAAGGGCGCAAAACCTTGTTGACGATATCAACAGTGGTATTGTTCCTATGCCAACGATGATTGTGGTAACAGGAAAAGGTCTACACTTATGGTATATTTGTACATCACCAATCGCAAGTACAAGTGATTCAGTATTACAGAAGTATCAGACAATGATGGGCTTATTCACTCGTAAGTTTACTCATAACCCACGCTACTGTGGTAAGGAAGAAGAAACTGGTTCTTTCCAACATGATTTACCTATTGGACAGTCAATGAGAGCGGTAGGTAACATTTACGACAAATACGAAAATTGCCCTATTCTTATGAGAGGTTACACATCCGGTATCTATCATGACTTTAAGGCCTTAAATGAATGGGCTGATATTCCTGAAATCGAGGTTAGCAGAAAGTCATCAACAATTAAGTACGACTCTAAGAAGGCTCGTAGATTATCACCAGACGAATATCAGAGATTATTTGATAGTTTCTTAACAGAGTCTATAGGTAGTCGTACACGTCATAGAAACTTATTGTTCCATCACATGCTAGTGGAAGGTAACATGGCTTTTGATAATGCATTAGAAACAATTAACAGAATGGTAGAAGAACTCAACAGATTATATCCTGTTGAAGGCAACGCCGTTCGTTTATTAACAGTAGGTGAAGCACATAGGTTCGACCCTAATAGCCCTGATTTCGACCATAATTACTATTCTAAGTATTTAAGCACAAGTGCAATGGTTGATGGTCAGATTTACAAGAATCATATTAAACAGCCAAAATATAGAACTGGTTTAAATAAGAGCGAAAACATGAAGAAGGTAAACAAGGAAGTTGTTTGCAATATTGGTTTACGTTCAGAATGCTTATTGTTCGCTTTAGTGAACACTTTAAATAATGACAGAGAAAATAAGTCTGGAGTAGCAGAATATCACGGACAACAGTGTATCATCGGCAGTTACGATTTTACACCTCTTGTGATGGCTCACCCTACAACCTATAATTTAGGTAAAGACGGGAAACAGCGTACCGTAAAGAACTCTTATAAGATTATAGACAACCCAGATAGTGAACGTCATAAGATTATATTGGCTAGAGTTTTTGCATACTTAAACGGTGTTTCAACGCAACGTGTAGGTTCAACTGATATTTACAGCAACCGTCAGGAATTGATTCATCATTTACTACTTGCTTCAACTTCGCAAGAAACAAGAGATGAGTTTTATAATCGTTATTCAGATGTAGCAGTTCCTCGCAGATATGGCATGAAGCATGAGGCTTTATTCAGAGAAATCAATAATTACTCTAACATTTTATTATCATTGGTACACCATCACTTTAACAAGATTAAGGAAGGTGTACAGGCGGAGCATGCTTATATTACAGGCAACACACTAACAATGAACCGTAACAAATGTGAAGAGGCAGTTGCTCGTATTAAGAGATTATTGGCTCTACTAAACGCAAGACGTGAGGTTGTAGTAAGAAAAGGCGTCGATACTGAATTAATCAACGCAATCAATGCCACAAATCAACAGTCAGTAAAACTTGCTATGACAAGAGGCACGATGGAGCATGAATTAGCAGAGCACAGATTATATGAAGCACTATTACACTTCTCTGGCAGAATGTCTATGCAGGCTCGTTTTGACGAATACGAAAACATTTTAAATCTTATCAACACGAGTGGTGTAGAATTAAGTTTTGATGGTGTATTCAAACTTTGGTTAGGTAACAGCGCTTTCAACAGACAAGCAAAGAAAGAAGAACTTGCATTCATTACTGAATTGAATAACCGCTGGGACCGTCTCCAGGCTTTATTACCAGTAATTCAAAAGACAGATAGTCAAATCAGACGTTTAATCAATAAAGGCAAAGGTGACAAGTCAAGATTACGTGGAACATTCATGTACACATGTTTCTTACGTCATCACTTAGGTTTCTTGGACATGTTACCACCAGATATTGGTTTCCCATTCGCTACGGCTTATAAGTACACAGGAATGGAACTAACGAAGATTGGACAACAGTTGTTACAACACAACAACGACATGGACAAGGTTGCAGAATTAACTTACCCAACGTACAACCCACAGACAGGCGAAAGAGGCTATGCACGTGGTCAGTTTACAGACCGTGGCTACATGATGGAACTTGCAAGATATTATCGTTTAAGTGGTAGATACAGAAGTGATGAAACAGTCATGTACTTAGCGAAACAATTGGCAATATTCTTATGCAAGAACGACCATCGTTTCAAAGATAACAACGATATTGAAATCAGAAGAGAACTAATAGACTATCTCAAAGAAGACACAATGAGATATCTAAACGCCCTTAACAGCGGTTATCTTGAAGCATATAACGAAGAAGAGAACAATGTAGTTGTCTTTGAGGACAGTCATGACGATATTGTAACAACAGATGGAAACATAGAGGAAATTGATGAAGATACTATCAATGCAATCTTAGGAGAAGCAGAAGAAGATGTATATGATATGATTTCGGAAAAAGACCTGTGGTCCTGACGATACCCTCACTGGGTTTAAAAGGTAAAAAATAATCAAAACTTTAGGTAAACTTTAGGAAAAGAACATAAAAAATAACTCACTGGATTCAATTTCTAGTGAGTTTTTATTTTTATTTTAGTGCTGGGACATCCTTAGTGTCGTTATTATATTGTGGCCTGTGTTGTCCCCAGCCTTACCCCAAACTTAAACTAAGAATAGATTCCTTTAATACTTTTACTTTTAGAATAGATTCACTTATAATCATAGGACTACACTCTCTTTCTTTTCAAAACTATTAACTTCGGTTTAAACTGTTCTTAGGTTGAACTTAAGGTAACTACTGAACTCATCCTTAAACTAAAGACTAAACCAATTTTATGGTGATGTTTTTAACTTTAGACAGAACCAACTGTTCTGAACTTATCTTTAGCCTTAGGAATAGTTTTAGATTGAACTTACAGTAAAACGTTCTCTTTAGACTGAACGTATCCTTAAACTTAGGCATAGTCTTATTCTAAACTCAACCTCATGGTTGATGTTTTTAACTTTAGACTGAACGAATTGTACTCTCTTATTTATGGTTTAAACTTAACCTTAGATTAAACTTAAGGATATTACTGAACCATTCCTATTCTTTAGAACTAAGATTTTCTGAACCAATAGATTCTGGATTATTCTTAGTCCTAGTCTTAGACTAAACTTCATCTTACAGTAAATATATCAGAAAAACGTTTCCTTTAGACCGAACTTAGTCTTAGACTAAACTTAAGGATACTACTGAATTGTTCCTAATCTTTAGGACTAAACCAATCCTTAGTCGTAGATTCTCTTTAGACTGAACCAATTGTTCTGAACTTAACCCATGTCCTAGAACTTTTAAATTCTGAACTAGCCCTTTTAACTAAATCAGAGTAATTTCCTGAACCAATAGATTCTGAATAAAGCCTCAACTTAGCCTTAGCCTTAGACTGAACTTAATCATCTTCTTTCGAGAATAAAACCATTTCTAAACGCTTAGAATCATAGAGTTGAACCAAGTATATTCGTTCTAAACCAGAGTCTTAAACCAAGATAGAGTCCTTAGTCTTTGTCTTTTTAATCATAGAATAGGTCCAGGTCCGATGGCGGCGGCAAAATTTTGCGGGCCGGTCACTATTTTGAACTTAAACCAGTTCTATTCAAAAACTTCACCTTGATGAGTCAAACCGAAGTCATTAGATTTAGCGTGACGACTTTTGACCTTGGCCCCTTATGATTTTAGGCTAAGATTTTGTGCGGTTCACTACGACAACGGTATATAGGCATTCCAGAGGGTGTTTTAATTTAAATGAGTGTTCTATCGTTCTAGTGGGGTTCTAGGCGTTGGCTACGTTGGAATAGGTCTTGGTTTTGATTTTACGTTATGGTGTTGGGCTTACTTCTGCGTTTAGGTCTATTTTCAGATTATGATATAATAAAGGAGTAGAGAGGTTTTAGTATGATTTTAATTTTAACAGAGAAGCCATCGCAAGCAAGGAACTATGCATCTGCTATGGGTGGTGTTGTTGATAAGAAGTTTAAGTTTAAAGGTAAAGATTTTATTATCGTCAATGCAAGAGGTCATCTGTACCAGTGGGCAGACATTGTGGATATTGCAGGAAAAGACTATGAGAAATGGAAATTGAATGCTTTACCTTGGAATTACAGCGATTTTAAGTGGAAGAGAACTGTGGCGTCAGACTGTAGAGATGTAATTAAGAATATTAAGGAGAAGGCGAAGTTGTGTTCTGAAATCTGGATTGCAACTGACAATGATGAATCCGGGGAAGGCGATTTACTAGCAGGTGAAGTAATTCTTGAGAATAAATTAGACAAGGGTAAGGTTCTACGAAGATTATTTCATGTATCTGAAAGTTCTGGTGATATTTTAAAGGCTTTAGAGAGTCCTGTTAAGATTGAGTCGTTAGAATCATGGGCTCCTTATCAGAAAGCGCTATTCAGAAGTAAATGGGACTACTTGTCTATGCAAGCAACAAGAGTTTTGACTTTAAATAGTCCGATTAAGGCTGTGTTGGCGACTGGTAGATTAAAGGGTGCTATGGTGTCGCTAGTTGGCGCACAGGAATCGCTTGTATTAAATCATAAGGTTGTGTATTTCTTTCAGAATCGGTTTAGAGATGAGAACGGTAATATGTATGTGAGTGCAACGGAACCTAAAGTCGATTCTGAGGATAAGGTTGAGAATAAATATAAGGCTTCTCCTGTAAAATGCATTAAGAAAGAGATGAAGAGAAGTGGCCCACCGAAGTTGCTTGATTTAGCGTCTTTATCTGCTGTATTGGCTGGTAGAGGATATAAACCTGCGAATGTATTGTCAACGTATCAGAAGATGTATGAAGCGTCTATTGTAAGTTACCCACGTACTGACGACAAAACAATTACATCTGAACAGTTTAAAGAGTTGGTTTCTTTATCTAATCGTATTGCTAAGGTTATTGGTGTTGATGTATCGTTGTTGACTCATACTAAGGCAAGGGCTTCTCATGTTAAGGAAGAAGGTTCTCATGGTGCGAACAGACCTGGTAGTAATGTTCCTAGTTCTATTGGCGTGATTGAGAAGGCTTACGGTAAATTAGGTGTTGAGATTTATACGCTATTAGCGAAATCTGCTCTTGCATTATTGGCAGAGGACTATGAGTATGAACAACAGACTGGTGAGGTTGTGAAATATCCATCTTTTATTGCGAAAGTGAATGTTCCTAAGAAGTTAGGGTGGAAAGCAGTATACGGTCAAGACTTAGACGATGAGGAAGATACTTCTAAGGGCATTGGTACTAAGGCTGTACCGTTCGTGTTTAAAGGTGAGCCTCCTAAACCAAGTAAACCAACGATGAAGTGGTTGATGAAACAGTTAGAGAAGTATAACGTTGGTACTGGTGCAACAAGAACAAGCACATTATCTCAAATTACAAGTGAAAAGGCTAAGTATCCGTTGATGACGAATAGTCGAGGTGTGTTGGCTTTGACGAAATATGGCTCGATTGAGTGTCAGTTGCTACAAGGTACATTATTCGGTGGTGTCAAGTTGACAGAACATATCATGGAAATTATGAAGAAGATTGGCGATGGTGATTTTTCGTTGATTGACAAACATTTAAACGAAATGCGCTCTATCATTCTAAAAGAGATACCGATTGTTGCTCAAAATAAGAGTAATGTAAAGGTTGAAAATTCTACTTCTGAATATACTCCGAAACAAGAAGGTGTTACAGCAACTGGCGAGAATGTAAAATTTAAAGATGAGTGGAATGGTCATAAATTTACACCTGACGAGTTAGAGTCATTACTAAAAGGTGAAACGATTGTAATGAAAGGCTTTAAAGGTAAAAAGGGGCCATATTCTGTTAAGGGGAAATTCGAGTGGCAAGAGTTTAAAGGACATAAGTTTTACGGCTTTAAATTGCTAGAATTTTTGAATTAAGCGTTTTTTAAGAAAAATTTTAAGTTTAAAATTAAGCCGAGAACGGTTTTTAGGAAGAATCCGTGTGACTTTTTTAGGTTAAAAATAGGTGAAAATGAAGAGGATGATATACTATACCTAATCAACCTAAATTGACGTTTAAAACCGATTTGGCCACGATTTGTGTATCAGTGAGAAAGTTTAAAAAGCATAGTCTTTGGTGACGACGGTAATAGGTGATTCCAGAGTAAGGAATATCTTAATGAAAGAAATATTGTTGAAGTTTGTGAAACGTCTGGAAATCAACATGCCGAGCCGGTGAGTAAGAAACTGATATAAAGCCTAAAAGAAAGGATAAAAGTATGTTTATAATCTATAGTTTCGTAGGCAGTTTCTTGGCTTTAGTTGTTTATAATCTTTTCGGTGGCAAGCAGTTTGTTGAAAAGAAAATAAAAGAATCTCAAGAATCTGTTGACAAGAAATAAAAAAGTTGTATAATATAATATGCAAGGGCAAGAAGTCTTTGTGAGAGCATAGAACCACCTCCAGTTCTAGCAAAAGGGTTGAAGGCTTCCCTATCGAAAGATAAAAGCCTTCTCACATAGCGGGGTAAATCAGTGTTCAGATGGCTAGGTTCATACCCTAGAGGTCGTTGGTTAGAATCCAACCCCCGCCCCCATGTGGTTGTAATAGTTAGATATTCGAACCTTCCCCCCTTTCGTTCGAGTGTTCCAAGTGCAAGTCTTGGCAACCACACATATATGGCTTTGTATGTTGTGCCAATAAAAACAACATGCGCTTCTAAGCGTACAGCAAACATAAAAACTTTTCAATTGGTAGAAAAAACAAAAAGGCTTAGAGTTTTCTTATCGTACAGCAAAATATTAAAAATTTCTATTGGTCAGAAAAAGAAGAAAAGAGGTAAGAGTTATTTATGAATTTTACAAATTTATTAGAAAACGAGTTAAATTATACAGAAACAGAGAACGGTGCGATTGCACTACGTTCAACTAAGAGTGGGTTATTAGATGCTTTTAGCACATTAGCAACTTTCCGTGAAACAGATGAAGATACAATCATCAAGACTTTTAATCTTGCTTATGCAGATGATAAAGAATTGGCGATGAAGTTATTATTTTATGTTCGTGATATCCGTGGTGGACAGGGTGAACGTAGAGTTTTCCGTGTTATTATGAATTATCTTGCAAAGAATAAACCAGAAGTAGTTATCAAGAACTTAGATAACTTTGCTTTCTATGGTCGTTATGATGACTTGTTATGTTTATTAGATACACCAGTTGAACGTGAAGTTCTTGATTTAATCAAGGAAACACTAAAGGCAGATGTTAAGTCTGTTAATAACGGTGGGGCACCAAGCCTTTTGGCTAAGTGGTTACCATCTATTAATGGTGTTAAGAATACACGTAAGGTAGCATTAAAGATTGTAAATGGTCTTAATATGTCTGAACGTGAATATCGTAAGACATTATCTAAGTTACGTAGAGCATTAGACTTAGTTGAAATCAAGATTGCAGAAAATCGTTATGAGGACATTGATTTCTCTAAGTTACCATCTAAGGCACAGATGGTTTACCGTGAATTATTCATGCGTAAGGCAGAGGAACGCTATACAGCATACCTAAAGGAATTAATGCTTGGTAAGGCAAAGATTAACGCTGGTACACTAATTCCTGTTGATATTGTTTCTAAGATTATGAATAGTAATGTTTCTCTTGCAAATAGATATTTATATGAGGCAATGTGGCAGAACTTACCTAACTGGTTTGAAGGTCGCAACGAAACTGGAATCTGTGTAGTCGATGTGTCTGGTTCTATGTGTGGTGTTCCTATGGAAGTTGCTATTTCACTTGGTTTATATTGTGCTGATAAGTGTAATGGACCATTTAAGAATAGATTTATCACATTCTCTAGTAGACCTGAACTTGTAAAGGTTCAAGGTGAAGATATCGTTGATAAGATTCACAATATGCAACGTGCAGACTGGGGTATGAATACAGACTTCAATAAGGTACTAGGACTAATCTTAGATACTGCTATTAAGAATAACTGTTCTCAATCAGATATTCCTAATAAGTTATATGTTATCTCTGATATGCAATTTGATTATGCTAGTGGTCGTGATACTTTACATCGTGATTGGGTAGAGAAGTTTGCAGAACATGGTTACGAAATGCCTGCTATCGTGTATTGGAATGTGCGTACAAGCAATTGTGGAATGTTCCAAGAGGACAAAAACGGTACTAACGTTGCTGTGGTAGGTGGCTACTCTCCAGTCCTCTTCAAGAATGTGATTGATGGAACACAGTACGAGGAAACAGTTAATGAAAAGGGTGAAGTTGTTAAGAAACAAAAAATCGACCCTGTGACTGTGATGTTAACAACACTCCAGAACGAAAGATACGACAGAGTGACGGTATAAAAAATAATGGTTCAGTGGGTACCGTTTAAACCCACTAAAAACTGATATAAAAGACATCAACAACAGCAAATAGGCAGTTGAAGATATAAGATAGGCTACAGCAAACATAAACTTACTTTTAAAGACAAGGTGAATAAGTGGAGTTTAAGGGCTAGACACCCTGCCAACTCGCATTAGGCAGTCATTCCCGTTAGTAATGACACAGAGATAACTGGTTCAAATCGCCTATCTGCTTTTGTAAATTTTTATCAAAATAATATAATCTCAGGAACGGGCGGTGCTTTAGGACACATCGCCTTTTCCACTATTACAAAGAACGATTTTTAGAAAAAAATCGAGATATAAACTATAGCCGAAACGCAAAATTAGGAAGAATCCGTGTGACTTTTTTAGGTATGGAAAGGTCAAAAATGAAGAGGATGATGGACCATACCTAATCAACCTAAAATAGCCGTAAAAACCGTTCTTCTGACAAATTTGCGTATCGGTAAAAATTAATGAAAGGAGCAAATATGTTCGTTAAATTTAAATTAAAAAACAGAGTTCTAATAGACGGCAAAGAAGGTTCAGGTAAGACTTGGTTTTGCAGAGAATTTATAGATAACTTTTTAAACAAAGGATGGAATGTGTCTCTACTTGCTTATGCCGATTACCATGAAGGTGATGTTGTAGAGTTTGGTGAAAAATACGAAGGCAAAGCAGATTTGGTTGTTGCTTTAAGTGACGATAAGAAAGAAAATATTTTGGATATTCTGCTAAGTGAGCAAAAACAACGTCTTGACATTTTGAATAAGAGAGGTGTCATGCAAGAACCACTTCAAATTGCAGTATTTGATGAGTGCGGATATTTTGAAGGTGAGCAACGAGAGAAACTTATTAAGATTCTTCAAAATGCAGATATATGTAATCAAATTATTCTTATGACATATCAGCATAAACCACCTATGACCGAGGCTGGCAAATATTTTAATACAAAGATTCATGTTGACTATCTCACTCACAAACCATCGTCTGTAACGATTGACGAGTAATTAAAAATATTTGTGAGTCTATACAATAGTTAGAGGTTAATAAAAAGGGGTATATGTATATGCAAAACTATAAAGATATTCTTGTTTATAAGACCTATAGAATAAACCTAGACAACAAGTTGGAAGCGTATAATATCTTTGATAATACAAAAACATATATGCGTGCATGTAAGGCCATAGACGAGTATTTAAAGACAAAAGACAGGGACAAGTTAAAAACAGATATTGACAGCGCTGTTAAGAGTGAGCAGTACGCACGCTTTGAGTATGAGAGTATAGTTACAGACCTTATAGGAAATAAGCAGTTTAAGATTGATACATATCAACAGTTTGCAGTCAATTTAGACATGTTTGTTGATTGTCTAGTGGGAGTATTAGATGACAGATAGAATTATAGAAGCGAAAATTAGTTTAAAGACGATTGTTAATATCTTATCATGTTTTGGTTTTCATATTGAGGAAACAACTCAAGGTGAGAAAAGGTCATGTATGCTACTAGTTAAAGACGAGTTTAGCGTGTTTGTTGAAAAAGGCAAAGTATATTTAAAGGTTGACTGTTTTGTAATGTTAAAAGGTAAGCGATTAACCTATAGTAGCGTTTATGTTCGATTGGTTGACAAGGAATCAACGATTAGAAATAGATTGAACATGGTCACAGGCAACTTACTCGCATTCGGTGAGTTTTCGGAGTACGAGATTAATGTAGAATAAGGAGAAGAATACTTTTCTTTATGACAGCGGCCAACAGGCTTTTCAGAAACGGTTTAATTTCAGATGATAACACACTCATTAAAACTGTAAATACGTCAGGAAACACCTAACACTGTTATCACAAAGCGTTTTAGGCAGTTTGAAAGAAGGGAAAAACTAAAAATGGAAAAATCGGTGTTAAGATATGCATTAGATAATTTAATTCAAGGAACAAGTTTGGTTAACCAGCATTCAGATTTCACAGAATATACAAGAGAAGATATTGTATCTATCGTAAACTATTTATTGAACGATGGACATACACTTGAAAACAATTTCAAAAAGAGATTAGTTCATATTATAGAGACAATTTACAATCAGGAATTTAAGGTAGAAAATATGCCAGACGTGAAGTGGTTCCTAGTTGACAGAAAAATCTACACACGGTTCTGTTTTAACAACATCCACATGGAGTATGCTATTCCAACACAAATGTTAAATATGACAGACGAGCAACTTGTAGAAAACAAGAAATTAGTGGAACGATATAGATAATTAGTGTTGACAAGTTGAATACACTATGTTAATATAACAGATGTAATCACATTATAGTTGAATTGTAGGAAGGCAATGCACAACCCATTCGAGGGTTGGTCAAGATATTGACTGCGTGGGTTCGACTCCCACCAACACTTCTAATGTTAAGGAAATTACTTAATGAGAAGAACACTAGTCCTAGGAAAACAGTGGAAATTAAGTTGGGCAAGGAACTCAACCTCTTAGATGGTGATTACATAATATGGTCTTATAGTTCATAATGGTAATGGGCACACCTTATAAGTGTGAGTGTGGTTGGTTCGATTCCACCTAAGACCACTTGTCATGAGTACTGACATTAAACAAACTTCGGGGCACCGCGACCGTGGTAATTTATACCAAAAAATATGCTTTAAATAAGCAAAGCGGATTTAAATGGAGAGTCCATGCCTTAGTTGGAAGTTGATTAAATGTAGAGGACCATGCTATAGTTGGACAAACTTAAGATAAATCAATACCAGCGGAGATTCTTAAGTGAGACCGGAGTCACAATTCAGCGGGTTGTAAGAGGATAGAATTGTTGCTGGGTGATACATAGAAACGATTTAAATTGTTAACGTCTGTGTATTAGTAGTTTGTTGGTTTTTCTCCGGCTTTTATGTCGGAATATTTGGATCGGTATAAATTTTTGAAAACCAAAAGAACAATTAAATTTCAAGGGTCTGTGCGAATACCCAAACAGGATGAATGCGAGAACGCACAGCACGTAATTCCGACATTTTGTAGTAGAATATGACAACCACAGAAGGTTGGGGCATTCTTGTTATATTCTATGAACAGTGTGGTTGTGTGAACAAATCACGTATTATCGGTGGAATACCGAAGTTGTTGGATGGCTAAGCAAATAAGCCTTGGTTACAGTGACTAAAAATAAGCGTTATGAAAAATCTCTGCAGGATGAAGTAGTAATTGTGAAAACCAACAAGTGTGTAAGGTAACCTAAAACGCATGCCTGGGGTTGTGCATGTATAAATAAGACAACTCTTCCGTGTCTAGTTATAGGAAAATCAGTGAGTTCGAGTCTCACGACTGGGCGCCTTAAGGGTCTGTGCGAATACCCAAATTAAGTTGAATGTCAGAACGCATAACATGTAGGACCTTATTTTGTATCGGTAACACAGTAAAACACGATGGTGTGACATTCCTGCTGTGATTCAATGGAGCAATAAGGCATTGAAAATAAGACTTGTATTAGTGGTGGAAAACCACAGTCGTTGGCAGATTATGGTTGCGAAACCTTGGCTGTGCGTAAAATCAAAGTCCAACGAGTGAGCAGACAGCCAAAAAGAAGGCACGAAGGTTGGGCGTGCATAAATAAAGTCCAACACATGTTTGGATATAGGCAAATCAGCAGGTCCGAGTCCTGCATCTGAACACCAAATTTAACACACTTTGAGTGTATATGTTATGATAATCGCGTAGAGGAGAACTTTCACTATGAATACTAATGCAACAAAGGATGAGATACTTAAATTATCTCGTAAAATGCAAAAGATTGCCTCTGACATGAGAAAAGATGAATTTCTTGAAGGATTCCTTAGACAACTAGGCTTTGAACATGATTGGGGCTGCTGGAGATTTAGTGGAGAGAAAAATTCACTATTTCTAGTAGTTATAAATAATCGTGTTGAGATTGGTTTATGCACCGGGAATAAAGAAAGATTTACGTATAGTGGCGTTTTTAAATTTCTTGCAGGTGTCTTGTATTCTAGTACTATTACTGATGACAATATCGAAACAATTAAAGAAGATATTAAAAATATTGTTGATAACTTTAAGAAAAACGAAACACCCGACTATGTAATTAACCGTTTCTCTGTTTTAGATGATTTTGAACTAGTGGTAACACTTACTAATAAGAATGTTGACCTACTTGAATGTTTAAAAACGGTAAAACCATTAACAACTGATAGACAATTTATCTTATTCGATACTGCCATATACGGTGGATTTTGTGGGCATAGATTTCTCATGAAAGGTATTATAGATGGAGAGATAGTTGACGAAATCTACCCAATGCCTGAAGGACACGTTAGTTGCTTGCAATATGAGGAAACCGATGGATATAAAACCATTTACGGTGACTATGACTTAAAAAAGCAATTAAACTTGTTACTGAAGAAATTAGCAGATAATAACTTCTTTCAATGTAGTACAGAAAATTTAGATAATATTCTGTCAAATATTGACTCTAATGATGTAGAGTTTAAGCATCCGGAGTATTCTGTAACTGAATTTTAGAAATTTTTTCAAAAAACTATTTACAATCTCTCTTATCTGTGTTAAGATAATCTCGTAAACAAGTAAGAGAGGTGTAATATGAAAGTGTTAGTTACTAGACATGAAGCATTGATTGAATATTTCTCAAACATGGGAACTACTTTCGATAAAGTGATTACTCATGCTACAGTAGAGGACGTAACAGGCAACGATGTCTACGGAGTATTACCACTTCACTTAGCATCTCTTGCAAATACAGTTACGACTGTTGACATGGATTTACCTGCAGAAATGCGAGGTAAAGAGTTATCTTTGAGCGATATTGAAACGTACTTTACAGGTATGTCAACGTATCAAGTTAAAAAGATTTAAAAAATTTTTTAAAAAAGTATTGACATGATTTAGTAATCGTGTTAATATATGTGTAGTTAAAAGAGAAATAACACGAAACATCCTGGTGGTGTTTCAATAGAGAATACCTACGTACAATGTTCCCACAAAGGAGTAGTTGTTCTCTACTGAAATATCATCATTGAAACTGGTGATATTTTCCATAAATGGTTCGAAACATTTTAAAAATAAGATTAGGAGTAATTAACCTAGTCCCCCTGTATTGAGTAATGGTTTCAATGCAGATATATAAGAACTCGATTAGACGCAGGCGCCGGTTCGATGCCGGCTATGGACACAGATGAGCCATATAGTTTAGTTGGTAGAACGCAGACAGGAGAGTTTAATATATATGTTGGCACGGGATGTGTAATTAGTTAGTTCAACTCTAACTGCCAGCAAAAAATAAAAAACACAAAAAATTGATATAAATTATGTACAATGAGTAAAAATTGTTGTATAATAATAAATGTAAGTGGTTCGGTTGCGAGATAGGATAAAAGATTAACTTAGGTTTCTATGCCTTTCCTGGACAAATGCAAATACTAGAAAAAGAAACCGCCTTTGAGTTACAGGCGATGTATCTTACCATTGAATATTGTCGGTGTCGTATAATGGCTATTATTACTGCCTTCCAAGCAGAAGATGGGCGTTCGATTCGCCTCACCGGCTCCATGTGGGTATTGCATAATGGTAGTGTTCGTGCTTTGGGAGCATGAGGCGAGTGTTCGATTCACTCTACCCGCACTAAAAACTGATATAACAAGAGTACAAAGAAAGAAAAGGAGAAAACGCTATGTTGTCAATTTCAATTAAATTTGAACAAATGAATAGAACATATAAAAACGATAGTCTCGTAGCGTTTTGGTGTACAGCAGAAGGACCGTCTTATATTAAGAGTTGATGTAGGTCAACGTAAATTAAATATTTAATCTTAATATAGGACAATTCTTGAACGTATATTATACATAAAAAGAGTTGTCCTTTTATTTATACTTATGGGGAATGGGTCTGCATGGGGTGGACGCCTGACTTGCAATCAGGATATCAGATGGGTTCGATTCCCATATTCTCCACTTAAAATACCCTTGTAGCATAACGGAGAGTGCATGGGTCCTCTAAACCCGCGGTTCCAGTTCGATTCTGGACAAGGGTGCTAAAAATAAGTGAGTTTGAAATCTCACAGACAAAATTCAAATTTGGTTACGTAGGGCAGTGGTTTAGTCCCATCTCCTTGTCACGGAGAAACACGTGGGTTCGATTCCCATCGTAACCGCCATTTGCCGGTTTAGCAAAGTTGGTAATGCGCCATACTTGTAATATGGAGATTGCACAGGTTCGAGTCCTGTAATCGGCACTTAAGTTAAAGAGTTCTTATTAAAAACTCTAAAATTTGGGGTGGTGGCACAATTGGTACTGCACCGGACTGTAAATTCGGTGTCTCTGACATTGTAGGTTCGAGTCCTGCCCACCCCACCATATGCTCTCATCGAATAACGGTTCGTTCGCCACTCTTTCAAAGTGGAAATACCAGTTCAACTCTGGTTGGGAGTACCATAGATTGCTAGGTAATTCAACGTCAGAAATTAGGCCAGGTATAAGCCTATATATGTAAGTTCAAATCTTACCCTAGCGACCATATTGCCCACATACTCAAGTGGCTGAAGAGACTGGCTTTGAACACCAGGAGAACTGAAAGGTTGCGTAGGTTCGAATCCTACTGTGGGCGCTTTTATTGAAATAGAAAGGAGATGTGCTTCTTAATGGGTCACCCAGTATCGTTAGAAACAAGAAAGAAAATAAGCGAAACTGCTAAAAGAAATAAAAAGTCTGGTGGATATAGATATGGGTCCGGAAGAGGTAAGCAAGGTTGGTATCATGAATATTGGTGTGATTCTACGTATGAATTAGCGTTTGTAATATATTGTATTGACCATGAAATCAAATTTTCAAGAAACACCATTAAATATCCATACAAGAAAGATGGTGAGATACATTATTATTCACCAGACTTCAAGATGGAGAATGGAGACTTAGTGGAAATCAAAGGATATTTAACACTAGATACTTTGTTAAAAATATCTGCCGTAAAGGATAGAAAAATAAAAGTTTTGTTTTATGAAGATATAAAATATATGTTTGATTATGTTTCTGAAAAATATAACGTATACAGAGATAGTCTGTTTATGTTATATACAAAGCCATTAAAGGTATACAAAGAAAAGAAAAAATCTAAACCTATATTAAAGAAAAAACCAAAAGCACGAAAACACAGAAACGCAAAGAAGAAAAAGAAATATTATTTTGCTTCAGAATGTGCCTGGTGTAGTAAACCTTTTATCTCTAAGTATAAACATAGATGTTGTAGTAGTTCTTGTATGAATAAACTAAAGCAGATTGATACAAATAGAGAGTTGCAAATTTTAAATTTAATAACTAGTTCAGGTATTGATTTGATGAAATATGGTTACATTTCTAAACTATGTAAATTATATCCAGATACATTAACAAAACGAATTGTTTTACATCTTTTAAGAAAATACAACGTCAAACATTTTGAACGTGCCGGTAGCATTCCAACACGTATCAAAGTTTAGGTCGGCTAACCACCGGCGCGGGAGTCCGAATCTTCCTGTGGGCGCCATATGCTTTTGTAACTCAATGGTAGAGTAATGGCCTTTTAAGCCATGAGTTGCTGGTTCGAGCCCAGTCAAAAGCACTTTATATGCGAGTGTAATTTAATGGTAAAATAATCTGCTGATAACGGATAGTTCTAAGTTCGATTCTTGGCATTCGCACTAAGTTAGAGAGTTCTTTAAAAACTCTAAATACCCTAGTAGTTCAGCGGGAGAATACTAGTCTTACAAACTAGATGTCAGTGGTTCAACTCCACTCTAGGGTACCATGCCTCTGTAACTCAAATGGCAGAGTAGCACACTCTTAATGTGATGGTTGCATGTTCAATTCATGTCAGAGGCACTATGAGTTTGAAATCTCTTTAAAAATTCACTTATATTGGGAGCATAGTACAAAGGTAGTACAGCCGGCTGTTAACCGGTCAATGAAGATTCGATTTCTTCTGTTCCCGCCATACTCCTGTAACTCAATAGAAGAGTAGCGGTCTCTTAAACCGAAGGTTGCTAGTGCAAGTCTAGTCAGGAGTACCTTTAAATCGCTAGATATTTCAATCGGTAGAAGGCATGTTTCATAAACATGTATGTGTGAGTTCAAATCTCGCTCTAGCGACCATTTAAATCAAAAAGGAAATTATCTATGATTGTGAAATTAAAAGAGTTCGGAGAAAGTTTAGGAAGTAGAGTTCTAGGAAAAGAAGTAAGTAATATGATTGGCTTTGAAAAAGAAGATGAAATCATATTAGATTTTGATGAAGTTAAGATGATAACAAGTTCTTTTGCAGATGAAGTAATCGGCAAGAATTGTGCCAAGTTAGGTTTACATAACTTCTTTAAGAAAGTGCAGATTATAAACACTTCCGAACAGATTAAACTTATCCTAAAGAAAGCAATCATAGACAGATTGGTAGAAAAACATGAAATTCAAGAACAGTAGCAAGAAATTCAGTATTGATGATATTGTTAAACATTTTGTAGAAAATCAAGGCAAACTAACTAGTGTTGTAATTGATGTTGAAAGATTAAGTAATAAAGTATTTGTATTGACTATTGAAGGTTGTAATACCAAGTTCTCTAAAACGTTTAACTATCGGTTTATCAAGAAAACAAATAGTAAATTCAAATTTGAAGAATACTTAATAATGGACTTGCTATTAGAATTAAGTGATAAACTGTTCAAGAATGGTATTGATTTATGTGTTTGCTTTCCTGTAACAAATTTCCCTGCTGTATTAAAGCCAAGACCTAGTTTAAATGAATTGCTCTCATCGAATAACGGTCAGTTCGTTATATAGGAAATCTAAAGAATGCTCACATGCTCATAAGTTGTGAGACGAATTTAGGTAAAGGCTATTGACTATATTGAGAAACTGTTGTATAATATTGCAGAAAGGAGAAACACGACATGTCAGAAGAAAAGAACTTAAAAATTAAAGATACTTTATGTGCCACGAAAGCAAGACGTGCCAACATGGATTGTTGTGTTATCTCTGCAAAGATTCAAGAGAATAGATTATCTAAGGCAAAGTTAGAAAAATTAATACATTGTTTCCTAGAGGCTAAATGGTTGTATAATGCAGTTGTAGCAACCGATTCACTATCTCTTGAAGATACTTCACATGTTCAAGTTAAGGTCAAAGACACTTTTGAGGTTAGAGAGATTAAAAATCTCTCCTCTCAGATGAAACAGTCTGTTGTTGATAGTGCTAAGACTAATGTTTGCAACTTGTCTAAGGCTAAAAAGAAAGGTTTAATGGTTGGTAGACTTCAATTCAAGAAAGAATGTAATGAAATTAACCTAAAACAGTTTGGAAAAACTTATGCTATTAGAGGTAAGAATAAGATTAGAGTCCAGAACATTGGTGTTTTAGTTGTAAATGGACTTGAACAAATTAACCTAAATGAAGTTGAGTTCGCCAACGCAAAACTCATTCAAAAACCATCGGGTTTCTACATCAATATAACAGTCTACTTAAAGAAACAACCTCAATCTGATACAGAAAAGGAAGTCCTTGGTTTGGATATGGGTATAAAAGACCAATTGACGTTCTCTAATGGAGTTAAGGTAAACTTTTATCTGGAAGAAAGTGAACAACTTAAAGGGCTGATGAGAAAACTGTCTCGTCAGGTTAAGGGTTCTAACCAGTACAAGCAAACCTTAAACCGAATTGAGAAAATTTATGAACATTACAACAACAAGAAAAAAGATGTAGTGAATAAGTTGAATCACATTCTAAAACAGAACTACATCATCTGTTTCCAGGACGAATTATTAAATCAGTGGAAACAAAAGAAATCTAAACATAGATTTAGTTTCGGAAGAAAAGTCCAACATGGAATCCTAGGAAGAGTTAAGGACAAACTAAAGAAGAACGACTCTAATGTTATGTTAGAAAGTTCAGTCCCAACAACTCAAACTTGTCTTGTGTGTGGATGTTTAACGAAACATAGTTTAGATAAAAGAGTGTACCACTGTAATCATTGTGGTTTTAAGAACGCGGATAGAGATGTTCACTCTGCGAATATGATGGTACTATTGAGCGGGTATGGAACGTATCGCTCGTTAAACACGGATGCTGTTAGCATCGAGAGGATGGTTGGTTTCTTAGACAATCTATCTGAACTTGGTGTGGTAGTTACTACCAACAGTATGCAAGCCGACTGTCTTTAGGCAGTGGGTAGTTCATCCTCTCAAGGTAAAAATGTAAGTTCGATTCCCGTTGGGAGTACTTAAAATTGTCCTGTGGTGCAAAGGTAGCACGTGTGGTTCTGACCCACAAAATAGATGTTCAAGTCATTTCAGGACAGCCTATGCCTGTGTGGTGCAATTGGCAGACACAACTGACTCAAAATCAGTTTAAATTGAGAGTTCGATTCTCTCCACAGGTACCATATTATTGTCTGGTGATGAAATTGGTAGACATATACGACTTTGACTCGTAACATTGTGAGTTCGACTCTCACCCAGACAGCCATGCCTCTATGATGAAATTGGTAGTACATACGGGACTTAAAATCCCGTGCCTGAAAAGGCGTGTTGGTTCGAGTCCGACTAGAGGCACTTGAGTTTGAAATCTCATATAAAATTCATTATGAACTTCTAAAACTCTATTTTCTGAACATGGCAAGGAGTTTGCTAGGTTAATAGTGATAACATAGGAAGTTTGACTTGGTGGTCTTTGTATAGTGGTAATACGTCAGATTGTGGCTCTGAAATCACCAGTTCAACTCTGGTAGACTACCCCTTATGCCCTTGTGAATGGAATTGGCAGACATGTCGGTCTTAGAAATCGATGCCTCACGGCGTGTGAGTTCGAGTCTCACCAAGGGCACCATATTTCCTCTTCGTATAATGGATAGTATATTGGTCTACGAAACCAAGGATAAGAGTTCGACTCTCTTAGAGGAAGCCTAATAAAAAATAGAAAGGAATTGTCTATGAATGCAAAAGATTTTGAAGTAACAAAAGATTTAAAATTAAATAGTATCACTCATGGTAAAGTGAGTTTGGAAGAAGCGGTCAAGTACATTGTAGACTACCTTTCAGTAGATAAGAAAGCAAAATACGAGATTGCGATTGGAACAGACTCAATGACAAGAAGTCAGACAAAATTTGCTCTTGCAATTGTAGTTCACAGAAATACAAATGGAGCAATTTTCTTCTCTCGTACTTTCACTCATTCAAAGTTCAATAAGAACATGTTACATGAAAAGTTGGTAAGAGAAACCTCAATGTCTATTGATACAGCGGTATTTATTGCAGAAGAGTTAAAGAAATATGGTATTGATGTACTAGATAATAATAGCAACATTGATTTCCAAGTTCACATGGATATTGGAACAAAGGGTGCTACTGCTGAATTTATTTCAGAGTTAGAGGGTTGGGTAACCGCTTATAGTTTCAAGTATAAGATTAAACCAGAATCCTATGCATCTTCAACGATTGCAGATAAACTAAGCAAGTGAGTTTTGGGGTATTCTCAATTATTAAAAATCCCTTATATGGCACAGTGGACAAGTGGATAAGTCAGTAGGCCGCAACCCTACGATTCGTGAGTTCGAATCTCACCTGGGCCTCCATTCATTATGGTTCTTGAGCAAGTGCGGTCATTGCGTTGGTCTGAAAAACCAAAGAACATGGTTCAACCCCATGAGGAACCACTTTTATTAAATATCCCTATGGTGTAATGGTAGCACAACAGCCTCCAAAACTGTTTGGTGAGAGTTCAAATCTTTCTAGGGGTGCTTTTTATTTAAAAATCTATTTACAGAATTTCCTCTTTATATTATAATGTATCCATAAACAAAGAGAGGTATTCATTCATGGAAAACATTGAGACAATGGTAGAGCAATTAACAAAAGATTTAGATATTGAATTTGTACAAGATATTGATAATACATTCCATGCTATGAAGCAAATCAATAAATTTAAATTAGGAATTATGTTAAGTCAAGATGACACAAACTATATTAATGTTGATTTATGGTTGGTTGGTAAAACTAATGAGTTCTATTTTAATACGTTTGTACGTTCAAACTATAATGAAGTTCTAGGTAGTATCAATAATGGTGTTAATAACGCAAAGGTACTTGTTAATTCTATTGAAAATTTCACAAGATAGAGAGGTGACTATGACAATTAAAGAATTCCTAAGTGTTTTAGACACTGAAAGTATAGATAGTATAGTTATCATCAAGGACAATGAAATTTTGTGGAGTGACACTGAATTAACGACTATCCCACAAAACTTTCTTGATAACGCAATTAAGTCAGTATCACATCAGCGTAATACAGAATATTACGAGAATTATTATGGTGAGATGTGCGAATGTGGTAGTGAGTTAAGTGTCGTAATTGAAATAGCATAAATAGGAGATTAACCATGTTAGAGAGAAAGACATTAGAAAATGTAGTAAAGGTTTCAAGATTATTTGATAAAAGAATTACTGGTCGTATGTTTTTTGCACGCACCATGGACTCATCACATGATACGATGTTTAATATGATTTCCATTTGTGCTGAAGGCATTTTCTTAGTTCATGATGAATGGGGAGAGTGCCAGACTTGTGTAGAAATTGAAAAAGTTAAATCAATCTATGAGGTAGTAGATATAAGAAATAGAACAGTAGGCAAGAAGTTGTTTAACTTATCATGGTAAATAAAATCATATTCACTGTTTTCAATAATAAATAGTGAATAAAAATGCTGTCATACCCAAGTTGGTTAAGGGGCCTGGTTGCTAACCAGTTAGTTCGTCTAAACGACGGAGCGTAGGTTCGAGTCCTACTGACAGCGCCTAGATTATAAAAGTGAGGTATGTTAAAATATCTCACTTTTTCTATTTACAAATACGATAAACTATGATAATATAATTTTGTAAAAGAAAGAGGCACGCTTATGAAATTCACTGTTAAGACAGAATTAAAGACATTTACATTTACAGAACATGATGTAATTATGTTCAACGGTGCAAGATACATTTTAATCACACAGTCACCAAGACCAGGTTATGGATTTGGAGATGTGAATATTCCTATCAGACTTGCAGAAGAGTGGATTAAGAGTGGGGCATTGGTAGAATGTGGTAAGTACAACAACACAGCATTACCACTATACAAATTCGTAAAGGAAGTAGAATAATTATGAGTAAAAAACAACAATACAATTATGCACAACTACTAAAATTTATAGAAGGTGTAAAACACTTTAATCCATGGATTGCACAGTGTATACTCAATTTTATTAACGAAAACGACAGTATTAAAATAGACCTTGAATATGTATCACCAAACGAGGTTGATATGACTCTTAGTAATGGTAGAGAGTGCAAGGTCAGATGCACTAAGAAAACAGGATGGGTCGAATATCAATCTTAAGTAAACAGTAGTGTTGGAGATAATAATGACAGTAAAAGAACTATTAACAGAAGAAAAAGACTATCTTGAGGTTAAAATCCTAAAAGATGACAAAGAACTATTTTGGAATGAGATTGATGGTTTGTATGATATAGACGAAAAACTCTTAGACATGACAGTATTGTGGTACACTTATGAAACAGAAATTGTACGAGGTCCTGTCATGAGTGCGAGTTACAACATTATAATAATTGAGGCTGAATAACGTATGAAAAAGAAACAAACAGTAAGAGACATTTCAGACAAGTCCTACTTTGATGTATTAGAAATTTCATCAAATGGTCGAGTGTTAGATAGAAGGATGATGGATGGCGAGGCTCAAATTTTCGATGGACTACTTGATTTGAAGGTAAAGAACGTCAAGAGCGAGACTTATCGAGAATATTGTTCTTGGGACGACAATGCAGGATTCCGTTACAAGACAGTGCTAACTATTGAAGTGGAGTATAAGTAGTGTTGGTTAAGAAATATAATGTTAGGAAAGGAGCGGAATTATGGATAATTTAGCACACATAATTGTGTCTGTTGGAAGAACACAAAAATATTTCCGTGAGTATGGTATCAGGCACGGCTGTAAAAATATCGGTTACCTAACAGTTGGTTGTAGAGTCTACACATGCTCACATTGTTCTAGTAAAATTAGCGAGCATGAAATACCAAATGTAAATCACTGCCCGAATTGTGGCGCAAAGTTTGATAAAGTGGTGGTTGACCCATTTGCAGATGGTTGTGTAAGATTACTTGACTATTTAAAGGCTGAACGCTTAGAGGTTCCAAATAAAATTAAGGATAATAAACAGTTGTTGAATAGAGTGATTGTTAAGATTGATAACACCATTGAAGATGTTGAAAACGTTTTAGAGGCATGGAAACGTGAAGAAGAAGATAATAGTTTGTTTTACCAAGTTGAAAAGATTGAACAAATGATTGCAGAAATACAGGATAAACCTATTGACAAGTGTGTTTCACTTGTTGTATGATAATAGTGTAGAGAAAAGAGGTAATACGCATGTCACATTTCACAGTATTAGTTGTAGATACGAAAAACGAGAAATCAGTAGACGAATGGATGGACCCATTCTTTGAAGGTATAGAAAAAGACAGAATAATTGACTGGACAGTTCAAAATGTATTAGATTATTTCAAGAAAGAGAATGTTGATTTCCCATATGAACATGTGGATGAGTCTAATATGATTGAATACTTAGAACGTGCAGAAGAATTGGACTTTGACACTTCCGAGCATGATGATGAAGGCAACCTATACTATTTAGGTAATGAAGATGCTAAATGGGATTGGTACGAAATTGGTGGTAGATGGTCTAATATGTTAAAGAAGTTAGACGGCACCAGATGTGATGAGTGCGAAGTTAAAGACTTAGACTTGTCATTAGATAAAGACATGTACGAAAAAGCAAAACGTTTCTGGGAAGTTGTTGTTGACAAGCAGCCTCTTAAAGACGGTGAATATGCTGATGGTTTCGTTTCGTGGTATAAACCAAGTTACTACAAAGAATTATACGGTGACAAGGAAACGTTTGCAAAAGACAGGGCGTCACTTAGCACATTCGCAATGTTGTTAGATGGCAAATGGTGCGAACAGGGAAAGATGGGTTGGTTTGCAGTATCAGATACGACAAGCGATTCCTTCAAAGAGTACACAAAGTTTTTCAATAAGACGTTAGAAGAGTTGAAGGAAACACATCCACATGCAAAAGTAACGCTTGTGGATTGCCATATCTAAGAATTGTTGTATAATAAATAATGCAATCGGAATGCTGTGGAGTGTACCGATTAAGAAATTTTTGACTGGGTGAGAAATAACATACTCTTACAGATTACTATTTAAAAACTTTTAAAAGAAAATAAATAAAAATAACCCATAGGCAAAGTCAAAATTTTCTAGTGGCTCTGTGATAGGAATAGCCAAACATTTTATAAAATTCCAGTTTTGAACCTATCTATATGGCGCAGTTAAAGTTAGTCATGACTTGTCGAGTACTGGAGAGTGACATTTCATACAACATTAACATAAGTCGCATGAGAACAAAGTCCCGTATTTGTAGGTGGAATACCTTCAAGGTAGATGACGAAAGAACGGTTTAGAGTAATCCAAAGTATAATTCTGAAAAATAACCTGTGGGCAAGAATTGTATAAAACTCTATTTTAGTATTAAGGTATTATGAATGTCCGGTTCCGTAATTCAGTTGGCAGAATATTCCACTTTTAATGGAAAGGTCGACAGTTCGAGTCTGTCCGGAACCACTATTAGAGTAAGGCTAGAGCGAAATCTAGTCTTTTCTTTTTAGACAGCGGCCAGTAGGCTTTCCAGACGTGGTTTAATTTTAGATGATAACACACTCATTAAAACTGTAGAAACGTCAGTAATCGCCTAATACCGTTGTCCTAGAGCGCTTTGGTACATAACGTCACATACAGAGGCGTAAATAGTTATAATTTTCATAAAAATAAGAGAGGCCACACAAACACCTCTCTTTTTAATTATTTTTTCATGCTACAAATTGAGCCGAAAATACGAATTTTATTCGTATTCAAGCGAATGCTTAAAACGATTTCTAGGAAGAATCCGTGTGACTTTTTTAGGTATGGAAAGGTCAAAAATGAAGAGGATGATGGACCATACCTAATCAACCTAAAACAGCCGTTAAAACCGTTCCTCCAGAACGGCGTATGCGTAAGCAATGCGTCAGCACGTGTCAACAAAAACCGATTTGGCCACGCATTTATAAAAACTGATATAAAGGAATGAAGAGAGGTAACAATCATGCCATTAAAGAGGAAAATAGACGTAAAAGAATTGCAGAAGAAGTTACGAGAAACCAGCAGATGGAAGATGTACTACGATAAACTGATTTTGCAGAGTGATATGAAGAACGGTGGGTTTAAAACGCCAGAAGAAGCGAGAAAACATATTGATAAATTGGTTTTAATGAAGTTTGATAGAAAAGACCCTTTTGCAAGTTTTGACGAGTTCTGGGAAAATCAGAAGAGAGGCAAGTAAATTATGCTAATAAGAGTAATAGCATTAATAGTATTCTTTAGTTTCTGGTTCCTTGTCGAACAGTTAGTAAACGCTTTGCAGTCAAGTAATAAAAAGAGACCAGCAAAGATACAGAATAAAGACGCTGTACCAAAAGAAACATTCTTCCAAGAGCAAAAGGCACTCCATAAGTACGCATTCACCAGAGCGTTGTGGAAAGATTTCAAGTTAAATAAAAAACTATACATCATCATGTATATAATTTTTGCACTGACAACACTAATCTTCGGTGACTTTAAAGGTATTATTTTAGCAATCATCTGGAGTATTATTTGGTGTATTGTCCTCAGAATCTTATTAAAACCTCATAGAGATAACGAATTAAATATTATCAATAAATTCTTTCAGTTTAAGAAAAAATATATGGGCTTAATAGACCCAACGAATACAATTAGAAACTATACGTCAGAGTTGCAAATTAAATGGGATGAAAGTAATGAATATCCTGAAAGTGTAACCTGGCTCATATCACCAAGTTTTGAAAAGAAGAATCGTATTCAGTTCATGCAGGCATTAAGCGAGAATTTGGGTAAAGGTAAATTTTTCTACGCAACAGATGAAGACTGGGATGATGATACAAAAGTAACAACAGTTCGTAAAGACTTTGATAATGAGAAATTAAGAGAGTTTGTAGAGAACTGTATGCTACTAAAGGCGAAATGGTTAGGGAAAGTCAATCCTCAAACAGGTACATATACTTATGAATACGAGTTCACAATAGATGGCTACGATAAAGGTGGCTATCCAAATAAATTGACTTTAAAATTACCAATCGGTGTCAGTGCTGATAATGAAATGGCAATGTTGAGTGCGCTCTCTAAAGAATTAGGAGCCGGTAGACAATGGGAGTTAGACCCTGCAAATGGGTGGGACTTCATTAACCACAATCTTCATTTAATACTATTAGACCCATTACCAACAAAAGCACCATGGAGTAACGATTACATCTTTAATGAAAGAATATCACCTTATTATTTCCCACTTGGTTTATCATCTAAAGGTGGTGTAGTTATTCATAATCAAGACACAAATCAAGATGAACGTGTTATCGGTTATGACCCAGTAGGTGACCAGTGGAAACTTATGGGCAAACTTGGTATCAGAGAAACAGATGTTCAACCACCAAGTATGTTAAATGCCCCACAGGTTATCGGTGCTGGTAAAACAGGTGGTGGTAAATCAGTACTACTTAGAAATATTGAAAACGGCTGTTTATTGAGACCAGAGAACTGGCTATTAATGATAGTTGACTTAAAACGTGTAGAAGGTAGCAAGTTCTTAAAATTCGGTGTACCTGTAGGAACAACCTATGAAGATGCGGCCTCTATCTTGACATATGCTCAAAAAATCATGATGGACAGATACGAAGAAATGGTTCAGAAAGACGTTGTAAACTATATGGACATACCTGAATCAGAGCGAACACAGGCAATTATGGTAATTGTCGATGAAGCAGGTGAGTTGTTATCACCTATTAAAGCAGGTAAGGAAGATGAAGTCGGACAAATGAACGCTCAATACCAGGCCCAGTGTACACAAGCGATTGAAAGTATTTACCGTCTAGGGCGTGCCGCAATGGTTCACGTACAGGTATGGAGCCAGCGTATTGCATTAGACCAAGGTATTACGATGGCTATGCGTAATAATGCGAGTGCAAGAATGTGTGCTGGACCTCTTGACCCAACACTATCGACCATGGTGTTCAATGATTCACTAGGTACATTGGTGCCAAGAAGTCCGCGAGGGCGGGTGGCTTGTTCCCTTAACGATGAAGAGTTTATCGTACAAGGGTTCTTCGCCGATGATTATTTCCTTCGTGATTATCTTGAGGGAAAGTACGGCAAAGGTAATATCAACGTTTACAACAACAAATCAATGTTAAAACTAGATGAAGTCGTTCACTCAAAAAGTGATGATGTCATTGAAGAAATGACGGAAGACGAGTACGCAGAGTTATTAAGTCTTGCAAACGAGAAATAAAAAGAAAAGAGTAGGTGTATTAGCCTACTCTCATTTTATTTATCCAATCGTTTGCCTGTTCTTCGTTGAACCAAGCGATATAGTTCAGATTGCTCTTAATTGCTGTTTCTAATTTTAAAACATCTCTAATAGTCCATGTTTCGATTGCTTTTTCATAAAACTTAGATGTTTTTGCTTTATCTTGCCACCTTGCTAACAATTTCACATCGTTCTTGTTGTTTTTATCAAAGAATCTACCACCGTGTGTCCAGTGAGAGTTGCATTCGATATACAAGTCTAAAGAAGGAATATAGAAATCGCACACAAAAGGATAAACGTCAGATTTATATTGAACCTTTAAATCTGGGAACAATTTTCTAAGTTCTGATTCTAGTTTCTGTTCAGGTTTAGATGTATTAAATGTCTTATTCCTTTCTTTTGTCTTACGGACTTTTTCTAATGATTCTAACGAATGTGATTTCGTTTTAATATCATGACGAGCATAGATATTCTTAACTCCATACTTTTTCACGTTCGTATTTTCAATTTTCTCTTTTAGTATAGGAGATGACAGGCCAAGACCACCGTAACGTTCTTCACATGTTTTAGATATTTTTCCTAGTACTTCTTGATTTGCATGGGCACACCGAACCGAGCAAAATTTTAGGTAACCGTTCTTTAAATTATTAAAATTGGTTTTATTTCCACATTCAGGACATAGACCTTCGTATTCTCTCTTGATGAACTTGTCATAATACGATTTCGATTTAATTTTGTGTTTTTGTCTTAAATGGGAAGATAAACCCTTAAAATTGTCAAATTTTCTCTCACAAATCTCACATTTTACCATACGCTTTTAATTATACAAGAATCGAGCAGGGGCAGGCATTTCCAGAGTGTTAACCACACACGATATAGAAACACTTGTCAGAACCGATAAAGCGTCAGGAAACGCCTATTACCGTTCCGGTGTAGCATTTTAGAGTATATATATAGAAGTAACTAAGCATAAAGCAAGATTTTTTGATATATACAACAAGAGAGGTGCATAACATTGAAAAAGAAAATCATTGCATTAAGTGCATTAGCACTAACACAAAGCGTTGGTACTGTAGCGTTGATTCAGAACAGCATTGTACAGACCTACGCCGAGGAAAAGAACAAAGACGTGACAAGTCAAGAGTTCCTAGACTACATCAAGGCATTAAAGCAGAAGTATCCGAATATGAAGTTTGAAGAGAGTACAACTGTTTATAATTCCCTACAAGAAGCACAACAGGCAGAGCAACAACAAAAGCAACAACTAGTACAGTCTATTAGTGAGTATGAGCAGGCTCTGAAACAACAACAGGACACATACAATCAGCAAAATGCAAGTGTTATTGAACAAAACAAACAAATCGCACAAGAAAGACATGCAATTACCCTACGATAAATGCGTTAAAATCGACCAAGAG